CGTTTTGGTTATTTTGAGGAAATGATTCGTTTAATGATCTTATTGATTTTTTACTATTGTCATCAAATACATTTGTATTTGGTTGACTTTCGTACATTTTTTTAATAGTTGCACCAGCAATCATAGGATCGCATCGTATGCTTGTGTCTTGTAATGTAATTTCTTCAGCAATTATATGTTTCGCATATATATTTTCAGATTGTAAATTTTTGTACTTTGCATCACTATGCATACATTAAATTATAATTTATTTGTTTAAATTATGAAACACAAAACAATAATCGTTTTACTATTACTAATAATATTGTTATTGCTGGTAAATAACAGAAGTACCAAAAAAATGCAAAAAATAAAGCATGTTAAGATACCAATAAAACAATATATTCCAGTAAATATATCAACAAGAGGTATTGAAGATTTTAGACAAATTGGTATTCTTAGTGGGAATAACGGTAAAGTGTTACCATTATACGGAAGACGTACATACAATGGTAGTAACAGATGGAATTATTTCACAAAGGCAAATGATCACCTTTCATTGAAAATACCACTTGCAAGAAATGGCAAAGATTGCGACGAGCAAAACGGTTGCGATGAATTATATGATGATGATTTGTTACGTGTACCACAATACAATACTGATTTCAAAATTAAATTGTACGACACAACCCCTCGATATATTCCACATATTTTGACTTAAAGAACTAATGCTGTATAGATCAAAATGTCAATGCTTTCTCGTGATACAATAATGCTAACAAAAGCAGGAACAAAAATACATCTTGGTACATTAATTGATAACTATGGCTCAAAGTTACTCACAAAAATGATTCCAAGTGTTTACATATTTTATCACGAACCTTGCAAACATACTAAAATTAAAACACAAAAAATTAGAAATGCAGGAAGTCGAAATATGTTTAATGGAAGACCATTACATCACATCAGTAAATCGACAGGGTATCTTAAAAATAAATACAAAAAATTTTCAATACAAAAAGCATTGCTTGAAGACTTTGTACATATTATACGTTTCAAACCTACCAGAAAATTTGTAAACTCTGTGTATAAAATACAATATTACATACGTAGAAATTACATATATTTAAACAAAAATGCCATTATTATTCAAAAATACATGAAACGTTTTTTAATTAATACTTGCAAAAATAAAGCATTGATTATGGTAAACGAAGGTATTGATTTTACCAACGATACTATTACAACAGAAAAACTATATGACCCTTGCATAATTGAACCAGATTATATAAATGGTAATTTTGTACTATACAATTTATCAACAGTTCATAAAATGGTAAAAACATATGATTTACCTATTTATTCAATATTTAACGAATTAACACAACAAGATAATATTATTTATAGAACAATCATTGAAAGAGATACTCTAAATAGAGCAATATTCAAAAGTCCGTTTACAAGACGAGAATTCACAATCAATGACGTTATTCCAATAAGAAAGAATTACATTTTTATATTTGGTCAAGCGTTTCAAAATCAAAAGAACTGCGACATACAAGAGTAATACTATATTTTTCTACAATTGAATTTTCATTTGTTTCTTGATTAGTACTTATTTTGATTTGATAATGAATATTTTCTTTATCATAGATATCCAAATAATCAGCGGAACTATTTTTGATCTCGGGAATCCAATTGAAATCAAATTTAGAATCATAAAATCTTCTTTCTGGTCCAGTATACATATTTACAAGATCAGTAACATCTATATTCCCACCTTCTTCAGTAACTAAATTTGCAGTCTTTACCCATGGATATTGAAACGTCTCAGCTACAGGCCAATGAAACTCATTTGATAACGCACAATATACAAACGTCTTATTATTCATATTAAACGTAACTTTCATCATCTCATAATCATCTTTTATATTGTTTAGATCACTCTCGTAATCTAATGAAATAGTTGTACATTCACCATTTAGATCTTTGTAACCACTGATACTTACAACGTCTTTATAATTTACAAGTTTCTTTAACCCATAAACTAGGGGAATCCAACATGTTGATAACCACATCAAGCTATACATTAATAGTATCATCATTTAATTTTTTTAAATAACTTAAAACAAAAACGAATGTTATTCATAATATGAAAGGAAATCTTTGAATTTTTCAAAAATAACTCAAATGTTGCATATAGTGTTACAACTGTTTCACAAAAACTAGGTATTCAACGGAAAAAGATTAACTACTATCTTGCATCCAATGAAAATACAAATATTCAACGTGTAGATCCACAAAGTGTAGGTTCTGGAAAAAAACAAATAAATGTATATAAATTTATTATGTAAATACATATTATGATTACAGCTCTATAGCTATATATTTATGTATTATAGCATGTTACCCTAAACATGCATTATTTATACACTAACTTATCTATTTACAGGAAAATTTGATATAGATTACTCACCTAATAATAATCCAGTCGTCAAAAAAACCGTTAAAGTTACTAAAAATAACAGCGACGATGAAGAAGAAACGTATACAACTGAAGATGGAACAACGACTGTAACTAGTAAATCTTCTAGTGAATCAAACACCTATATAAATGGTGTTAAAGTAGATGGAGATATTGATGAAACTACTACAACTAATGACCAATCAACAAATACTACAATTTTAAATGAGGAAAAAGTGACGGAAACAAACACAATGACAACTAATATTGACGAAAGTGATCATTTTTCGTATATTCATGAACCAAATTGTCCAGAAGAATCCATGATGTATAACGGCAGAAGGAAAATGTGTATTTAAATAAATTCTATATTATGCCGACATTATTACAAGGGTTCAATTGGAAATCACACACAAGAAAAAATCATTATGTAGATTTAAAACAAAGAGTTAAAAAAATGCATACAATGAATATAAATAAATTATGGCTACCTCCTCCGTCAAAATCGTATGACCCTGAAGGTTATAATCCAATGGAATATTACGATTTTAATAGTACCTATGGTACAGAACAAGAACTGCGAGATTTAATCAAATATTCTAATGATAATAATATAGATTGTATTGCTGATATTGTGTGTTGGCATTGTTTTGGTGATTATTGCAGAAGTCATTATGATTTCAGTAAACGCCAAAGATCATATGATGACCCAATGTTATTTCAAGAATTTACAAATTATTGCAGGTTTCTAGTTGAGAAATTAGGATTCAACGGATTACGTTTTGATTACATTAAAGCTGAACCTGCTAAAAGTCTTTGTAAGCATATTGCTGAAAGTGGACATTTTAATAACGTTTTTATAGTTGGTGAACTATGGGATGCTTTAAATTATAATAATACATATTTAGAATTTGATCAGGATAAACACAGAAAAGATATTGTTTCTTATATTGATAATATTCAAAATCCAGTTCATATGTTTGATTTTACAACAAAAGGTATTTTGCAAGAAGCAATAACAAAATCTGAATATTGGAGACTTAGAGATTTAAACAATAAACCGCCAGGCGTTTCAGGTTGGTGGCCTGATAGAGCTGTAACCTTTATTGATAATCACGATACATTAGGACAATATCATTGGCCGTTTTCATTTCAAAATAATGATATTATTTCTGGATATGTTTATATTTTTACACATCCTGGAAATCCCTGTATATATTTAGATCACTTTGATGAATTTTATGAAACATTATTACCGTTAGTTAAAATATATGAGAAATATAATCCTAAAACCGTTGATATTTTAATAGCAAATGACAATTGTTATTATGCAACAATAAATGATTTACTACATGTTGTGATTGGAGAAAACTATCAAGTTCCTCATAGTACCTTGCTTTTCAATTACGGTTCAAGTTATATTTATATTAAAAACACTTAAAGAACAATTGGTTTAAGAAATAAAACCAGATGTATTATTACATTGCTAAAAATACAAATGGTAAAATCGAACGTGCAACAAATGCATTTTTGTTTGTAAATGAAAATGCAAAAATTGGTCAATTAGTAAGAGATACAATGTTTAGTTTTCTTGCCCAAGACAATGAAAATATTAAAATGTCGCTTTACGTAACACCAGACAAAAAAGAAAGGATTGCGTACGAATTTGAGTTTAAAGCTAATTCTGAAATTCAATCTATAAATGAGAAATATAGTATTCAATTTCAGAAAGTAAAAAATTATTACTTTTGTCCAACTTTATATATAAATATGTAAATTATTGCATGTCTTCCATTATTCATAGTAAATTACCAAAAAAGTTACAAACAAGCGTAACTTTTAGTTTCTTAAAAAAGCTTCAATGCATAGACAAGCAAAATGAAGAATTACCATCCTATCAACAAGCATATGGTAAAGATTACATTATTAACAACCAAAAGTTGATAAGTCAACCAATTCCACATGATTTTTTCGATATAATTAAATACTACTCAAATCTGTATGAATGTGATTTTAACATGATGTTAATAAATTGGTACCCCAATGGTTCATATTACATTAGACCTCATAGCGATAACGAAAAACAAATAAAACATAATAGCCCAATTGTTTCAATTTCTTACGGCGAAACACGAATTTTTGTAACGGAAAATGTTCATACAAATGAAAAAAAGTCTTATTTATTAGAAAATTACGACACTATAGCAATGTTAGGTTCATTTCAAAGTGAATATAAACACAGCATCCTTAAACAACCTGAAATAACAAAAGAAAGAATAAATATATCATTGCGTTGTTTAATTAATTGATTTAAGAAATATGAAATTTGTATACTTATATAAATGGAGGATAATAACAAAGAATGGACTCTTGTTACCTACAAAAAAAATAAGAAAAAAACTAACCAACAACCTAAAAAAACACAGGAACCTAAAAAAACACAGGATACTTATCCAGATTTTATACACAAAAAAAGTTGGTTTGACGAAATGGAAGAAGAAGATTCTAAATTACCAGAACCACTTCATTATAAATGTAAACAAAATGATTATTGACAAGGTGGACAATTGTTTTCCAAATATTCTGCATACCACATATTGCAAGTTTTACAATAAAGGCACGAACTATCTACTACGTAATATTCACGTGTCCATATATGATTGTACATTTGTAATATATAAATGAAATTTTACTTAAATAACTGTCATTTATTTAACATAAATGGCAGACGTTAAATACATTATCGTCCAGCATCTTATGAAAATGCATTATGATCTCAAGAATGATATAGAAGAATCAATAAATAGCGAAAATGACGATGATAAACGAAAACTTTTTACAATAAATCAAAATTGGAAATCTATTTTAGATGCTTTAAAAGAAATCGCAATAAATGAAGAGAAAAATTTACTTAAAAACGTAGGAGACTTTATTATAAAAAAATGAACCATCGTGTGTTTCACTACGAAGATGCTTCTTTGCTTGTGTATCCAGCTGATACAAATACAAGTATTATGCAAGAATGTGGCTTTCGTCGCAGCAAAAAATATAAAAACTGGGTAAAACGAGTATCTGCATTATCAACAAATTCAATGGAATCTACTCTATTGAAAATTGTAAAAAACGTTGAAGAAAAAACACAAATACATTTGGAACGATACAAATATATGCCACAAAAAACTCAAACTAATCAATCAATCGCAAGAGTATTTCAAATACACAATGTTCCAACAGAAATATGCGAAAAAATTGCAAATACCGTGTCATACAATTGCCGTTGCAAAGATAATATTGTTTGTTTAATGTGTAAACACGCTTGTTGTAAAAAAGCTCAAGAGAAATTCTGCGTGTGTACGCTTTCGTTTTCGTGCCCTGATCACGGCTACCGTTGCATAGGTAGTCATGATTGATAATTTTCATATGCATCATAATACCAATAACTTGCAATCATATATGCAGGTATATGAAGACCATCTAAAATATATTGTAAAGGACGGTAATAACTGTGTTTATCATCGTCTTTTAAATATTTGTATCTTTTATATCCAAGTATTGCCTTTAAACCTAAAGTCAGTGTACTTAAACCAGCAATACTTCCATACGCCATTGATATATACCAATATGCATCTTCCTTCATATAAGTTATTATTTAAGAAAAGATTTGTGTAATATACACAAATTGATTAAATTTTACTTAAAGAAAATTTTCATACTGTAATAAACTAAATTACTATGGAAAGTGCAATCAGTGATATATTTGGGACAGATTTGTGTCCAACAATTATGATGTACATTGTGAAATTGAAAATGAGTTCTATACACAAACAATTGAAAATGAAGATTAGGAAAAAACCAATCCATGATGAGCTATTGAAAAAAGAGCATATCTTGAATCCTGTGATGGGGATCATCGAAAAAAACGGGATAGAACTAACAAATTATCTTTCACACTTCAAAAAGTTTGCTGAAAAACGAGATCTTCATTCGGGAGATATATATGGAGCACGACACTCAAATAACAGTCCGTGGGCTAATGCACCAGCAGGTGTTATTGGATTGGATGAGCAATATCCAGGAAAACACAACAGAATGTTTGTACTATATCCATATATGTATCACATGTTTGGTGCAAAATTAGAAGATTTAAGCTTACTCAAAAGACGAACAAATCCTCGGGGATATCGCATCTATAGAACAGTACACGATCATAAATTTTTGGGAAATGACTATTTGCGAAATGCATTAGAGAAAAATGGAATAAAAGTGAAAAAAAGAGCAACACGAATTGAACTAGTACGAATGTTGATGAAATTGTAAATTTCTTTAGGATTTACACATATTAGTATATGAAGGAACGAAAGTTAACATATCATATGATCAACAAGATATTGGATGCTGTGCTAGCTACGAAAGAAAAGATAAATAATAAGAGTATTAATTGGGACGGATATGCGAAAGAGTGGAAAAAGGACAATAACTTGGAAACATTTCAAAGAAAAATGAAAAAAGCGTCATTATATTTTTACAGAAGAGATAATCCAAGAAGTAAAATATCTGATGAAGAGTACAAACAGATGTTTAATGAATGGCTCAACACTCAAATTGTGAAGAATACCAAAAAAGAAAATTTTCAGAAATTACCTTGGTGGAGAATAAACAAACACTGGGTACTTGCATTCTTGTAACAAGATGCACTGTTATTAAAATTTAATCTTAAAATGACATTTTACGGAACTATCCTCGCCGTGCATCACGAAGTCAAGAAGAAATTATAAACCGTCATCACATAGAAACATTAGTCACCAAGTGTGTGGGTGCCCAACTATGTAATGATTAAAAAAGAGAGGAATCCCTAATACCATTGTAGTATTATTAATGGCTACACATGAATTTGTAAGATCGACAGTGTTAAGTTCACGTGGAAGATTAATAGAATCAAGAAATGCCATATTTTAAAATTAGTAAAATAAAAAAAAGACCAAACGGATGAACATAACATGTACGCATAATAATGAAAAAGATATTATGGGGATGGTATTGATAACAAGGGAATATCCGAAACTAGAAAATATCAAGACAACAGTATAGATCCATTTTACTAAAATCATTTTTGTATTATTTTCCAATAAAGTGTTCCATTATTTACACCCGTTCTACATTTTTCTTTATTGTATTCGTCTTTATAATTGAATGGTGCATCCGAACACTTATTTTTAAAAGGAGCATCGTATTGACCTTTATCATACATCATGCATTCTCTTTTTCCATTTTTGTACTGGGTTGAAGAAAATCCTTTACAATATTTGTTTTTATCACACAATTCAACGCACTCGGATTCGGATACTCCTATACGTTGACTATAATTCCAACCTGATGCTCCAGCAAGTAATCGGTAAGGACCTAGATCTGTATATCCTTTAATTCCAAAAGCCCTTTTGTTTCCAATCGATATTTTTTCATCTTCTGTTCTTTTTGTTTCAACATTTACACATAATCTTAATAATAATATAATTACACATAATCCAATAATTACTTTTATCATTATAATATACATTTATATTTTTTTAGTAAGAACTACAAATGTATAAGTTTGAAGCACAATGACTTTATAGCGACTAAGAAGGAAGTATTTCCGGACATTTTAACAATACGAATCATCCTGAATTATTTCAATATAATTGTCAAACGATAGCACAAGCGAGTTATGATACTCGAGACATAGTGAAAGAAACGCACAAGAAATGGGAGAATGATATTAGAAAGGAAACGGAGTTGGGACTCTGCACAAGTGTTGTGATTTACAAAAATCTACACCAAAGTTGTTTGTTTTGCGTAGATTTTTGGATGTATTTGGCATATGCAAAGAAAGAAACCATTGATACAAAGTATACAGTGATTCTTAAAACCACAAGTTATATTAATCAACTTCTTCCATAATTTGATCAGCTACTGTTTCTTCAATTTGTTTTTCTATTTCAGTTACAATTTCGTCATCCGGTTCATCATCAAGAGATAATCCAAGTTGAATCATTTTAATAATACGTTTGTTAAAAGTTTGTGGATCATTCAAACTAAATCCACTTGCAAGTAGCGCTGATTCATACATAAGAACTACTAGATCTTTCGTATTACGATGTTCATACTTTGTTTCAGATTCTGCATCTTGTACTCGTTGATGAATATCTTTGATAATTCTATGATCCTTGTTTATTTCAAGCGTTTTTTTACCTGCCATAAACATCATATTTTGATTACTACCAAGTGCTTGGGCTTTCATAATACGTTCCATATTTGCACTCCATCCATATTCACCTGTTACAAGTACACACGGTGAATCTACAATCCTATTTGATAACACAACCTTTTCTACACCGCCGTCACACTCATTTAGACATTCTTTCATGTAATCACAAGTTTTCTTATACATTTCAACATCTTCTTCTGCAACATTGTCAAAATCAATATTTTCTTTTGTAACACTTACAAGTTTGTATGTGTTTGATTCATATGTATATTCCTTGATCTGTTGCATTACATATTCGTCAATTGCATCTGTTAAATAAAGTACATCATAACCTTTGCTAGTTAGTACCTCCACAAAAGGGCTATTTTTTACAGATGTCACAGATTCTCCTGTAATGTAATAAATACTTTTTTGATCTTTCTCCATAGATTTACAATAATCATTAAGACTTCCAAATTCGTTTTTAGCGCTTGCAAACCTTAGTAAATTTACTAGTTTTGTACGATTTTGCGAATCTTCATGTACACCAAGTTTTAGATTCTTGCTGTAATTTTCGTAAAATGTTTTGTATACTTCAGGTTCCTCTGCCATACTTTCAAACATTTCAAGACATTTTTTTACAACATTCTTTTTAATAACCTTGAGAATCTTGTTTTGCTGCAGAATTTCTCGTGAAACATTTAATGGAAGATCTTCACTATCCACCAAACCTTTTACAAAATTTAGATACTCTGGAATAAGATCCTTACAATCATCAGTAATAAATACACGCCTTACATAAAGTTTAATATTGTTTTGTTTATCTTTTTTCTCAAAAAGATTAAATGGTGCACGTTTAGGTACATACAAGAGACCTGTAAATTCAAGCTGACCTTCTACGTGAAAATGATTCCACTTTGCACATGTATCCCAATCATTTGTCAGACTTTTGTAAAAAGATTCATAACTTTCTTTGGACACATCTTCAGGTTTATATGTCCAAATTGGCTTTTGGTTATTTATTTGACTCCATTCATACCTTGTTTCCGTTACTGTCTTTTTTTGCTTCTCTGAATTTTCAACATTAATGTCTTCGATTTTCCCTTCTTCGTCTACAACTTCGTCCGAAACTTCTTTCGTTTCAGTGATAGTTTTCCAATATGAAATTGGATAACTAATGTAAGCACTATGTGTTTTGATTACTGATTGTACACGAGATTCTTCTAAATATTCTTCTTGATCCTCTTTTAGTTTAAGAACAATAGATGTTCCTCTAGCAATTTCAAAATCTTCACATTCTTCAATCGTAAAACTTCCTCCTGCTTCTGATTTCCACGTATACGCAGTATCAGATTTATTATGTTTTGTAGTAACAGTTACACTATCAGCAACAAGATATGCACTGTAGAAACCTACACCAAATTGACCAATAAGACTCATATCAGCTTTACCTTCTTGAATACTTTCCATAAAGGCTTTTGTTCCACTTCGTGCAATTGTACCAAGATTGTTTACAAGATCTTCTTTTGTCATACCAATACCTGTATCGGTGATAGTAAGCGTTTTTGATTCTTTGTCTGTTTTAACACGAATATAAAGTTCAGGTTCGTTTTCTAATACACTTTTATCGGTGAGACTTTCGTGACGAATTTTGTCAAGAGCATCACTACTGTTACTGATGAGTTCACGAAGAAAGATTTCTTTATTGCTATAAAACGCATTAATTATAAGGCTCATTAGTTGATTAATTTCAGCTTGAAATGCAAAAGTTTCTACAGGCATTATTAATTATTTTGGTAAATAAATCTTTAAATAATTTTAATATTTATAACTTGCGGGCGGTGACTTTTTAGGAGGTGACTTTTTAGGAGGTGACTTTTTAGGAGGTGACTTTTTAGGAGGTGACTTTTTAGGAGGTGACTTTTTAGGAGGTGACTTTTTAGGAGGTGACTTTTTAGGAGGTGACTTTTTTGTTTTTCCCAATGGAATAAAATGTGACGGACAATAAATTTTGTTATCATTACAAGTAGACATTCTTGCAAATGTTTCTGTGTTTCCTCCTTTATTTGGGTGTCCACCTTTAAGTGCCCACTTCAAAAAGTCTTTTTTTGACATAATATTATGTTTACACATTAGTGATATACAATTTCGGTATTTATCCATTAAATTAAATTATTTTTTTTCTTACGAAGTCTCGTAAACTTTTTCTAAACTACTCAGATATATATCATAATTATTGGGAGGTTCTATTTTAACACCTTGCAAGTGAAAAGAACTATCTACTAATTCAAACGACTCACAAAAAACCGCTCCAATATTGTTTATTGTACAAAAGTCAATCAATGATTGAGTATGTGCATAGTTTATGTCAATAGTATTGTAAATAGTCATTAACGAATCTTTTGATTCAATACTTTCGCTTTTAATGCTGTTTTTAACATATAGCGGCCATTTACCATATTTATATTTATAGTATGCAAGTGCTTTTTTACATTTATGCGCTTCTTGAGTAGTACTGAATCCTATTATTTTTGTACTTCCTGCATAATGTATACCATATATCGAATTTGTATTTTTAAAATTTAATACAAAGTATTTGGGTTTAAGCATAATGTATGCTACAATTTAAACTGTAAGTATATCAAGCAATGCAAATATTAAAAGATCCCAATCCATGAAATAATAAAGACAAACACATACGATTAGTAATAACAGTACAATATTTATAATATAGAGTTCTTGATATAATTTTGGTTTTTTCTGTGCCAAGACTAGCTCCTTTTGTTTAAGTTTAATATTTTGTTTCAGGTTTTTTATAGCATCAAATGTAGATAATTTTGAACCAGGATTAAAAAATCGTAAATTTTGAATGGTTGTATACAAAAATAAAGAGACAATTACGATTAACAAAGTTGGTAATATTGAATAATTTGCAATATTTTTTGCTTTCATTATAATATAATTTATAATATGTTTCCACTGAAATACGTTCCTGATAAATTATCCAAAAAAGATAAAATTAAACAAATAAAAGCGTTGAAAAAATCACAAAGTGATTATAAAAAAAGAATATATACACCAAGACCAAAACTTAATTCGTATAAATCAAAAACAAGCGCACATGTATTAAAAGCAAGAAAAATTTACAATATTACAGAAATCAAACCGTCACAATCACTTGCAAAAAAAAGTGGGTGTAATATTCAAACATTGAAAAAAATCCAATCAAAAGGAATGGGTGCATATTACAGCGGAGGTTCTCGTCCAGGTCAATCCGCACATTCCTGGGGTCGAGCACGCCTTGCAAGCGCATTATCCGGCGGAAAATCAGCAGCAGTTGATTATAAACTTCTTGAATCAGGATGTGAAGCTAAAAGTAAAGCATTAAAACTAGCAAAACAATCAAAGAAAAAACACGGCGTTGGTCAAAGACGTGTTCCTAAAGCAAAATTAACTTAAAGAACACGTTTTTTTGTAGGTAAAAAAGTACAATGACAACACTGCGTCAAGAACTTATTGAACGTTTATATGATAGATGCGAATTTCCACACTGTGCACGGAATGTGTATAGTAATGTGTATTATGGTATGTGTGATGCTTTAAATATGAACAGTGAAGATTTCAAGTTTTTCTTTCCAACTATACTTAGTCCTTTATATGATGGGTATAAGCTTGATCAAGAAAAATGCTATAATTTGACAAATGATATAATTAATAATTGTCAAATTACCCTTCTTCAAGGTATTGTAGATTATATTGAATATTATGCTAATTTAGAATACCCATCTGATTTTGATGAAGGTTATGATTCACCTTAATCAATAAAGAGTTCGAAAACTTTTGTGTTTTTTAAAACGTTTCCTTCTATGTTTTGGAGTAACTCTAAAATAATCATGTTTATCCAGCTCTAGATTAGCTTCTTGTTGAATTGCTTGATTTATAGATCTATAAATCTGATCATAAAATTGAACATTTCCTGTCATTTTATCTAGAAAACCACAGTGATCTTTGTATCTAATTCGTTCTGTGAAGCTCATACTTTAATACTATTAACTATTTTTAAGTTCGTTTGACAGTAATAGAACAAAATTCATTATCACACTTGCAAATTTCAAGAAACATTGGTGTGTCTTCTATTATAACAAAGGTTTGCAAACAATTGTTTACTATTTCTGTGTAATCACAATCAAAATTAGACACTTTCCATGATGGGTTTTTTTTGTTTATATACGCAACTTTCGAACTTAATGATTGTTTATATTGGTTAAACTTAGATTTATATGAAATTTTACCATTATAACCAATCTTTATTTTTGCATATCTTAGCATATATGTAATTATTATTTTCTTTTAAACTAAAATACTAAATTATCTTTTTATGAAAAGAGAAAAAGTAATAAAACTTTTGCTTTTGTTTAGCGACTTTAGATATACATCCAGATTATCTAGAATTGCTTTTTATAAAAAACTTAAGACAAAAATGCTTAAATCTTTGCTTTCCAAAAAACTTTTGCAGTACAAAAAGTTATATATCAAATAATTTACGTATATAATATGGATATCTGAAAATATATTCATTACCCTTCATTTGTAACTCACTACCATGTACACCATAAAGTAACGAGTTATCTGTATGCAAATCTACCATTCTATTATTGTAAATTATCTCCGAACCGTCATAAAAAGTTACGTAATAATGATCTTTGTTTTTACCTTTATGTATAAATTGTTTCAAAAGACCTACAACTCTTGTGAAATTTTTTGATTTTGGCCTTTTCACCCACATTATAATTTCGTTATTTATCAAATCATCAAACTTTTTGTTATTAACAATGTAATCCCAGAATTTAGTATACTCAATCTCGGTTAATTGTTTGACATTTTGATTTGCTAGATAATCATATTTTGAGTTTGGTCGTTTTAATGCAAAAGTTTCATTTGTCATTTCGTCATCTAATATTACATTATTGTCAACTGTTGAAACAGACGAAACATTTGTAGAAAATTCTTCGTAGTTTGGTCTGTATGATGCTTCTTTTTGAACATCTTTATAATCTGCGTGATGTAGCATCTGTTGCGTAAAATTACTACTATATTTAACATCTTGTTTTATTTTTGAAGTTATAAATTCAACCGTAAATTTGTTATCAAAAGTTACAAGCCTGTAATACTTTTTTGTTTTATTGGGAAAAACAACTATTTCTTTTATTCTAAATATTGAAACTAAACCTTCTGGCATATTTTTCCATTCAGTCTGAGACTTAATAATTACTTGACTTGGTTTTTTCTGATGTGCAATTGTATTAATTGACATCCCTGTTGTTATGCGAAATAAAGGATTTTGAAGTATTATCTTGGAATCATGAGAAACAAGCCTTAATTGTATTGGTTGAATATTTGTACTATCCGCAACATCCAAATAAGTTCTGACTTTTACTAAACTTGATGTATCAAAACGTTTTACAGAATCTTTGCGTTTATACGCTTCTTCACGTTTACTTGCTTCGTTGTGTAATTTATTACGTACATAATCGACACGTTCTGAATATATACGTTGTGCAGCATCGTTATATGCTTGTATAACGCTATTATCATCTTGTGTAACGTCATTATCTATTTGCGTCATTTTTGACGGATGTGTTATTTGTCTTGGATTGAAACTATTTTCTAAAACAGGAAATGCTTTGATAAATGATATTGGCACATTTTTAACATTTACAGGTGTTGTGGGTAAAGGAAGTATGCGTCCACGATGTATTTCATTTGGTGTTTTTTGTGTTACACTGTGTTTCGTATTATTTATTGAATATGCAATGTGGTCTAATATATCATAATACTTGAATCCCGATTCTTTATAATATCTATTAAAATGGTGATAAACAAAACCTTTAATTTGTTTATTTTTATTTTCGACAAAACCATTTGTTTGTGGATTATGCGGCATACTAAAAATAGGACGTACGGAAAACGTTTGACATAGCTCTAAAAATGTTTTGACATTAAACTGATTATCACACCCCATTTTTTTCGGAATATCACCAGACAGAAATATTTTTTTTATAACACCACATATTTCACGTGACATTTTTAAAGACGTTTTTTCAATATCATCATAGATCCCTTCAATCGGATTCAAATATATAAATTTACTAAATATATCTATGATCACTAATATAAAATTATAATATCTTTTATCAGCATATTCATTGTATTTTGCAATATTACGAAAATCAATAAGATCAATCTGCCAATGTTCAAAGGGATACATTGGTCTGTACGATTCTACATATAACGGATCATTAGTAACACGTGTTTCTTTAAGGTTCACTGGATTGTTTCTCATAAATTTGTATACATCATTGCGTGATATACCCAAATAAAAACTGCGTCGTACTTTTTCGTATAAAGTTTTATAATTTTTAGCCATTTTGCTTTCAATACTAAAATACCCTCTAAGTATACTGTTTATTTCACTTGGTTTCACAACTCTATAAGTATATACATCAGACCCAGGATTCAATACATGATCACTCCATTGCGGAGGCATTGTAGTTTTGTGTACAAGTTTTCCATTTTCTAAAGCATAATACTGCATGCGACGAATAAAGTTATATTTTGCATCTTTACTTGAAAATTCAGGAAGGCTTTTATTTTGCAAATATGAAACACTGTCATCATATGTTTTATCGGTCCACGAATGTCCGTTTATTTTTTTCCACACATTCATAAATCTACAAAAATTAAACTCTACATCAAAATAATAAAATTATGCTACAATGATTTCTCTTATTTTTTCTGTACCATCGTTTCTATAAAATATCTCCTTTACAGTATGTTCTCCTGATGCAGGTATAAATTTGCAGCAACATGTATCATACAATGAATCTACAAGCGCACTTTCACTGCTGTACGATTTTATTAACAAACCATCTACATTTGCATCTGATTTGATTATTTTTATTCCATTTAATACTTGTGGATTTTCGTAAACCGCAAGTTCTAATTTTATCTTATTTGCAATGTGTAATGTAGATGTATATGTAGCTTGTTCTCCTTGGTAGATTGGTAAAGCACTTGTAGCATTTTCTTCGGTACTCAACGATACCCAATCTGGTATGTCCCCTTCACACACACCATTTAGTAAATTATAGGTGCATACTTCGTTGTTATAGATAACACAAAGTTTTGTAAAAAAATGCATACTCTGCCAATCGTACACATGACTTTCCACAGATTCAAAATATAAATCAGTCATCCGTTTCAACTTTGTATTTATGTATGTTTGATCAACAGCCTGAACTTGAACGTTAATAATTACATCTGGTGATTGAATCAATCTATAAAATGCATCAATATCAGGTAATTTGTAAAGATTCCCATACATAGGTTTAATGTAAGGATCAGCGCCTGCTTCACTATTATATACAACGTTATAGTAGTATGGTTTTGGACTAGTATTTATTGAATTTACTAATTCTCTATGATTTTCTAAATTGTTTTTAACATATTGGTTTGGTACTGTAAATGTTATATTTGAGGCATCATTTGTTGAATGTTCATTATTGTCAAAAAGTTCATTAGATCCAGTGTTGATTACATCATCGTTAGTTTGAGGTAAGTCAAAATCTCTACCAACATTAACAATGTAGGTAGATGATGGTACACTTGAAAATCTTCCTAGAAATCCCACCCAATTTGTTACATTATGTGTATCAAATGATTGTATATCTAATTCTGTAAGGTTTAAACAATCATAAAACATATAGCCCATGTCAGTTACATTATGTGTATCAAATGATTGTATATCTAATTCTGTAAGGTTTAAACAATCATAAAACATATAGCCCATGTCAGTTACATTACTTGTATCGAAGCTAGATAAATCTAGTGTTGTTAAGGAATCTAAGCTTTGAAATAAATTATTAAAATTTGTAGCTTTTCTTGTGTTAACATCATCGAAATCGATTTCTTGGAGCATGATGGGGTTTGAGCCGCTCGTCGTGGTATTGAATAAATTAGACATATCGACTTCTGGTCTGAAAAATTCAAATGTTAGCTGTGTTTTCGTGTTGTTAGTATATAATAAAGTGGGTAATTCACTGTTTCTACCAACGTAAAATTGGGTGTCGCCATTAAAATATCCACTAAAACCACCAAGTTTACACTCATAAGGTCCGTCATCTATTTTGGTATTATTATCATAGTATTTGTCAACATTACCATCAGAAAAATAGAATTGTACGTGTGATCCGTCGTCATATGTTGATGCTGTGGTACCATAATTTTGAAGATATCCAAATAAACCAATATGTTTTACATTAAAATCATAATCAGAAGGTCTGTTGATGCCAGTATTACCATTGTAAGTAACTTCATTTGAGCGTTGTTGAAGAAAATCAAAAAATTGTTCAGATACTATGATTCTATTTAAATTAAAACAGCCTCCAAATATTTGAGGTAAATATTTATGCAGGATATATTCTTTATGAGTTCCAGATGTACTCATTAGCACACTGTTGTTGGTGTCGCCCCCCCCTACTGTGGTTTGTAATGATATTGTTGAAAAATCAAAATTTGAAATATCTAAATTGTCAAGATTTGGACAATTGTAAAACATTCTATCCATTTGTTCAACCTTTTCTGTGTTTAAATTCTGATTAAAGATTATTTCTTTAAGAGATGTACAACTTCTACAAAATTTTGACATTAAACGTAAAGCAGTAGTGTTGCTAATATCGACGTGTACATATTTTATGAGAGAGCACTCATCTATAATTTGATTCATTGAAGTTAGATCAGGCATGTTTCCGTCTGTAGTAAATTTTAATACTAATCTTTTATCATTTTTATAATCTTCAAATATATTACCGCTATTTAATTTATGACATCGATTAAACAGTCTGGTTAATAACTGTAGACTGGGTGCGTTAATATTTTGTTGCAAATCCAATGTAACGAGACTTTTACAATCTGCAAACATCGCATTCATACTAACACTAGTACTAAAGTCCAGTGTTGTTAAATCTAAGGTTTCTATTGATTCACAACCATTAAAAAGTCTCTCTTTATTTGCAACATCAGATGCAACTAATTCCCATTTTAGTGGAGTAATTACACCTCCATCTGCATTGTCGCCAAGAAGATTCGTACAGTATTGAAAAATACCTCTGCAATGTTCAAGACTTGAGGTGCCAGTTGATGGTTCTAAAGCGTTACAAAAAATGTCAAAATTTTTAACATATACCAAATTTGTACACGCTTGAAACATGTAAGATATGTTTATAACATGTTGAAGGTCATAACTACTTAAGGTATTTCCAAATTCTATTTCTGTAACTGTATCGTTAATATTAACAAATAAACTATTTAAGATCGTATCGCCTGGTTCAGTATTACTTAAAATTAGTCTTGAAAATCTTAGTTTTATAATACTAATTGAGTTTGGGGGATCACTTTTATCAACTGGAAATGCCAAAAAATCTCTAAAATCTTGAACACTATCATACTTACCCCAACCCGAATCGCCGGAAGTTTGTATTGAACCATTAGGTGTTATTACATCAATACTTATCTCTGTCATTATTAATGTATAAATTTATTTAAATTTTATTTGATACACGATTTTTCATGCGACAACAATCCAGATTTGCTTTTAAATCCTTTATTGCACTTTGGACATACAAATTTTGGTTGAGATAAATCCGGAAATTTTGCTGACAAAAATAATTCAAAATTTGACAAGTTATTGGTTTTTAATACTTTAATTTGATTGTACAATGTGTTTATTACTTCATTTTGTACATTTCTAAAATTAATATATTCTTTGTAAAACGAATTTAAATCACTATCTGAAATGCAAAAATCTTTCGTTTCTTGTGTTTTGTTTACATATGGCATTACACATTGTATAATATTTACAGCATCAATTAAATGCTGTGGTTCATAATGAACTTGCAAAATGTATACAGCAACGTGACCATGTACAAATTCAATATGAAAGTGCGATTTATTTGCTATACCAGATGATTGAGACATCATTATACCATGACATTTTTGATGTTCTATGTCTCGTAAAAATTTATCTATTTCTGTTTTAGGAACATTTTGATTATACTCTTTATTTTCAATCAAAATGTTGCCACATACGTGATGTTCAATAATAAAATCCCCAGACGCTGTTGTATTATGTGTAGCGTGTATTGTGTTACTAGGAAATGCATTGGAAAGCATTGCTTCAACTCTATTTTCAGAAAAAGCTCCTTTTTTGGAAGAATTTTGAAGCATGTTGTTAAAAGACATACTAAAACTTTCAACGTTGTTTTGTATTATACTCAACTTGTCGTTCAGTTGTGAATTAACCATGTGTGAATGGTTTTGGATAATTTGAGTAAATTTAGATGAATCAGAACTTTGTAAAGTATTAATAAGTTCATTGTTTTTGTTTTGAATAAATAATTTAATAATTTCAAATTTTTCGTCAAATGTTTTAAAAACACTTTGCAAAGTTTTTTGGTTTTCTGAAAATTCACATAGTATTTGTTCAAATCTTGAAATTGATATTTTATCATCTGAATTAGATACAAATTCAAGTAATGGTAATATATGATAAAGTATTTCGTCAACACTGAAATTACTATTACGATTTAAAAAATCAATTACCTTTGAATTAGTGATAACAATTTCCATATGCGTACATATAGTCATATTTTTAAATTTCATTTTCTTGATATAAATAATGAATTCTTAGTGAATTTATTCTACCAAATCTTTGTGCTCTTCCAATAACTTGCGACTCCATATCAGGATGCATTTTGTGATAAAATACTAAATCTGTTGTATTTTCTAAATTTAATCCTGTTCCATAATGATTTGCATTTAGTAATAACACATTCAAATTACCAGTTTTATATTCATTCACTATATTTCTTATTCTATGTCCACTACCAACTAATTTCACACATGGATGTTGAGTTTTTTCCAAACTATGTTCAATTCCCTGAAAACTCTGATCATGTGCACTAAAGACCAAAAATTTCCCATTTGAGTATTTTTCTAATATATCCATAAATGCCTCATCTTTTGATGGCAATGTATAAACACTTTGTTTTGGTGAAGAACTAGGACTACCAATTGCAATTATACTTTCATTGTTTATATTGGTTCTGCACATTGGACACGTACATTTTCTTTCAAGTGATCTAGTCATGCATTCAAAACAAAATATATTTTTACAGCAATTTGTTGTAACTGGATTCTTAGGTGTATCTATACATATTGGACACGCAGTAGTTTTATAATTCTCAATTCGTTCTTTAATTGATGCAATTGTCGTTGTCAACTTTTGTATTTCTTCAGTAAGTGTATCTAGTCTTCTTTGTTTGTCTGATATTCTAGTATATTCCATTGATTGCACGCAATCATATTGCAATTTTGCATTATGCAACTGTATTTCATAGTTGTGTGTTATACTTTGAACTATATTTTCACAACTTTCTGTTGATACTCCTGTTTTTTCAATTGCTCCATTAATGTTTCCAGCATTTAACATTTGCATTATCTCTGGAGTTACAAAACCATTTATAACGTGAATGTACAATGGCATTCTACATTGTATAATGTGTTTTTCCGGAACTGGTAATGTATACGAACGTCTAACATAATCATCTTCGTTTTTAAGAACTATATACGAAAGTATAGAATTTGCTTCATATCTTTCTAACATTCGGAAAGTTTCTTTAATAAATCCATTTTTTCTAATACCATCTATATACTTTCGTGTTACAATAGTTCTATTTGTTTCTGGCAAAACTGTTCGTACAAAATAAGTTCCACTTGGGAAAAGAAGATTCTGTAAACTGCTTGTAACAAACCAAATAAAATTAGCTTGTGGTGTAAGAGTATTTGGAATAGCAATAGAATCAGCTTCGTCATAGATTACTCTACTCCATACACAATTAACAGTTTCACCGAAATCATTGTACATTGTGTTACTTATCAATACAATCTGATCATTTTCATGATTCTCAATTTTAAAACTATTTATTTGATTTCGTCTTGTTATACATATGTGTTTCAATGTTGTATGTTCATTTATATAAGTATTCCATTGCTGTACACAACTATGTGGAACAACAATTAGATTCAAATGTGTACACATTTCTTGAATATGAGTACTGCTCAAGTGTACAACATTTCCAAATTGCATTTGAACCTTCTCTGTTGGTCGCAAGACGGGACAATCGGCAATACATGAAAGTATTTCTAAAGATTTTCCAGAAGCTGTACAATCTGCACAAACACCTATTGATGTATGTATTGTACTTTGGTTGTTTAAATTTATTTTGCCACTTTCCAAATTTCTCATATAATGAAGCATTGCTTGTTGATGTGGTTTCAATATTAAATTTATAGCTTTTGGTTGATTCGCTTTTGCTGAATCTTCGTTCAAGTTTCCTTTACTTAAAAAATCCAATCTTATTCTTGAAGATTCGATATCCATTACTATAAATTTATTTATTTCTTTAATTTGTTTAAGGTTAAAGATAATTTTTTATGTAACATTATGCTAAAACATTTACCTGGCTTGCATAGTTTGAAGCCACTGGATAGACAAAAACTAAAAACATGGGATTTTGCAGCAAAGTTTATAACACGTCAGCGTAAGATTGATATTTTTAGCAAAAACTCAGTTGAGTACAAAACAAGTATGATTGAATTTGGAAAATGGACAAACGCTCAACTTGTGGAACTTGGACCAACATTTGTAAAATTAGGCCAGCTGTTGTCAACTCGTCAAGATGTATTTCCAACAGAATTTACAACACAATTAGAATCTTTACAAGATGATGTAAGTCCCCTTGATTCATCTATAGTATTTGATATTATTAGTACAGAGGTTGGTTTAGACAAATTTTTAGCAGTAAGTTCACAGCCTTTTAAAGCAGCAAGTTTAGGTCAAGTGCATAAAGCAAAACTTTCTAATGGGAAAAGTGTAATTGTCAAAGTAAAACGCCCAGGTATAAAAGAATTGATTGAATCAGATACACAAAACATAAGCGATATATTAAATTTCCTAAATCTTGTAGGAATTTCTACAGGTCCATCAACAAAAAAGATATTAGAAGATGCAAAAGAATATATATTAGACGAAGTTGATTACATAAAAGAAGGACATAATGCAGTGAAATTTCAAAAACTGTTTAAAGATACATCGTGGGTAAAAGTTCCGAATGTTTATATGAAATACCTGACACCGAAAGTAATAATTATGGAATATGTAGAAGGCATTAAAGTTACTGACATTGAATCATTGAAGAAACGAAAGGCTTTACTTCCTAAAATTTGTAGAGGACTTGTTATGAGTTATGTCATTCAAGTGAGAGATTACGGCTATTTTCACGCAGATCCTCATCCGGGAAATGTGGCAATAACAGAAGATGGTAAAATTGTTTATTACGATTTCGGTCTTGTTGTTCAAATTCCTTTACAAATATCTGCAAAAATAAACGATCTACTTGTATGCATTATTCAAAGAGATACACGGCGTTTAGTACAATTAATGATTGATTTGGAACTTATTATACCTACAACAGATCAAGATGATATTGTAGCATTTTTAGATGCATTACTACTATTTTTTGAAAGTTATGATAGTGATGCATTAAATCAAACAGTTATACAAAATGAATTAAATACATCATTAGTAAGAGAAAGGCCATTTTTGCTTCCCCCTGAATTTCTATTTTTGGGAAAATCATTAATATTAATTGATGGAATATGCAGAAAACTTGAGCCAGATTTCAATTTTATAGCTTACGTAACACCTATTATAAACGAAGAAGTTATGGAAGCAATTGATTTACGAAAAATAGCAAGTAGTGCAGTAGAAATGCCAAACAGAGTTAAAGCAATCAATAGCAGTGTTAGTGCATTAGAAAAATCAAAATCAGAACTTAAACGGAATTTAAGAAACACAAGAAGCGAACTTCAAACTGTTCAGTTAAGTACTGTGACAGCAATATGTGCCAGTCAATTATTACAAAACGGAAACTGGAATATATTTTTTATTTTTGCATTAGCGACAATTTACAATATAATAAAATTACAAAACAAGAAATTATAAAAGTTCATTTATTCAGATTCAAAAAAACCATTTGCGCTATCTAAATCTTCATTGTCAACTACAATTGGTTCAATTGTATTTTCTTTTTCGTTTTTTTTCTCACGAGCAAAAAATTCTTTATGAGCTTCCCAAATTGAACTTACTCGTTCTTTTTCATCTTGTGCAATAGCACCAAAAGAAGCACGAAGTTTTTTGTCTTGTGTTTTTCGTTTTTCGGAATATGTTTTACGCATGTTGCTGTGTTTTTCACGACGTGTTGTTGCGTTGCAACGTACAGACCTTAGTGGTTTATTTACTACTGAGTACATTAATCTAATAAATATTTTTTGTTTAATGTTTAAACATTTTAATTATTACTTTATGTTTGGATTGTTACTTAACACGAGAGTAATATTTATATTGTGTTTACTTGTTGCAGTATATTTGTCCTATGTATCACCATGGATAAAAACTATATCGACATTCAGAAAAGATGCTCAATTGAACGGACACCTTGGTATTATTGCTTTATGTGAGAGTTTTGACGAACGTAGTCATAAAAAAGCATTGTATCATTTACAAAGGTTTTTTTACTATTATAGCCAAAGTTATTACAATAACACTAGTGAAAAATTGAAATATCATCACTACAATTGTATGAAATACCTTAGAAGAATAGTGTTTAATTTACATAATGATGAAAATCTTAAACATGGTATAACTCAAGCTATCGAAAATGTAAACATTATTTTAGAAAACTATATATTTGAAAACAGTGACAGAAACAACACATACTACTTTGGTCAATATGCATAAAATTGGTTTAAAATTAAAGTAATGTAAATTACATATTATGAAAATTACAAACATTCTCGAAGTTATTGATAACGAAAACACCATTGTGTGTAAATTTCAAAGATTTGAATCACTTAATGATATTTTTTGGAAACAATATTATGGATCGCAAACAATGATGTACAATGAAAAGATTATTAATGAAAACAATGTTCAACTTTATGATGGCAAAGCAATTGTTGATTTAGTGTACGATCCTTGTACTATGCACATGCTTATTGATGCAGGAAAACGGGTTAAAATGTTTCCAGATTGTACAATGAAACTTTCACACGTTATTGACCAAGAAACAGAAGACGATAATGAAGAAATAATGAATCTACTTTGGAAACGACTTGAAATCGGTAAATCTAGATACAATCATGGTGTAAGAATTGAAGATGATACACGACAATGGGGAACAGACCAAGATAGTTGGGAAACTATGATGATGGAAGAAGCCCTTGATGGTATGATTTACGCAGCTGCACAACTTATTCGTGTTAAACGCCGAAGAGATCTAACCAAAAGTTGATTCTTTCTTGATATGTACATATAATATTCCATCTGGTTCAGCGTGTGTAGAAAAAATATCTGAAAGTAATGCAGAAGATGGAGGAAGTAATTTACCAACAATACAATATATTGCTTCATGACTCTTAAGTTCTACTGCGTTGTTTTTTCTTATAACTGATATAAACTGAGAGAATGTTATGTCCTTTTCAACCAAAAATTGTGCACTTTTAATAGTTATGTTTTTTTCAGGCATAAGTACAATGGGCAATTTTTGGGGGTATTTTTCCTTCATAATTTTTGCACGTTCACATCGTTCTGAAAATGTGTATTTTTTTTTGTAAGGAATAAATGAATTGTTCATAACCTTTAGTATAAAATTTAAAAAATTTTGTTCAGTTCAATAATTTTTTTTAAAATCAAACAATAATGGTTTTATATTTTACAACTTGTAATAAAAAATTGTTTGACGTTTCCTGTGCAAAACTCATAAATTCATTTATAAAATTCAGTAATGAAACCGACATATTATATGTATTTCACGAAAATGTTAATAATCTGATCGATCATATACGTGTTGTTTACGTAAATGTTGAAAACTGTGAAGCATACGTATCGTGGTTCAATAAATATAAACACGTAATTCCAAAGAAATATGGAGGAGACGCTGATCCAAATCAAGACACACGGTTACAATTTGGATTTAGTGTAAAATGGAATCAGAAAACTTGCTTATGGTTTTGGAAAATAATTGCTTTAAAACTGATTTTAAATTATGTTACACAAGATGTTATATATTGGGTATTTCTCGACTGTGATACTCGCTTTGTTTCTAAAATAGAAGAATGTTTCTATGAAAAACATTTTCATTGTGCATTTCACTATCATCTTGGGAAGTATCGTGGTAAAATTGACAATAGTAGATGTGCTGGTATTGAAAGTGGAATCCTTGTATTTAAAAACACAAATGCAACATTTTCATTTTTAACTGACTTATTTGACACATTTGAATCCGGAGAATTTATGAATTATATTCGATGGGACGATGGATATGTGTTACGAATGATTGCAAAGAAACCAATACACTCATTACACTGTGTTGATATGGTACCCAAAGCTAAAATAAAGAATGTTATTACGATTGGACCCTTTGCAAATAAAATAGTTCACGATATAGGTAAACATCATCGTCTTAAACTTGATCAATAAATAATGTAGTAATTTATGGTAGGTTTAGGGAATATACTAAGCGCCTATGCTTATTACTATATACATGCAATGTATAATAAAACAGATTTCAAGTTTAAAGATTACATTTTAGCAATTGATTGGAAAATTAAAGCTAAAGAGGCTTTTCAATTAAAAAAGAAAGATAAAATGCTGAGTCATCTTCCCTGGGTTATTCCATATAATCCAGATTCAGTTATAGACGAAGCTATAAATAAAATAGAAAATGTTGAAACGTGTGGCTTATTTTTTCACTTGCGTTATTATGGAATATTAGAAAATATAGATGTTGTACGTCCTATTATTCAAAAAGCAATTGATTCATTTCAGCCAACTAAATTTAATTTTGACGAAAATGATGTAGTGATACATGTTCGTACTGGAGATATTTTTTCAAACAAACACCAACAGTATTATAGTAGCATACATTTTAGTGAATATGTAAAAATATTGCGCAATAAAACAATTAACAAAATTTATATAATCTGGAAGTCTGATAGAAAACAGGATAGGAAGTATGACAAATACAATTTTGCTATGATTAATCATTTGCAAAAATATTTAGAAGAAAAACTTTCAGTGTCTGTTATCACAGAATCACCATATAAAGACGATTTTGTATTTATGTGCAATGCACCTTTCTTAATTGCTTGTATTTCTACGTATAGTATGTGGGCAGCTTTACTTAATTCAAATTACAGTATTATACCACAATGTTTGAATCATTTTAATAATAGAATTTACAAATGCGATACATTTGAAATAACACATATGAAAACTGTAAACAAATACAAATCTGATGTTACAGAATTTTGTAAACAATTCACTGAACATCACTGCTAAATCTATGTGTAGTTACTAAGGGAGGGTTAGCATGATATACTTTTAACTGCTTAAATTTATTATACATAACTGTGTCTATTTGATTTTCATTTAATGGAAAACACAACCTTCTTAATTTTTCAGCTCCTGTTTTATTTATTACGTAACTTCCTGTGCCATTTACCTGTTTTCCAACAGGCACAAAATAAGGGACTGAATTTTCTTGTAAAAGTTTTGGTTTTATGTGACTACCTAAGTACAATAGTTCCCAATCATCTGGGACTTCTTTAAATAACTCATGAAGTCTACTTTTGAAATTATCACATAGGATTATATCATCTTCAAAAATAACTAAATTTTTATGAGTTTGAACTGAATTCCACAAATTAAGATGGCTAAGTGCACAACCAACTGCGCCTGGTGTTAATGTCAGACCCCACTTTTTTTTTCCTACTCCTTTTGCATATGTCTTTCCTTTATTTGTTATTATGAAATTGTCTAAATTATCTATATCTATATTTTTACCATTTACAGCCTCGTAAAATGTATGACATATTGAATGTTTGTGTAATTGATTCTTTACATGTTCTTTTCTATCACTTCTGTGTGGTAAATTTATTACAACAACGTCATAATTCATTTATTTAAATACTTAGAGAAATTTTAACAAAGTTTTACCCGCTTCATTTGAATGTTTGAATATTTCATTTAAACTTGCATTGTCGTATATAATACTATTTACAATCAACATTTTGTAAAAAGTATGACAAAGTACATTTCGTGAAACTAATCTTTCTAAACGTCTAAATTTGTTTCGTAGCATATCGCCGTTTTTATTATTATAATGCCAAAATCCGCTATACAATGGTGTATCTTGTTTTACAGTTAAAGGTTTCCAACAATGATCAATGTTTGCGTTTGATAATGATATTTTTTCAACCATAAATGTCATTACTAGCGCACCTGATATCGCAAGTATATCTGGGTCATTAGTATAGTCTAATAAACTTTCACATATTGAAATAATCCATTTACTATTTATATAATATCTAATTTCGTTGTAATGTGTATCTAATATTTCTACAAGTCTGTTTACGTGATTTTTTGAATTTTGTCTACGTATTGCAACTGTACACAATTTTATTTCATGAAATATGCTTTTGCATTTAAATGTCGATACCTTATGTATGTCTGTATTTATATCTGAATGATGTAATACAAACTCGTTATTTAAAACTGTTGGAAATCTAAATTTGTAAATTATTTCTGGAATCTTGTAATAATCGTATTTTTCAAAATCTTCTACATATACACTGTTTATAATGTCAATCATAGATTGGCTGTAATTTTCGAAATATGTACGTGATGCTTTCTTTTGATCGAATGTCAGTTTAAGTCTTTGTATATTCAACAGATTTGATATATTATTTACGCTTTCATATAGCAATTCGTATTTATATATATGTGTTGAGTAAGATAAAAATTTAACTTGGGGTAAAAAATGAACAGGTAATTCATTCAATTTTCCTTTTGCAATGTATAATTTTAAAACTTCTTCAAATGAATGTTTTTTGCATGGACCTTTCCATTTTACTTCATTGTAAGCACTAAATATCCGATGATAAGGATTTCGTACAAAACCAAATATAGTATACTTATCGTTTTGAACTTTTGTAATGTCAATGTATTTTTCTATATTACCTTCGTGCAAATGAGCACGGTCGGTACCAGAGTTGTCCCACCACCAAAAATCTTCTTTTGATTTGGTTTGAGACAATAACCATTTTCGTATATTTGTACCGGCTGTTTTGGGTACATGAATAAACAGAAATTCTTTGTCGTGTGACAGTATCATATCTTAAGGATTAAATTTGAATATACTTTTTGAACAAAACGTGTAAATCCATAGATGTTAAATTATATTATTAAATTATGAATAAAATAGCATTTGTTGTAGCTCGTCACACTGAAAATATTGCCTGGATGTCTTACCTTACACGAAAATCAAATTATGATGTATTTTTGTATAATGATGGACCAACTATACCAAAACTTTTTACTAAAAACATGACTATATATACACACGAAAAATCAAAACACGAAGCAGGAAAATATCTCGACTTTATTGTGAAACATTATAGTATATTGTCAACTTATGAGAAAATTATATTTACACAGGCAAATCCATTTGACCACAGTCCTGATTTTATAGGAATTTTGGAGAATATAAATAAATTCAAGACTCCATTTCAAGGATTAACTTATGTAGGACATCCAGAAGATACATGGGGAAATATTAAAAATATGATAGATGAAAAATATACACACGAATTTATTGAAAACAACCGATTATGGTGTGATAAAATGACAAACGAATTGCAAGGAACTGAGTTTATCGATAAATGGTTAAATAAAGCAAGATCAAAACATTGCATGATAACAGTTAAAGAATTTTGGAATAAATACGACATAAAATATGAAATACCAGAATTGAAAAAATGGTTTGGTGCATGTTTTGCAGTAACTCCTTATGCTATATTTAAACACGATATCGATCTATGGAAAATTTTATATGAAGATTTCAAAGGAGAAAAATCGAAAGGAATCAAAATAGAATATATGTGGCAGGCATTGTTTTCATGTAAATAATATTATTAATATATATGAAACGTGATACAATTTTGATTGGAAACGGATCAAAACTCATGGATTATGAATTAGGTAGTTTCATTGATACGTTCAATAATGTAGTAAGATTTAATGCATATACAATACAGAATTACGAAAAAAAAATTGGAAATAGAATAAATACATTTTTTGTTCAAGATATGTTACAAGATAGAATAGAAGAACATATAGATGCAAATATTGACATAAAATTCTACAATCCCTTAAATCGTAATATCAGAAATTCTGATATACGCCAAAAATTTTTATTAGATCATTCAAAATTAAACAAAATAAAAACACATCTGAAATATTCAAAAAAACAATGTTTTTCCACAGGTTTTTGTGCAATTGTATACTATTTGTTTCTTGAAAAGAAAGAATCAATTGTAATTGCAAATATCGATTTTCAGTTAGATAAAACTCGTCCAGTTGAATATTTCAATAAAAACGCACAACCTTATAAAGGTCACAATTTTAGACAAGAAAAACAGTTTGTTCAAGAATGGAAAAGTACTGGAAAAATTATTGAATTGGAAGATATATGTACATTAAATTTTTATATACCACAATCAATAAAATTCGAACACTATTACAAGTACATTATATCAGACATATATTGGAAAAATGATAAAATATATTGTATACTTCCGGTATATCACTTTCATTTTCTTCCCGTTTTTACACTTTCCGTTAACAACGAAAAACTTAGCTATTCAAAAATATTCAATAAAAATATCAAAAATTCAAAAGCAGAACCATGTTGTATAGTCATTTATGATTATTCTTCAGAAAATGAAAAGATTATTGCAAAAATAGAAATGCGATCTCAGGTGTATAATGTTATATTGCAAAATGATCGTAATATTAAAAACAAATATAAATTGACATTAACTACATTATTTTTGAATGATTTTGCTTTATTTGATATATTTTATAAGTATTACACCAAGCAAGGAGTCGAATATTTCTATATGTACTACAACGGTGAAATTAACAATGAAATAAAATATACATTTAGCAAATACTCAAATGTATTACTCATTGAGTGGAATTTTAAATACTGGAATGATAATTCTGCTCATTATAGACATCATGCTCAACCTATGCAACTCCATCATGCAATATATTATTTTGGACACTATTCAGAATATATGATATTTTGCGATTTAGATGAATACATGCATATTCCGGAATCAACAATTATTGAATATATTAATAAAAATTCGGATATAGATGTCTTTGGATTTCGTAATATATGGGCAAAATGTATGGATAATGTAATTCCAATCACATTTCCACAAAAGTTTTTGATATCAAAACATGTAGATAATTACAAGTATAGAAGTAAAAATATTTTTAGATTACAAAGCGTAGAAACTATAGGAATTCATCATGGTGATGTATATTCAATCAAATCACCTAAAATAATAACTAATTTAGCAATGTTTCATTTCTCAAATTGGAGTAAACCTGATAGAAACATTAACTGTACAAAATTTCATACTTTAAATTGTAACCTACCAATACACAAGAAAATTAATGTGTTTATCGTAGGAGATTCTCATATGAGAATTTTCAAAAATATATGTACATATAATGAAAAGTTTAATTTTTGTTTAAAAATCAGATCACAAACAACAATGTTTAGAGTACAACGAGATGGTATTGAAGATTTATTATCGCCTAACCATGAACGTTCTATGAAAGAAATGGAGTCCACTAATGTACATAATGCAGGTGATGTTTTTCTTTTTTCGTTTGGATATGTAGATATTATAAATAACATATTACGTCACAATTCAGACTGGAAAAATATGGTCAATACTTATCTTGAATGTATTATTAAATTTTCCATTAAATATTGTGTACGAGTGATTGTGCATGTTGATACAGTAGTTCAACCAGATGATCTTAGTCATACTCATTTTGGTAGTTTGAATGAACGAACTGTTTTGAGAAACGAAGTTGCGAATTTTCTAACTATACAATGTAAAAAGAAAGGAGTAATGTACATAAAACTTTATGAAAACATCCTAGAAAATTTCGAGACCTTCCCAGTAAATTCAAGATTCAGTGACGATAATGCACACATTGGCCATTCTAAAAATAAAGCAATATCTTGCAAAGGTTGTAATTTATGTACAGGTGATTACGCAAAACAAATATGGAATTTGTTGATTTTATATTTAAATAAAATTACAAATAATGAACAAAACATTTTATTGGTAGGAAATTCTAATAAAAACATAGAAAATTCTCATCTAATTAAAAATCTTATAAATTCATTTTCAAATGTTGTAAGATTTAATAATTTTTCATTATCTGAAAAAAATACACCTTACATTGGATCTAAAACAGATACGGTCGTAGTAAGTAATGTTTATAAAAAAAAGAAAATAAATGCTCAAAAAATTTTATATGATCCGATCTTCAAGAGTTCTTCCAATAATCATATAGATGCAGAATATATAGAACAAATTCGAAAATATTACAAATGTGAAATGTGGTTTTCAACTGGACTTTCTTCTATATTTCATTATTTAAAACAATATCCAATTATCTACATAACAAATTTTGATTTTTGCATGGGGACTACTCATTATTTTGATAAAGAAGAAAAAGGATGGCATCATTGGGAAACTGAAATGTCAATTGTTCAAAACTTGATAGAGCAAAAAAGAGTTAAAGTTCTAGAAGAAAGTATATTTTCATTTATATATACAGAACCCTTTACACACACAATTATTCACAACATTTTACCTCAAAATATATACATGAATCAAATGAAATTATTCGAGACATCAACTTTTAAAAAATTCACACACAAACCACATAGATTTTGTTCAAAAATTGAGGATGTTGAGTTTCATAAATATCTTGAGTATTTGAAAAATTACATATTATCATTAGATTCAATTAAAAAACAATTAAACATAAGAAACTTGTCAAATACACCAAGTCAATATAAATGGCATGAAGTAGTGAGATGTAAAGATATATCTGGATATGCTATCGAACCTCACTGTGATACTATGGATAAATGCATATCAATAATTATTTATATGAATGGAAAAGGATCTTCAACAACATTATATTCAAATGATCTAAGTTTAGAAAAAAACATCGAACCAATAAAGAATTCTTGTCTATTGTTTGTACCAATATCTGGAAAATCATGGCATAGCGTAGAAGTTAATAGGGAACTACGATATACTATACAAATGTCTTTAAGAAAAATATAATATTAATACGTTTTTAAATTAAACTTTTAAAATTACGCATATTTAAAAAATGATATATCTTACATATTGTTCAAATTTACACGACGGTTTTGGTGCGCAATATCAACGTATTCTTGGTGTTTATAGCATTTGCAAAGAATACAATTACGGATATATTCATACAAAATTTCAAGACATTGAATATCAAGGTCTTCAAGCACTTGAACTAAATAAAAACGATACAAATTATGTAAAAGCTTGCAATGAGAGATTTTTATTAGAAAATACTCATACAGTACCATCAACATTTGATAAAATAATTAAGAAAGACCTTAATTTGCAAGATCTTCAAGCACTAGATCATTCTCTAGATATACTTGTACAATATAAATTCCCATATGTAGTTAGTGATAAAATTACCAATATTTACAAACATGTTTCTGGTATATATACTCCACATTTGCAAAAAAATGAGATTTTTACAATTGGTCTTCATGTAAGACGTGGTGAACTAAATGTTGTAAGTACGGATCGTTTATTACCAAATAGTTATTACATTGATATTGCTAAAAATATTAGTACAATGCTAGATAAAAAAAATATTAATTACGTGATAGAATTATACACTGAAGTAGCTTCAAAAGTAATTAAAGTAACACCAACACACGTTGGTATTAAAAAAAGAATTCATAAAGCAAAAGCTATAACGCCAGAAAGCAGTGCTATTTCAGATTTTGATGTACTACCAAATTTACAAAGGTATATAAATGAAAACACGTTTGATACTTTTGATAGAATGATAAATTGTGACATCCTTGTTGCTAGTAAAAGTTCTTTTAGTGCATGTGCTGCTTATCTAAAAACAGATGGTTTGACTATATACCATCCTTTTTGGCATACTATGAATACAACAGACATTTCAATAAAAGACAAATATTTGAATGATAAAATACAAATTTCACTTAAAAATAAAAATGAAATTTAGATAAATATGGATCTTAAAACTGAAATTAAGAAACAAAAACTAAACTGTGATGTAGATGAAATTGTCAAAAAATTGACTAAAAGTGAAAAATGTGTTGTATGCAACAAGGTAACAACACATAAAGATGGTAAATTGCCATCATATGTTTTATATAGACCAAAAGGTGCGTGTGGCTGTAACATAAGTTGTAAACAAAGCAATGAGGGGGAGGTTGGAATGCCTAGTATACATTCTATAATTTCTGGATATTATAGTGCATTATATAATAAACATTTGTTTGTTATTGTAGCTTTATCTAGATTAGGTAAAGCAGAGAATCCTTTATTTTATCACAGCAAGAGTGGTTGTCACACTTTACCACAAGTGATAATAGGTTATCTAATTGGTTACATACTTAAAACTAAATTAATAGGTTAAAGTATATGAATGCAGATAAAAATTACGAAGATTTAGTAAATCTTGTTATTAGTAAAGGATCCCTACGTAAAGACAGAACTGGTGTTGGTACCCTTTCTGTATTTGGTGTTCAACAACATTATGATATTAGTCATTCTTTTCCGTTAATTACAAGTAAAAAAGTGTATTGGAAGGGTGTAGTTGAGGAACTTTTGTGGATGTTAAATGGGTGCACAAATGCAGAAATATTGCAATCTAAAAAAGTACACATTTGGGACGGTAATAGCAGTAGAGAATTTCTGGATTCTCTTGGTCTGGATTATCCAACAGGTCATTTAGGTCCTGTTTATGGACATCAATGGCGTCATTTTAACGCAGCATATAGTGATGCTGAAACGGATTATACAGATTGTGGTGTTGATCAAATTAAGGAAATTCTTAATTTGCTACGAACAGATCCCACTAGTCGTAGGATTATTCTAAGTGCATGGAATCCTGGACAAAATAAACTTATGGCTCTTCCTGCGTGTCACACACTTGCACAGTTTTATGTTGATGGTGATAAGTTGAGTTGTCAATTGTATCAACGTTCAGCTGATATTGGTTTAGGTGTACCATTTAATATTGCATCTTACAGTTTACTTACATATATACTTGCAAAAATGACGGGTCTTGTACCACATGAATTTATTCACACAATTGGGGATGCACATATTTATACAAATCATATCGAACAGTTAAAATCTCAAATGGAAAATGATACATTTAAGAGTCCGACTGTAAATGTAAAGGTTAAAAAAGAATATATTGAACAATATACAATAGACGATTTTGAATTGTATGATTATAATTATAGTAAAGGTCAATCTATGAAAATGGCTGTTTAGAGTAACAGACTATTTTACAGTCTGTTTTAGTAGATGATGATAATTCAATAAATTTATGTAGTTCTTGCTTAATAAAAATTGCAAAAGTATCACAATCGTGCACGCCGTATATGTGTGTTAAGTAAAGTAAATTCAGATCTTTATGAACGATTGCTTCTTTGTAAAGTTGTACACCACCAATAACAAATACTTGCTGATCTTTAAGTTTAATATTATTTGCTGTATCAAGTGCTGTAGTAAGACAATTTGAAACTAAAATTTGGTTATTTGAACATAAAGTATTAGATACTACAATAACTTTTCTATTTTGAAGAATTTTTTGTTTTGGCATTGTGTCCCAAGTTTTACGTCCCACAATCAAAATGTGATTTACTGTTGTTTCTTTAAAATGAAGCAAATCAGATTTGCAATTCCATGGAAGATTATTATTTTTTCCAATGCCATAATTTTCATCAGCTGCAATAATTATGTTGAACATATTATTACATATGTGCAAGATTTTAAGTATTTTTTTCTTTAAATATATTACAGATGATGATGAAGAAATTTGCAAATATTTCTAAAAGCTTACAAGAAAGTGTATCAGTAAAGGTTCTAGTACTTGGAGTACTTTTCTTTGCAATCGCAAATCCTATGACTTATGATCTTGTAGATTCTTTAGGATTAGTATCAGTTAAAGATGGAAACGGACCTTCACAACTTGGTGTTGGTATTCACAGTGTTGTGTTTATGATCTTGGTATTCGTAATTGCACAAATGGGGAAAAAATAGATTAGTCTTTGAAGTTCATAATTGGAGCAATATTCATACTCATTAATTCTTGAAATAACAGTTTACATGCATAGGGGATAGTAATCTCTGTAGTATGTTCACTTGATTTACACATCGTGCAAATCATAACATTTCGTTGTGCATCATTTACAGCCATATATCCGCACTTTTGACAAACGCAAATGTCATATGCATCAGACTGATCCATGAGGCGTTCTTTTAGAAAGTTTGCTGCTCCGTGGCTAATGATTGCATCTCTTTCCATTTCTCCAAAACGAAGGCCACCGTCTCGTGCACGACCTTCTACTGGTTGTCGAGTTAATATTTGAATTGGTCCTTTTGCTCGTGCGTGTTGTTTATCAGCAACCATATGTTTGAGTCGTTGATAATAAGTAGGTCCAATAAATATTTTAGCTTCTAGTGGTTTACCTGTAAATCCACAGTACATAGTTTGTTGACCTTGTGATTCGTAACCAACTGCTTTTAATTGTTCTTCGATCATTTCTGGCGTGTCGTGATCAAATGACGTTGCGTTTTTTCTTTTTCCATCCATCGAAGCAGCTTTTCCTGCTATACATTCGATAAGTTGAGCTACAGTCATGCGGGAAGGAATTGCGTGGGGATTAACAATAATGTCTGGTGTTATTCCTTCGCAAGTAAACGGCATGTCTTCTTGTGGTAATGTAATGCCGATAGTTCCTTTTTGTCCGTGTCTTGAAGAAAATTTATCACCAATTTCCGGTACACGCATGCTTCTAACTTTTGATTTCACCAGCATTTGTCCCTGATCGTTTGTTGATACAAGCACAGAATCAACAATACCACTTTCGTTATGTCTGATATTTGTACTGTAATCTTTTTTTGTTTTTCCGGATACATCATTTGTTGGTATTGTACTTGTTTTTCCAATAACAATATCATCTCCATTCAGAAATACACCTGGTGGTACAAGACCATCTTCTTCTAGTTTCTCATAATGAGCATATCTAAGTCCTATGCAATCTGCATTGTTTGGTTTTTCAATCGTGTCCTTCAAATTAGAACCGTGTTGTTTCGATTCATCTTTGTAGGTTCTGTAAAAGAATGATCTAAATAGTCCACGATCTATTGAGCTTTGATTCATAATCAAGGAATCTTCTTGATTATGACCACCATAACAAGCGATTGCTACGATAGCATTAATACCCCCTGGCATATTGTCAAAATCAAATGTATCATTTGCTTCTGTTTTTACAAGAGGTTTTTGTGGATACCACAGTACGTGACTATAAGAATCAAATCTACTTTGATGATTTGTAGCATACTGACCCATAGCTTGTTTTCCCATAGCACTTTGATATACGTTTCTTGGTGCTTGATTGTGGTTTGAATAAGGAATCATTGTTGCACAAATTCCCAACATAAGTGCTGGATGTATTTCGCAATGTGTAAAGTTTAATTTTCTTTTGTCCATATCTTCTTGACTAAATGCAATAAGTGCACATTCTTCTTCGTCTGGGTCAAGAAGTTCAACTAACCCAAGTCTTATAAGTTCGTTGTATTCGTGTTTAACATGAATAGATATATCATTTCCTGTTTTTTCATTAAGTACAAATACAGGACGACAACATCGTCCTACATCTGTATGAATACGTATTTCGTTATTTACTGAATCGTATGCAATACCAGTGTCTGGGCTAATTGCACACGATAATTTCAATGATTTCAGATTTTTCATAAGTTCATTACTATTTTTGGTATATCCATACCAAAATCCGTTAACAAATACTTTAGATTCATTGCTTAGTGTTGTATTTTCTAGATCTATGACACCAAATTCATTAAGCTTAGATTTAATATGAGATGAAGATATTCCGTTTGAAATTATGGTTGTAAGAGCCATATTTTTTACAAGCCCGCATGCTTGACCTTCTGGTGTTTCGCAAGGACATATTCTAAATGCATGACTACCGTGTAATTGACGGGGTGCTGTAATTTTCCCATCTTTACCAATTGGACTGTTTATTCTCCTCAGATGACTCAATGAACTCATATAACTGTGTCTGTTTAATACTTGAGATACACCTGATCTAACATTTTGTGCGCTTCCTATACCCCAATTTCCAGTTGCAAGAGCATACTTCAATCCATTGGTTACTATTTTATGCTTAATAATAGAACCAATATTTATAATTCCATTATTTTCGAGTGATTTTTGGGCAACGTTTTCAGCTTCTTTAATCAGTTTTTTATAAAGTTGTCGAAATAAACTACACAAAAGATCTCCTGGTAAATCTACACGCTTATTTTTATAATGATCTCTATCATCTTGGGGTATTTTACCTATGTATACGTTGAAAATTTTATCAATTATATGTCCAAACATGAAACACTTACGTTGTGGAGTTTTCATGTGAGGTAAAACGTATCTATCGTATAATTCTGACAATTCTATTTTTGAATTGATGTTTAATTTTTTCTGTATATATTCATCAATTGTTGTATTTTCCAATTCTTTAGAACACAAATCTATTGTGTTTTGTATAATATCATTAACATCTATATCTTCGTATTTATGAATGTAATTTTCATATGAAAACCCAAACATTTTGAATACAAGAAACAATGGAATTTCTGATTTCAAAAACGGAAGATCTAGTACAAGGCTGTAATTAAAATCACCTGACTTAACTAGTGATACTTTGATTGTACTTGTAGATTTCACGTTATTTTCTTCTAATGATCTTATTTCAGCTTCATATTCTACTTTATTAGACTTTTTTTGAAATACATAAACTTGGTTATTGTTCATTTTTTCTTGGCTAATTAAAACCTTCTCGCTTCCAGAAATAATAAAGTACCCACCTAGATCATGAGTACATTCATTTTTTTCATAATTATTTTGCAAATTACAATAGTCACTTTTAATCATTATTGGAATTTTTCCTAAAAATGTTTTTGGATATGATTTCTCATTTCCTTTATGGGAAATGTCTACATTTATATATAACGATGATAAATATGATAAATTACGTAGTCTTGCTTCATGAGGAAAAAGAATGGAAGATTCACCATCACTTTCCGTAAATAATATAGGAGAAATACTTATATCACCAAATGTAATACTACAATCGTTGATATTAATCGTTTTGAATTCGTCAACTACTTTTTGAATTCCAAACTTTATAAAATTGTTAAAACTATCAATTTGGTGCTTTACTAAACTTTGATCTGTAAAAATACTGTCAACAATATGCCAAGTTTTCATTAGATGTTATAAACAACATTTATAACTTTAAATTAATTTATAATTGAATTACTTTTTTGGGTTTGCTTGAGGATCCGCTTAATGTGTTGAATGCTACCATCAACAATGTAAGAAAAACTGCATACATTACTACATACCATTCACCTCCTCCGTTTTTGATGAATTTTGAAGCAAAAGTTTTAATTACTTCATTCCAAGCCATTGCACTTGAAATTACAAGTCCAAGAGTAACGTTGTCTTTGAATGTTTTTTCAGTGAGTTCTAAAAGTTTATCGCTGTCCATGTAAAATAACAGAAGAAAATAAATTTAAAGAGTTAAACATATAAACAATTAAAAATGGGAGAATCAGAATCTGTAGTAACAGTTAAAAAAGTAAAAAAAGCGTTTGAAGAACCAGAAGAAACAGAAGATGTAGAAGAGCTTGAAAACGAAGACGAGGAAGATACCGATGAAGAAGATGGTGATTTCGATTTTGACATGGAAACTATGAATCTAGGTTCTATTTTGCAAAATTTTCTAGTTAACGAAGATGGTGAAAATGTATGTGATGTCCTTTCGGGTCTTAAAAAATCTGTTGATACTCAAAATAAAATTATGATGAAAATCGTAAATTTGTTTGAAAACAAAAAAAAGTAAAATAATATGGATGCTTATATAAATGATTGTAAATCAACTGAGTTCAGTTGGTTTGATTTTTGCAAAACATATGGAAGATTAGCAACATCTATAAAAAACAGAGACAAAAATTCTATTGAATCTAATTTAATTCAGGTAATTATTATGCTTTTTAAATTATCAAGTATATATAATTTAAACATGCAAAATGCATGGTCACGATGGAATACAAAGGCTATTTCAAAAATATATGATTAATCGCTAATATAGTCTTCTTCTTGTAATTCTTTTACTATTTTTGTTTTTGTTCTAAACTGTTCTTTATATTGATTGTTAATTTTTTTTTTGGGTTTTTGTAAAAATGAATAATTATTTGTAAATTCTTCGTCAGATAAGTAATCATTTTCATCAACATTGGATCCTGTGTCTGAAGTGTCTGTATCGTTGAGTGCAAGTTTTGCAAAATCATCATATTTAATTGATTCTATAAATTCAAATGAGTCTATTGTTTTTTGTTCTTTTTTGCTTTGTGACATACATTGATCTATAATTTTATTTTTTGTTCAGACGAACTTAAAGAAAAAAGATTCAAATATTAACATGAATGCTCTCCCCAGCGAACAAGATATTGTAAAAATATGTGAAAAAGGAGAATGGGAAATTCCACGTTCATGTTTGACATTATTTGATGTAATCGGTTCAGGAAGTTTTGGAACTGTTCATATTGCTTCGTGGAGATTTACAAAAGTAGCAGCTAAAGTCCTCCAAAAATCATCTGAAGAATTTAGTATCATTGAATTTAGAAGTGAATTACAATCTTTGTCTCAAATACGTCACCCAAATATTATACAATTTTTTGGCGCTTGTACCCTTAAAGAACCTTACGTCATTGTTATCGAATATATGAGTAGAGGAAATTTAGAGGCAAATAATAACTCACTTTCTTTGCAAGAAAAAAAACAGATTCTTCTTGATATTTCAAACGGTCTTGCATATTTACATAACAGATCCCCTCGCTGTATTATACATAGAGATCTCAAACCAAACAATATTTTACTTAATTTAAGTGGTAGAGCAAAAATAGCAGATTTCGGACTTTCAAAATTCCTACAGAATCATAACGACAATTTTGTTATGACAGGAGAAACAGGTACATATAGATACATGGCTCCAGAAGTTGTTATGCACAAAGAATATAATACAAATGTTGACGTATGGTCATTTGGAATGATTATGTATTTCATGTACTATACAATCCCTTTTCTTGGTATGTCTACATATGAAATAGTTCATGCAGTTACAAAAGAAACATTTAAATTACATTTTATTGACGAAAAAAACGAGATTTCCTATATCATTGAAATGTGTACACAATGGACACCACACAAACGACCAGAGTCAATCAGCATAATAGACATTATTAATAAAATACAAATCAAACCTATAAAACAAAATAAATATTTTTTTGGTTTATGCGGTTTGAATATTTATTAAAATATTTCTAGATATTAAATGCAAATTTTCGTGAAAACACTAACAGGAAAGACTATAACTTTAGAGGTTGAATCTAGTGACACAATAGACAATGTAAAAGCAAAGATTCAAGATAAAGAAGGTATTCCACCAGATCAACAACGATTGATTTTTGCAGGAAAACAACTTGAAGACGGACGTACTTTGGCAGATTATAATATCCAAAAAGAAAGTACACTTCATTTAGTTCTCAGATTAAGAGGTGGATTAAAATTGAATACAGAAACCTTATCAGTGTTATCAATAGGTATACTCATTGGTATAATTTTACAAAAAATGTATGATAATTCCAGAAATTATGGTACCACTGAAAAAAAAGAAAAGCAAAAGAATAATGTGACAAACACCACGTCATCAAATAGAAGCGAGAAATTTAAAACAGACTTAACTCAACAAAAAAACCAAGCACAATGATACAAAATGCTTGGGTAAAATAAAAATCAGCGACTATCCTGGACATGATTATAGAGAAGTATCTTTTATGTTTTTTAATCATTATGGCATTATATACTTATAAGTATATAATATTTTGATACACCAGGTTTCTTTAATATATATTATTAAGAAGTATTAAAGCAATCAGATTATTTTTTTAACGTAGTACATGATAAATCAGGGGAAATTATTGTACATGCACATTGGAGGCAATTCAAATAAATTATATAGTAAGGATAACAACACAACAAATTATATTGAACACAAAGATGCACGCAACAAACAAATCGTATCATATGGGTTGAAAAAGATATACATCTCTGTCCAAATTTTTCTGGAAATTTTAATATTTATATAATATATATATAATGGAAAATTTTGTCAAGGCACTAACTGGAAAAACCTTACTAGTGTTAGCAATAGGTATACTCATTGGTATAATTTTGCAAAAATGTATGAAAATCCCAGAATTCATGGAATCACGGAATACAAGCATGGGAGAACGGGGGCGCCTCAGCGCCACCGTAGCACGGGCATACCCAACACCAACCAAGGTTATGGAGAAAAGAGAAAAAAATCACCCATTTTGGCCCCGAATAGATAAAGGTCCACCAGAAGAAATATCTTTCGTGTTGGTAATAATGGATAACCAATTATTTTATCTGAGTAAAAAACACTTTGATAATGCAGGTTATTATAGCATGGATAATAAAATGACAATAAAAAAACCTAAAAACAACCTCTTTATGCAATCTATAAAATATCGTTCAGGTACAAAAAAATTGATATTTAAGAACACAATTGATTCTGCACGTGTAAATGAAGTTGCTTTAAATATGAAAAATGAAAAATTAATAATAAAACCAAAATCAGTAACAATGTTGCCACAGGTGAGATATATAGGTGTTGCGAACCCTAAACCATCGTAAATTTCGGAACACAATTGATGTTGCAAGTGTAAATGAAGCTGCTTTAACAAAAAATGAAAAATTTATAGTGAAATCAAAATCAATAACAGTGTTGCCACGTGCATGCCGTAGGGTGAAATATATAGATGTTGACGAAAAAAATAATCATTATTTATTTTATGATAAGAGACTATCCTGAAGTGATAGACCAAGATGATTTCGATTTTATAATGTGGTTATCAAACAATCTTAACTACTTCTGTGGATTTACTTTGTTTTAAAGATTTTTCATATTTTGCACACATTGTTATATAATCTTTTCTATCAAAGTACATTATAACATACTTAAAGATTAAGATTTAGTAAAAAACGTAGTAAGTTTTATCGGTACCATGGCCGAGCGGTTAAGGCGGTCGCCTGCTAAGCGATTGTGCAAAGCACTCGCAGGTTCGAATCCTGCTGGTACCGATAAATTTTACTTAAACATAAACATTTGTATAATATAATGCTTGCAATTAGGATTCCAAAAATTATTAGAAAAGATAGTATAACTGCAAGTCCTGTATCTTCTCTCATTGAATTGTATCACGAACGACCAAAAGAATTTTATGAAAAAGTAAACAAAAATAAATGCAAACCGCAAAATTAAGATCAAAAAACAAAATTTCAGGTAAAAATATATGTATAGTCATTTATACACTTTTGCATTATTGGAAATAGGACTCTATTTATACCACAGAATCATTCATTCTTTAAATATAAAGTACCATGTCATAAATCATATTTTGAAGATGTACTCTGGTCTGTTGTTTTCAATTTTATAAATTTAGTATTTTGGAAATCGTTGTTTCCAAATTTTATGTGTACAATTACGTATATTTTTTACATTATATTAACAAACATTGTTCATATATTGAACCATTCTTTAAAAAAAAATATAGAACCATTAAAATTCTATAGAGAATTTCACAATAATCACCATAAAACATTAAGACATAATTTTGGAGCATTTACTCCGTTTTGTGATATAATATTTAATACTTATTTACATTAAATGTATAATAAATCGTGGCATAGCAAAGCATTCATATTACGAAAGATCAAACAACATACAAAACATAATTTAGTCAGAAAGACAAAGCCTAGATTTCCCATCAGTAAAGTTACGTCTTACAGTACTGAGTGCATAATTGGTGTAAACAACGTCACTTGCGTTAATGATTATACCATGAAGTCGAAGTGATTCGATATATTTTCTTACTTCAAGTCGACTATATTTAGGAAAATAAAATTGTAGATCATCCAAAGTAACATCGTATGATTCTCCGTGATGATGTTTCAGTTTTTGTAAAGTTTGAATAATTGTTTTTTTTCGCAATTTATTTACACTGTTTTCACTTTGAGGTGGTGTATAACCAATAATGGTAACATTTAGATTGTCAGATATTTCAGTGTAAATTTTGTCATTGCTAACAATAATAACGTGGTCACCAGTTGCAACATATCTACCTGTATGAAATAAAATATTTGCATCAGTTGCATTTTTATTTTGTGTTTTGCAACAATGTAGGGATAGTTCAATACTTCGTTGCGAAACATATTTGAATGTTAAATTTGATTGACAGATAACTGTTGTATGTGTTTCGTTATTTTTTGTTATTGAATGTATATTTTCCTGAATATCTGTAAAATACCTTTCCAAACTTATATTATCACCGTCAATAATTATTTGATATTTCATTGTTACAAACAAAGATGTTTTATTCTTTAATTGTCTTTATTTTCTTTCCACATTTTTGCAATTATTTTTGAAATTTCTCCCATTGTTGCATTTGGATTCTCTGATCTGACATTAGAATAGTTTTCTTTAATAAAAATAGCATATCTGGACGGTTTACGATTTACAGTCTTTTTCTGTTTTGGTTTGCCTTCACATGCTTCTACACGTGCAGTTAGTTCTTTGACTTGCTTTGTAAGTTCTTCTATAGAACTTTCTTCTGATGTTTTACTTTTTGCCATATGATTTAATACTCTTAATTTTTTATCTGACTAAACGCAAACGAAAAATCACTTAAATAACATATGAGTATTTAATAAAAAATGAACGCTACACCAGATATTCAAGAAACAACACCAATTAGCTGTGTCAAAGTTTCTCCAGAAGAAGCAGATCTGAAAATGCGTGAGACTACACAAAAAGAACTTACAAAGTTAGCAGAACTTATGAAAACACAAAAACTACCTGTACGTGAAGATATTATTGAATCAGATGAAGAAGAATCTTCTTGTGATTCTGAGTCTGAAGATGATGAAGATTATGTTCCTACAAAACGTAAACGTACATCTAAAGAACACAACGGGTATGTTAGTGTTGAATCCAAAATGTACCAAGATAATCAAAAACTGTGGAAACGTATTCACAAATACGGAATTGAACTAAATAAAACTCATAAAGAATTGCATTACATGCAATTAGAACTTAATAATAAACATATTGAATGTGAAGAAGAGAAATCAAAAAGTAATACTGTAGATATTTATCAAAAATCCAACAAACAAATCAAACAAGAACTAAAGAGAATTTACTTTTTCAACTTTATTTATCAATTGACTATTATTTGTTTTCTACTAGATTATTCAAGTAGTCACGTCTTTTTTCGTCTTTCTAGACATTTTTGTATCACGTACGCTAAGATGTTTTTTGAATTCTGCGTTTCCATTAATCATAAATTTCTCTAAAAATTGTAAATACACGAATGTACAACAGTGGTAAATGGTTAATACATCTTAGAAATAAATATGGCTATCACGCAGTTTTCAGAAGAAAAATATTTAAATCATGTTGTGGTCCATATGATCACCACGATATATTTCGTATTGACGCAATGAGTGGTAATCATGATATTACATTTGATAATCAAAAAATCGAACTTCATCTAAGTAATTATAAGATAACACCAAAGTTACGTTTTGGTATCAATCATCCAGTGTGTTGGACATACAGAGATGGGGAGTATACAATGATAAATAAAGACGAATCGTTGTATACATCTCCAAAAGATTGGACAGACGAAATGTGTTATTTTCTATTTTTCTTATGTATACAAGAACTTTCAACTAGAGTAGAAAATTACAAATTGTATTATAACAGAAGCAAAAAACACAATTACGGCCATCATAAAGCTATTATACAAACTTTATTTATTTTGCGATTTGTAGTCGCTGAAATTAAATCAAGAAATTTATATTATTGAACATAATATATATAATTGTATAAATAACCCCTAAATAAAATTTCTTTAAGGCATATTTCCACGGTTGTAATATATATATTACAAAATACACTAAAATTAAAGATCTATAGTATATTTTGCTTTCATTAATAAAAATTAATGGCAATAAATGCCCTAAGATAACGGATATTTTTATTTGTTTTCTCATTAAATGTTCTAGTATCCCTGTCATACACATTGCAATAATGTGACCACCTAAAAAATCACGTTTGATGTTTAATATATAAAGTATAGCTAACACTGGCAATATATATGGACTTAAATACATATATTACAATAATAAAACATTCTGACGTAATATAAAAGGTTTAGAAAAAAATCCATTCACTTGGATTTATAGAGCGTGTATCAGCTACATAGAGTTTGCACATTAACTTTTCTGGTGGTGCGTAAATTTCTGTAATATATTTATTATATACCAATGATAAATGTGGTTTATGTATAGTTGATATACCCTTTATTTCACAATAAAATCCACTTGCACTTAAAGGGTCGTTTAAATACATTTGAGGAAACTGCTGCACGTTTGAGAAATTTTCAACGGTGTAGTCGTTTTTGTTTAATACAACAGAATCTATAAATTGTAAATTATTAGCAACAGTAATGTGAGGAATGTGGTTCATATTATATGACAATTTTACCTCTTTCCAATTATTAGGAATGAGCCATATAGAATAACCATAGCCATTCATATTATTTTATATTATTATTTTACATATGAATCGTCTTTCGTTAATTATGGAAAAAATGAAAAAGTTACCACGCAAACCCAAATATACTAATTTGCAACTACACTTAATGAAACAAGAAAAAGAAGGTCGAGAAAAGCAACATAAAAAAATGGTAAAACAACTTGAAAAATATGAAAAAAAACAAACATGTCCAATGCCTGTAAGTATGAAGAAAAAATCACCAATTCCAAAAAAACTTGAACTTACAAAAGCTCAAAAGGCTTTACATAAAAAAGTTTTTGGAAAGAAAAAAACAGTTTATGTAAGCCCAGTGAAATCTCCAAAGACAACTAAAAAACCAACTAAAAAATCACCAAAATCAAAAACAAGCCCTGTAAAATCTGCGAAATCAAACAGAAACAGTAATAATAATAATTCAACATCTAGTGTATCGAATGAAAGTATTCGTAGTGCGATATCGAACAAAAGCATGAACTATGGAAGTAATTAAATATTATTGTTGCCATTTACTAAATCATTCATGATTTGAATATCACTTTCATTCATATAGTCATTTACGTCGCATGGATTTTCCCAAAATTTTAGACATTCTTCTAGTTCTGGGCACCAAGTATAACCAGCACAAGTAGCACATCCGTGAGTATCATAACAACGTTCAAGTAGTCGAGAAGCTACTACTGGAAGCAGTGAAAGTGCAATTGCAAAAATTACTTGTTTTCTCATTATAATAATAAACATAATTTATTTCTTTAATATAATAAATGGTTCATTTATCAAATGCTAAAGGTGTAAGTGTTGCTGTATTTTATAGTGCGTTGACATATTTTATTGCCCCAATGCTAATTTCTAAAATTGATCTACCTAAACAATTGAAAGACATTGATGATCCTTGTTTGATTGGTTTTATTGCAGGATTCGTTGTCAGTATTTTATTATGGATATTTGTTGGTAAACATTACGTGTATTCAAAGTAATGAAAAATTTCACTTAAATAGTATATTCTTTTATAGATAAAAACAATAATGAATTACATCGACATATCAACGTTTGATAGCAAAATTGTTATAGGTGTTATGGGATTTCGAGGAATCAATTTTAAACATTTGAAAACTTTGTACAACTTAAATAATATTTGGTGGGATCAAGACTCTCAAAAAATCTTCATTTATAGTGATTCTTTGCAAAATATTAATGCAGCAAAATCAGCTTTAAATGAGGCATTACGCATACATAAAGAAAGTTCTATAAATAACTATATAGACGTTTCTGTGTATAATGTCAAAGATGTGTTGTGTATTATGGGATTTCGAGGAATCAATTTTAAAAATTGGAAAAGTTTGTACAATCTTAAGAATATTTGGTGGAGCCAAGAGTCTAAAAAGATTTTCATTTATGGAGAATCACCTCATAATGTTAATGCAGCAAAATTAGCAATAAATGACGCACTTCGTATATATCAAAATATGAGTAATTCAATTATTAAAACGCCAGGGAAGTTCGCAATATCTGCAAAAAATACATTGATTATTGCATAAGGGAAAAACAAAAAATGACATTTTGAACACCGGAAAGTACAAATCTCAATAACAATCCTCTGTATAAGTAATTTGAAAATATAAAAATGTCACTTTTGCAAAAACTTCTGTTCTGTAAATTTGATTTTATAACTTTGATTGGATTTGTCGTTATATCTGTTGATATACCAGATAAAAATCCAACAATAAATATTTTAAGTTGCTTGTTTTTGCAATTTATATGTTTGTCCAGAAATTTCATTGATTTAAACCATGTAACATATGCAACAAAATTACATACATTATATGCAATAAACCCCTTATATATATAACTAAATGTATATACAATTTTGTTATTCATTTGATAGTATATTTCCATTGTTTGAATGGGAAATGTTAACATTCTCACAATATAACTTAAACACGCTGAGCGAGTTGTATAACCATAATTGTCATATATTATAATATCTGCACATCGATGTACACAACTAGACGCTATCTGAAATTGCACTCCTTTGTAGAAATTTTTAATTCCTTTTTTTTAATTATTTTTAATGTTTGTTTAAATTTTTTATTGTGAATATGCTGATGTCGATTTATTCTATGTAAAGGGAATAACAAACCTATTTCAAAAAGTTTTGCTACATTAACGCAATGTCTTTTTTTTAAACTAACTCACAAATTGTAATACACTTTCACTTATCAATATGATTTTTTATGTTCGATGATACAAAAAATTAACAATACTAAATATTGCTTTAGAAGCAAAGTATAATATTGTTTTATAAAACATTGTTATTTAAATAGCTTTAGTTGATATATTTTAGTTGCTGTATGCAAGACCACCCATACCACTCATAATGCGAAGTACGTTGTAGTTTACTGCAAATACTTTGAGTACGGAGTCAGTGTCGCTTCCTTGAAGTCCTACGGACAAAGTTGCGTTGTCAATGCGTGAAAAGTTGCATGTTCCAGAAGGTTGGTGTTCTTCAGGCTTGAGTGCAAAACTGTAGCAGTATACTGCTTTGCTTGGTACACGGGTGTGGTGTTGGTATGGTTGTACCAAACGGAAATAGCTTCCTGCACGTTCGCTGAAACGGTCGTGTCCGTTAAGCATAAGTTTTGCGGTAAGTACTGGTTCACCTGCTGATGTTGTGTAATCGAATGATGTACCGTTTGTGGGATCTTTTACTACCCATACAAGTTCTTTTACTGGGTGGTTGAAATTGAGGCGTACTTTGTTTGCACCGTCAGATACAGATTCGTCACCAGTGAATTGCAATTGTTCAATAAGCATTTCGTGGCTTACTTGTGCAAAGCGGCGGCGTTCGTCTGTGTCAAGGTATACATAGTCAACATATAAAGATGCTTCAAGGCCAGATGGTGCAGTTACTCCACTTGCTACTAATGCAGAAGCTTCTGCAAATGTAATGTTAAGTTTTACTTCGTGGTATTGAAGTGCAATTAATGGAAGTGCAAGGCCTGGGTTACGGTTGAAAAAGAATACAAGAGGTACGTATAATTTTCCACCAGTTAAATCTACATTTGCATCACCATCGTATTTGCCTACCATAGTTTTGTATCCAGAACGTTTTTCTTCTGGGAGAGTAAGTTCACTCCAGATTTCAAGCCAATCTGCATAATGTTTATCAATTCTTTGGCCACCAATTTCAAGTTCTACTTCTTTAAGTAATGCATGTCCTACAGAGTTTACATAGAAGTTACCTGAACCTAAGTCTGGGAGAGTTGCTTCGACCCAGCAGTTGGTGATTAAATCGCCGTTACGGCTGATGGTTGCAGTGACTTTGCGGCCAAAATCAACAGATCCGTTGAAAGTTTGTTCAATGCTTTCGCATGCAAAGTTTGTGTGTCTGCGGTAGACAACTTTAAAGAAAGTGATTTGTGGATTACCTGTAAGGTAAACATCTTGTGCTCCATATGCTACGAGTTGCATAAGACCTCCGCCCATTTTGTAATATATACTAAGAAAAAAATTTTGCAAAATTTAGCGAATTTACTTCCTTGAATTACAACAAAAGAAACTTGCGAAGTAATTAGACCAAGAATCATATTTTGGTGTTGCATAAATATCAGAGTACCAATTTTCATTCGCCATATTTAAAATGTATACATAAAATTTTAAATCTGTTATGCAAAAAGGAAGATCTTATTATGATCTTCTGTATCTATAAATTTTGGTGATATCATCTTGTATTTTCCAACATTTGCTCTACAAATTACTGTATGCCACCACCAATCCTTATGTTTGAAACAAGGTACAAATATTTTTATTGACAATATATTGAACATTTTTCCGTAAATCATAATAGTTCATATTTAGATTCTTAAAAATTGTTTTTAACATATATATTATGGAATCAATTGTATATGGAAAGTATGTTCCAAAAATTGAAGATAGATTTGTTACCGGATTAAGTGATCAAACAATGAACGTCTTTAAAATTAAAAATCCTCAAAAGGCGAGAAAATATCCCTTAGTTATAGAAATTCATGGCGGAGGATTCATGGTTAAAAAGAAATCTGATTCTGTTCCAAAAGAATTGAAAGATGTAGAATGTGTATTTGCTTCTTTTGAATATAGAAGAGTAAATAAATATTATAAGCACATTGACACAGACGAAGACGAACGTGGAATTATTGTAAAAAATGACAATTCTTTAGAAGAATCTGAAGAATCATTATATAATCCAAAATCTATTAAAAACTACAATAACAGAACAAATTTTGCTTTAAAATGTATTTTTGATTGTACACTTCAAATGGATCATTTGATTGATAATGCTGAAAAATATAATATTGATCTTAAAAATGTACATTTTTTCGGAAGTTCTGCAGGAACTTTAATGTGCAATTACTTAACATATGTATATTCTAAATTGAGAGGCTATAATGTTGTGTCAATTGCATTAGATAATGCTCAACTTAATTATTCAGTAGAATCCACGTCATCTCAAGTATTTTCTTTGTTTGAAGATGAATATGGAGATGTGGAATTACCATCTGAATCTGAGAAAATTTTTGGTATGGAATGGTCTAAAGTTTGCGAGACATTTCAAAATCCACAATGTAGTAATGATGAAAATGAAGTTAATGAGATTTGTGTAAATACTCACGAAGATTATATATCATCAACATATTGCAACAGTAATAATAATTTTAAATTATCTGATCTATCAAATGATCCTACATTATTACTAACAATGCAATTTTCTAATATTAAAAAGTTAATACTTGAATCTTCTGTTACGCCAGACTTTTGCTATGTTTCAAATAGATTAAATGATATACCACACAATGGTGTTTATGCCTTACAATATCTGAAAATTTTCAAAGAAAAAAATATAAAAAACTATTATATTCGTTCTGGTTCCAAAAAATATGGAAAGGGGCCTTTTGAATATACATATACAAATTACAAAAATAATGTAGATTTTATAAGAAATACACTGACAGAAAAACCTCCTTCAAATATCGGATTATATTTTACTGTTTCGTGCATTTTATATTTATTAATCATTTGTTGTTGCATATATATGATCTTTTAATCGTCAATCATTTTCCATGCATTTTGAATACCACTTACTGTTCCATACACTTGTCTAACAGTTTTTGAATTATATAATACATATGTCATTATCGACGTACTTACACATATACAAGACCCAATCCCGTACAATATATATCCAATTGTTTTAGGATCAGGAGTAGATGCTCTAATATTTTGAAAATTATCAGGATCGTATTCAATATTTATAGTTTCACCAACAGATAGTAAATTTGAAGTAGAGTAAGTGAAATTTCTAGTAATTCCTTCTAATTTTGTTGATTTTTCTGATTCTGGTTCTTCTGATTCTTCTGATTCTTCTGATTCTTCTGGTTCTTCTGATTCTTCTGATTCTTCTGATTCTTCTGATTCTTCTGATTCTTCTGATTCTTCTGATTCTTCTGATTCTTCTGATTGTGCGGGTATACACTCTCCTTGACTATTATATATCATATTATCTGGACATTTTTCTTCTGATTCTTCATTATCATCAAATGTTTCGATTTTGTTTTCACTTGGTTTATAATTTATTTCCAATTCATATTTGTAACTTGTTGTTTTAGTTTTTCCAGATGATGTAATTTTAGTTTTATCTAAAATTTTAGTAATTTTAGCAGTTGTTTTAATGAACTTTTTGAATTTTGTAGTGACTAGGTATGTAGCAATTACAAACAATATCATTGTACAACACATACCTATACCGAAATTTCTCCACATATAAAAGGAACCCATTGCATTAGTACCTTTATTGATCAATTCTTTCATTAATATATACTAATTAAAATTTAATGTGTGTTTAATGAAGCTAAAATAAATTCATAATTTATTTTAGCAATGAATCTACAATTAAAAAAATTTGATCCTAAAACAATCGGAGATAACAGGGTATGTGTATTTGTAGGTAAAAGAGGTACTGGAAAAACTACATTGGTTACTGATATTATGTATCATAAAAAACATATACCTGTTGGGTTGGTAATGAGTGGTACAGAAGAAGGGAATAGTTACTACCAACAGTATGTTCCTGATTTGTTTGTTTATAATGATTATAATAGTGAAGTTATCGATAAAGTTATTTTAAGGCAAAAACAAATGTGTAGAACGAAACAGGCAAATAGTGGTGTTTTCGTATTAGTTGATGATTGTATGTATGATAAAAAAATGATTAGAGACAAGTGTATACGTGGTATCTTTATGAATGGCAGACACTGGAATTTGTTTTTCATGTTAACAATGCAATATTGCATGGATCTAAGCCCAGATCTGAGAGCAAATATAGATTATGTTTTTATTTTGAGAGAAAATATTATACAAAATCGAGAAAAAATATACAAAAATTTTTTTGGTATTTTTCCAACATTTGACATGTTTAATCAAGTATTGACTGCGTGCACAGAAAACTATGAATGTTTAGTGCTTGATAATACAAGTAAGAGTAACAAAATAGAAGATGTAGTATTTTGGTATAAAGCAAAAATACATCCTTCTGGTAGTTTCAGAATAGGACATCCATCATTTTGGAATTGTCATAAAAAGAACTATAACCCGGGACATGAAGATTCACAGTACGAAAAATTAGATCCACAAAAAGCCAAAAAAAATAGTCTTGCTATAACAGTAAAGAAAAAAGGTAAATAGGTTTAAATTACTTTAAAATCTAATAATTCTTCTTCGTGTTTTACAGTTATATCTTTTTGTGATTTCAATTTATTTACTATAAAATAAATTAACCAACACGCTCTATAAACTAACCCAAGTGAATTTAAAGGATTCAAAATAAAATATGCTAAAAACATAGTTGAATACGTAAACATTATATAATAGTAAAATTAAAAATCAGCATCTAGTTCAAATACATTATCTTCGCAATTTGTCATGACACCAGCCTTTGCATATTCTCCAACTCGTTTTTCAAAAAAGTTTGTTTTCCCATTAAGGCTTATATTTTCCATGAAATCAAAAGGATTTTGTGTAAAGTATAACTTTGGACAATTGATTTGTGTTAACATACGATCAGCTACAAATTCAATATATTCACTCATCATTGTAGAATTCATACCAATAAGTCTACAAGGCAATGCTTCAATAATAAATTTTTTCTCATTTTTAACAGCTTCACTTACAATTTCATGAACAGTTGAATGAGTTAGTTTGTTTCTTAGTTTATTATACAACAGACATGCAAAATCTGTATGCAAACCTTCATCTCTACTTATAAGTTCGTTACTAAATGCAAGTCCAGGTAATAGATTTCTCTTTTTTAACCAGTAAATTGCACAAAAACTACCACTAAAATAAATACCCTCTACACATGCAAACGCAAGTAAACGTTTTGCAAAACTACAATCTTTGTGCATATATTTGAATGACCATTCTGCTTTCTGTTTGATTGAATCAATATTTGTAATAGCATTTTGCAATCTTTGTTTTTCATTTACGTCAGTTATGTATTTATCTAAAAGAATACTATACGTTTCGCTGTGAACGGCTTCCATAGCTTCTTGAAATGCATAAAATGCACGTGCTTCTGGAACTTTTACATCTTTTGAAAAATTAACATTAATATTTTCATTAACTATACCATCACTTGCTGCAAAAAAAGCTAATATATTACTTACAAAATGTTTCTCGTCAGATGTCATAGAATCCCAATCTGATTGATCTTTTGCTAGCGTGATTTCTTCAGGCTGCCAATAGGAAGCTCGAGCTTTTTTATACATCTCGTAAATATCAGGATATTGTATAGGATACATTGAAAATCTATTTTTTGATTCCATTAGTAATGGTTCATTATATTGAGCCATCATTTCTTCAAATGAAAATACGGAATGAGATTCGTCATCGACAACACAGGGAAATCCAGAAACTAATTCTGAATCATAATCATTGCTTTCTAAAGTACGAATAAGTTGACCGACAGAAGTAACTGTTTGCAAAGTATACGGTATTTTTAGTATGTCAAACAACTGCTTCAGAACATCACAATTGTTGCATCCAACTTTTGAATACAAGGTATACATGTTGAATAATATATTCAACTAAAATATTTTTAAACTTCTTTCATTGTACTCGGATCAATCATTTTTCCAACCAGTGTAGAATTTAATTTTTTAACAACAGGAGATGTGTTATATTCAATTTTCGTTATCCAAGATAGCTTTGTATCATGAATATCTCCATAAAAATTTTCCTTAGGTCCTGCAAACATTTTCAAAAGATTCGTAGAATCTTGATCATCGACAAAAATATTCAAGATTTTATTTAATGGCCTAACACGTGTATTATATACGTCATATGCATATGGAGGAAAATGTACTGGATTTTTGTTATTATAAACAATTGCATAATTCTTCATTGTAGGAAGATGTTTGTAATAAATATATACATTGTAATTGTCGCTATCAAATTTCCATTTATTTCCGTTTGCAACTTCCCTTGTAATTTCTTTCCTGGTTTTTGTAGACAAACATTCTGAATAAGCGTATGTTACTACCAAAGGACTTTTATAATAATAAAGAGTGTAAATTATTGAAATAATTTTAAAATAAATCATCATACATACTACGTATAAGTCTACCATTACAAACATAGCAAGATCCATAATACATCCATTAATTAATTACTTTAAATAGTTTAAAATATTTAATTAAGTAATAAATAATGCCTCATGACTACAATAGAAAGTCGACACCAGAATCATATGGAATCATTGCAAACCGAACAAGAACAAGTAGAATATTTACTTGATGTTGCAAATATTTTAGAAAAGTACGGAAATGATAACGTCGTTGAAGCAGATGATACAAACAATACAGGACAACTTAAAGACTTTGTAAAAGTTACAGGTAATCAAAATAAAGGTATGTTGTACAAACATTATATGGCAAAAGTGGAAAATGCTCCAGTTGATGACATTATACAAGTAAACAGTTATTTATGTGAACGATGTAATATTGAAAAATTATCTCTTGGAAATGATAGTCATATGATTTGTCCACAATGTGGAATATCTGATATTTACTTTGATAGTGGTATTCAAGGAATGAGTTACGAACAAGAAGTAAACAGCGAAGTCAATATCTCATTTGCATACAAAAGAATAAATCATTTTAATGAATGGTTAGCTCAATTTCAAGCAAAAGAATCTACGCATATTCCTCAAGCAATTTTAGATGAAGTTACAAAAGAATTTAGAAAACAAAGATTAGACAAAAAAGATATCACACAATCCAAAGTCAAATCGTTCTTAAAAAAATTAGGATACAATAAATACTATGAACACGTCCCACATATAACAAATTTACTAAATGGGAAAAAGCCGCCTTCAATGCACCCTGCTTTGGAAGAAATATTGAGAAATATGTTTAGAGATATACAAGTGTCATTTGAAAAAAATAAACCAAAAAATAGATCAAACTTTTTAAGTTATAGCTATTGTCTTTACAAATTCTGTGAATTACTGAACGAAGATGAATATCTTGTGTGTTTCCCTTTGTTAAAAAGTAGAGAAAAATTATATCAACAAGATTGTATTTGGAAAAAAATATGTCTTGATATGAATTACGAATTTATAGCAACAGTATAACACGCAGGACAACATTTTACATAGACACCCGGTAAATGATTATGATACAAAAGTGTTTTAATATTTCTATTTTCAGTCGAACCTTCATGTTTTTTACAATAATCGCTAAAAGGTAATGCACGTAAACTACACACTTTTCCATTTACACATCTACCTTTACAATTATTTGTACTAACCAAAAGTTCAGCTTTTAAATTGTTTTTTATTTGTATTTCAAAATCTTTGAAGAAGGTTTGCACATCGTTTTCCATATTTTCTAATTTTTATTTCTCATTTAAGTAGTTAATATTTCTTTGTTGTGTGAGTGTGGATATTTGCATATTATATAAACAATGTATTATCCAAAGAAGTAAATGTTAATGATTATGTAATAAAGCAGAAATAATACCATTTCCTGCAAATATGTGCATAAACATATGGGGAATATGTAAAATTAAATTATTCCAGGAACGATCATTTGTTCTAAAATGAAAAACAAATAAAAAAGTACATCCAACAGCAATTAAATGTTGCATATATGAATGAATATGATAAAATAAAAAGGTAGTATAACAAGTATATAATTTAACAATAATACTATCCATAACCCAAAATAATTTATTTGTATAATAAAAATGATGTAAAAATGATATTGGAATTGAAATTGATGTAAAAATTCCTAGAAAAATATATTTGTGGTAAAATGCAATGTAAGGTATTAATTCAAAGGAGCTAAGGTAAGATAAATGACATGGTAAAAGATTAATACTAATTGATTCCAAAGTCCATAAATAACCTAGCCATTTTATAAATTGGAAATAAATATTATATTCAAAATTAGTGTAATATATATGAAACCAATTAATCCAAATTATACGAGTAAAAATCCAATATATTTTTGAAAACATTTTAAGTAGTGGAAACATTCTACTCAACATTAAAACACATGATGATGATTCTAATACAGAATATAAAATAAAAACTTGTTGATAATTAATTGATTGATATTGAAAGATAAGCAAAATAGCAAAAATATGATGAACTAAAATTTGTATATCACGTTTTTTATTCATTGATTTAGTTAAAGAATCAATAAAAAGATATAAAATCATAAAAAAATGCTGTATTTCTGGAAATGAAAAACTAAAAAAAATTGAATTTATAATTAAAAAAATATTCATACATGGACTCAGATACATATTATATTTTAAATTAAATTACTTAAATGATTTTAACGACTATGGTTTACCTCCATACAATACATATTTTCTCCACAGACAGTCACTGTTAACAGATAAACTTACTGGCGTATATAAAAACAAAATTTATTTAGCAGGTATATCTGGTGGTGGCATATGCACCTTACATATGATGAGTAATCCATCAAATTATACGGTAAATTGTATCATAAAAATAAAATCGGAAAAATTCCAAGAACTTTGGGATTTTGCAATACCAAGTTATAATGCATATGGAAGTGCTGATAGATCTGGACTTGTTACTACCGGAGATATACCGGAATCCCGAAATTTTTATCTAGAAAATAACACTTTTGGTTATGGAAATTCACGTATAATACACACTATTGATAACCTTGAAGATATGAAAGAATACGGTCATAAGGTCATCATAAAAGAATACACAAAAGATGATACAAAAACAAAATATTTGCGTGGGAAACAAATACAAATCATATTGTAAGTGCAATGGATTATTTGTATGATGTGAATGATTATCCTGATGGATATGGAGGATTATTCAATCCTCAAATGTTGGAATGGTATTTACTTGAAGACACGTATAGATGGGTAAATGGTGCTTACAATTAAAGATTTACATTATTAATTAATAGTTTTCGCAAATCTAAAGTCTTATTTTTATTTCATTCGAGTAGTTTATATTTTACCTTTTACAATAACTTTTCTGGGAGGGAATGCCGCCTTGAGGAGTATTGAAAATATACCAGAATTGTATGAATTGATTAATATAAATACCAGTATTATATGAGCTGTAATTGATAATTTTGCGCTATCTGGTAATGGTTTTTTATGGTCGCCAAATCCTACTGTAGTATGCGTTATAGTTGCAAAATATAACTGATCAAAAAACGTTTTACCGATATGAGAACTTGCAGTGTATTTGTATAAAAACGTCATTCCAATTATAATTATACTATTTACAAATACAAATATAGCTTTATTGATCAAACTTGAACCACTAAGAAATGCAAATTCAGTTACACTTAGAAATATTAGTAAATTTTGAATCATTGTAGCCAGTTTCATTCCAAAACTATCTGGCGTTACATCCCCATATCCCAAAGTTGTACTTACGTTAAATGAATAGTACATTGCGTCAATGAATGACTTCATATTTTTGAAACTGTTTTTGTTTAAAAAATATACTATTGAAAAAATCAAATTGTATATTATAAATAAAAACATATATCCTATATTCTGTAACATACTATTAGAAATATAAAATTTTCACTTAAATATTAATATATATTAAAGTAAAAATGAGTATTTTATATCTAGATACTGAAACAAATGGTATTGGTAACTTTCGTCCACCTACTCAACGTATTGTGCAAATTGCTTGGATCTATAATATACCTAAATCATACTTGATTAATGATGTACAAGAAATAGCCGAAAAAGTTCCTCATACAATAACTGTAAATCAATGCAAAAGCGAAGGTGAAGATTTCGAAACAATCTTTTCTGAATTTTTCAAAGATTTTTTGAATGCGTCTTTGATTGTAGCACATAACATTGATTTTGATATAGGGGTAATAAAAAACGAATTAAAAAAAAGAAATTCAAAAATGTATGATAGTTTTAAAAAACTATTGGAAATAAAACATTTTAAGTGTACGATGAAAGATAGTGTAAACATTTGCAAACTAAAGTTTTCACCTGATTCTATTAATTACAAATATCCAAAACTATCAGAGCTTTATTTTCATTATTATCAAACAGAATCCGAATTAACACCTCACGATGCATTAAATGATTGTTACATTTTGAAAATGTGCTACGAAAAAATGACATCAATATTGCTATAATCATTGTGCAACTTTTTAAGAAAATTTCTTTCATATTTTGCGTTATGACCTTTGAATGTAGAAGATACATTACCTGGCGTTTCGTCATCAAAAAAATGTGCAGATTGTCCAGGTTCTACCATATTGAATCCAACAATAGTCATTGAATTAAATCTAATAAATTTTAAGATCCATTTTATAAACAATAAACCAGTAGTTAATTCAAATGTAGTATCTTCAGCGTGTACATCAAACTCATTTATACATAAAGTGTGATTTTCGTGATTTAAATGATGAAATATAACATCATTACAAATAATATAATTTAACTCAAATGGTAGTTCATCACTATGTAAAGCTATTTTATTGAATCCTATAATTTTTGTGTTTTCTTTCAATCTTAATTGTACAAGATGATCTTTTAATTCTCTTGCATTGCCAACAATTAATATATCATTATTGTGTAACATACATGCTAATTTTGCAATTTTATAATTGAAATTAAATTTGTTATATTCAAAATTATAAATTTGTTTATAAATTATCCAGATGCAATATATAAAATCTTTATTAGAAAAATCCACAATTTTACATATTTCTGGATACATATAACAAAATAGATAAACATTAAAAGTGGAATTATTTCTCAACTTTTGTGTTATCTCAAATTTACCGGTACAATCATAATGAGACTTAGCCCACCCTTTCAAGTATTCTGGTAAAGTAATATTTGTTTCTGAAGAATATGAATCCAAAGCAACTTTAATTAAATCTTCATTACTTGCTAAATATTGTAGGTATTTCATATATTAGATTACAAATATTTCACTTAAAAAACGCATTTTTTTTAGGTTAAAAGAGCAGCAGTAACAATGTACAATCCTCCTAACACTCACTACTCTCACGCCAACTTTAGCACTTGGGATTTAACACCTGAGGAAGTGAATGCGGTGATGGGACCAAATGGAAACAACTTCAAATCACTTACAAGTGATTGCGGAGTCAAGTACATATGGTGGAACGATTCACTCAAAGTGATTGAAATCTGGGGTCCGGAAGATAAGTTGTGGAACGCACGTGAAAAAGTAATTGAGCACGTGACGCAAACGATCTCACAGGATTGTTTCAAATACAAGTACTGTGAGATAGAAGAGGCTTTAATCCTCGCCTAAAACAAAAAACCAAAAAACCAAAAAACCAAAAAAAAACACAAAATTAAATAAATTCTCCATAATTTGCTAATGTATATATCCTGTATGCTTTACAATTCTCACAACTGCAATATTTGTACCAATTCAATTTAATCAAATTGCTAATAAAGTATTGCATTTTTGAATGCAGTTCTTCTTTATATTTATCATAAACTAAATGCTTTAATATTAACTTTCGTAAATCTCTATTTTCAAAGACAATATCTTCACTCATTTTTCAACTTGTTTAATACTTTTAAAGAATTTTCAAACCGTTTTAAAGATAATTCTGCATCTTTTCTTTTTTCAACTACATTTTCCGTGTCTTCTAGATATACACTCATTTTTTCAAATTCTACAAATTCGTGTAGTTCTTTATACACACTTGTAACTAAATAATGCTGACACAACATACATACATAGTCTTTAAGGCGTGCTATACTTATATCACTATAGGCAAGAAGACTTTTTTGAAGAAATCTAATGCTTGTTGGATCACTCGTGTTTGCAGATACAGGAGTCTTATCATCTGCGTGAATTAAATTTTGGTATAATTTATTTTGTGTAAAAATAAAACATTCAGTTTTAACAATTGTCTCAATTGCTTCTAAAGCTTTCTGTTTTTGCATTGTTAGAAAGTTTGTTATGACTGTTTTTGTTGCATCATTTAGTTGTGGATATCTAGTATCTATTTTGTGTTGTACAATTTCTAATAGTACTTTTTGGCAGTATTGATAAACTTGTTCAACTAGCATATAACTGTTTGTTTTGTAATTGTTTAAATGACTATCAATAAAAAGCTGATTAAATGCAGTATGATTAATGAAATTTAATAACATTATAGATCTGCTTTCTTCTAATGCGCCTTCTATTTTTACTGCAAAATCTTCACTGAAAAAATCAGGTTGATTTGCTCCTAAAGCTTGGCAATATTTTTTATACATTTCGAATATTCTTGGACCAACATGTAGTTCAACTTCGTCCGTTGTTTCGTCGTTTGATTTAGCTAAAGATTTGAATTCGCTTACAACGGATACAATAATTCTAACTAAATGTTGCATTTTTTGAACATCATTATTAAATTGAGGTGCAAGTAAATCCAATGTATGTTTTGTTTCACTAATTTTCATTTCAAGAGTATTTATCATTTTTGGTACAAACTCTTCAACACGTGACATTTGTAACTCGCTTATTCTATCTATAAGAGTACCTGTTCCCCAGTATTCCCGTGAAACATTGAAAAATTGTGACGAACTCAAAAAATATGTTTTTTCATTTGTGCGTGCTTGTTTTATTGATACATTTTCGTTATTCATTTTGTTTTTTACGGCAATAAATCCCAATTTTAAGTTTACGTTGTTACCAGTACCTCGTAATTTATCCATTATTTTCACATCATTTTTAGCAAGATCTACCTTCGTTACTACTCCTAATGTACGCTTACCTTCCGGATCTACTGTTTTAGCTAGTTTAATTGCTTCGCTGTTTGCAAAGTCGTCTACTGCTGGGATTACACACAAAATAATCATTTGTTCGTTGCTTATGTATTTTTTCACCAAATTTACGGTAGCGTCATGTATATCTTCTTGAACGTTATTTAAACTCATATGTGTTATTCCTGGAAGATCAATTAACGTCATAGTAGGACATGATGGACCCATGACCTTTAAATGAATTGGTTTGTCTTCTACACAACCACCATCACCTGCTATTTTTCGTGTATATTCTGTAATTTTTAAAGGAATTTTATCAAGATCAATTATTTTCTCTCCTGTTTCTACATCAGGATTATCGGATATTAGAGCATACCTTTCAATATCATCTTGTCTTTCTAGACGTAATATTAGTGGAACACGAGTTGTTATATTTTGTCCACTTGGTAACTTTATATCACTCAATGATTCTAACAATGAACTTTTACCTGCGGATTGTGCACCTGCAACAACAATACCAGGTACTTCTATATTTTCTGCATTCAAATCAGTCCGTATTTTTTCAATTGCATCTAGTTTGGGTTTCATTGTTGTCATCAACAACTTTGGACTCTTTTTGCCACTAACTTTTCTTTTCAATTTGTAACACGCTTCTATTACACTCGCATAAACATTATCCATAATAATATATCTTTGAAATTAAAAAAAAAACAGATTATGCAAACAAATCAATAATTTCAGATAGTTTCTGATTTACCTTTGTTTCTAAAGATTGAATATGTTGTTTTTGCTGTTCTAAGTCCTCTATCGAGGCATTTACATTAAATCCCTTATTTGAATAATCAATTAAGAAATTTTTTACATTATTATATTCTTCGACTTTTGAATTAACATTTTGTAATTTGTCAATAATTACTTTGCATAATTTCATTGTTTCTTCAGGTACTGACGTCGGTTCCACTAATGGTGCTGGTTCAGTTACTGACGTCGGTTCCACTAATGGTGATGGTTCAGTTACTGACGTCGGTTCCACTACTGGTACTGGTTCCACTACTGGTACTGGTTCCACTACTGGTACTGGTTCCACTACTGGTACTGGTTCGACTACTGGTGATGGTTCAGTTACTGGTACTGGTTCAGATACTGGTGATGGTTCCACTACTGGTGTTGGTTCAGTTACTGGTACTGGTTCCACTACTGGTACTGGTTCGACTACTGGTGATGGTTCAGTTACTGGTACTAGTTCAGATACTGGTGATGGTTCCACTACTGGTGTTGGTTCAGTTACAGGTACTGGTTCCACTACTGGCGTCGGTTCCACTACTGGTGTTGGTTCAGTTACTGACGTCGGTTCCACTAATGGCGTCGGTTCCACTACTGGTGTTGGTTCAGTTACTGACGTCGGTTCCACTAATGGCGTCGGTTCCACTACTGGTGTTGGTTCAGTTACTGACGTCGGTTCCACTAATGGCGTCGGTTCCACTACTGGTGTTGGTTCAGTTACTGACGTCGGTTCCACTAATGGCGTCGGTTCAGTTACTGACGTCGGTTCCACTAATGGCGTCGGTTCCACTACTGGTGTTGGTTGAGGTAAATGTTGTTTTTGTGATGGGATGTCAAAAACCCAGGGGATTCTGTTGTATGAAAATATATTTGTACGCATTTCATTCGTCCAATTTATATCAACGTTTATATGTTCAGATGATATCACAATTCCAAGATATGACATTGCAGCAAATGTAATTGGTTGGCGAGTTGGTGGATTAACATCACTATTAATAAACCAATATTGATAATGTTGTGCATCTGGCTCTGGAATCCAAACTGCTGGAATAGTTTGTATACTTATACAAAACATGGGCATGTTTAATATTACAAATAATATAAATTAATATGTAAAACACAATTTATTTTTTTTGTATTTTTACAGGTTTAGAGAGGACTTTTAAACCTGCATCATCTGTAGATCTGCACAAGTGAAAAAATCTATACCACAATCTGCTGTGTTTTTTCAACATTGAGCGATATTCTTTTAATTTTGCATTTACGAATGAATCAAAAGGATCAATCAATTCATCTAGTCCCATAACTTCTGCAAAATCTACCGGGTCAAACTTATCAAGTGAAATACCATCTTTGATTTTTTCTAACCACATTTTTGCAACTTTGAGTGGACTTATTTCATTATTTATGTAAATATCTTCTGCAAGTAGTTCTGGATAATTTGCCAAAAATATATTTGGTTTAAAATCATCTCGTGGAAGACCGTTTAATGCTCCAAAAGTAATATATCCTATGGTTGCTTCGGTTTCGTTTAATGAACCATCTTCGTTTTTGAAAAAATCTGCTGCATAACTATGTGTTGCAATATACTTAGTTGCGTCGAAAAATGGAACAATTGGTCTTACTCCTAATATTAATTCGTTTAATCCTGAACTTGTGTAATGTAATTTACCTACTTCATGCAACCATTCGTCCCAAGGTTTATCTGCTGGTCGAGTTGTTACAGAACCCAAAATTAAATCGTCATATGTAGCTATGTATTTCAGATAATCAAGTTCTACAATTTCTCCACCCATTTCTACGTAATGTAAAGAAGCCATTTGAAGTTTGGTTAAATCTTTTTTTCCATAAAGTGCTTCTATTTCTTCTTCGTGGGCCATTAAATATGCATATGCATCAAAGCCACCACGTTCTAATCCATCTTGTTTATCTGGTGATTCAAGATGTAACTTTTGTGTATTGATGAAGAATTTTGTAAATTTGGACGCATCAAAAGTACCAAATCCTCGTTTAGTTTTTTTGTCATTTTTACTCCAGACATCAGCTTTACCAATAACATGATAATTTGATGCAGCTGTGTAAATTGGATCAAAAGTAACAACTCTTCCTTGAGCTTCTGCAAAAATCTTTTTAAAACGTTCTCCTAAAGATTCGTCTGTTCCGCAAAACTGTACTGTATCGTCATAAGACGCAATAAATAGCAATTCATCACTCATATGTACTATACTTTAGAAAATTTATTTGTTTCACTAATATATATGTATTTTAAGGGTGAAAACTGGACCGTTTCTGATTATTTAAGTTCGTTTTCTTACCAAAATAATCCAAATTTAGTAAAAAAACATACTTGGGAATGTGCGACAAATGAAATATCAAATACAAACGAAACAGTTGCGTGTTTAAGTAAACACAAAATGTCACAAATGAATGTTTTCGTAACATATTACGATACATTTAATTTTTATGACAATTATGTATTCACATTGGACGTTTTTGTACCACAAAATGCAAGGACGTTTTGCATGCGTTTAGAAACAGACACAAACGAACAATTTTCAAGTCATTGTACAGCGCTTCATTCAAACAAATGGTGTCGTTTAAAGTTTGAGTTTCCGCATGCTTGTAAAAAAATAATCAAGGCTATACATATTCATGTTCACTGGAACACAGATTCTTTTGTTGTATATATGTCAAATTTGAAAACACCAATACTAAAACCTAATTTTGTATTGCTAGTTACTGGACAAAGTAATGCACAGGGAGGTTATGCTTTACAAGAGGATTGTGAAGAAGATAGACCTATAGACAATGTTAAAGCATGGAGTGTACAACATAATGCATGGATTACTGCAAATTTAAAAGAAAATTTTGGAACTAAATATGCACATAATCAAAATTTCGGATTTCATTGTGCTAAAGAGTTGTTAAAAATGTATCCGGATATTGTACCAGGTATTGTATGTTGCGCAATGTCTGGTATGCCAATACGTAGATGGTGTAAAGCTCCTATACCTGATTATGTTACTCCGCTTGAAATAGGATGGTATTGGTATACACACGACGGAGACATTTACGATGCAAGTATAGACATGATGAAAAATGCATTACATGATATTGAATCTAAATGCTCTCTTATTTTGTGGAGTCAGGGTCAGGGTGATGCATTTCATTCAAATGAATTTTATGACTATGCCTTAAAAAATGTAATTTCTCAATACAACAGAGACTTAATTGATCCATTTTTTATTGCATGTGAAATACCACAATATGGAGCAACAATGCAAAATGTCATATTACAAACTTTAAATCATGATCAAAATCTTAAAACTAGATGTGTCGCAGTTGGAGATATTGATCAAATGGATTCGTGGCATTTTTCAAGTTATGGATTGCGTGAATTAGGTAAACGATTTGCACAAGAATATAAACAATTAATTAACGGCAAAAGTGATTTTTTATAATGTAAATTTATATTATGGAACATTTGAAATCTTATCATGAAAATCTTATAAAAGAAATAGACACACATTCGTTTAAATTGAAAAAACCATCTATGAATGAATCATTTATTTCGATACCATTGCACAATAAGTATGAATTTGTTAATTTTTCGTTTGATTACGAATCAGAACATGATTTAAACGCATCTGTGATTTTTATAAACAACTGGGACTGGAAAAACACAATAATAAAAAAAACAATTTTGAGAGAAAACAAATCTAAATTCAGTATTCAAAAACAAATACAATTAAATTCACACGTTATCATATATTACAGCGCCGAATTTATAATAAAAAACTTTACAATTAAAGAGTATTTTACAAACGTTTTGTCATTAGGAACGTGGTGTATGGCTTCTCAATATTTAAAACATGCAGGAATAAAAAAAGAATCATATCCGTTTGATTGGATACTTACAACATTTGATATTACATCAGATTGTATTGAAACGGAATTTTCCGAATTTTTAAACAAAGATCATATGATATATAAATGTATTAGTAAGTATCCTCAAGTTGATCATAAATTTTATAATATAAACATGTTTTTACACCACGATCCCTTAAATAACGAAAAAGACTACAAATATTTTCAAAGATGCGTGCAACGATTTCAAGATATGTATAAGAAAAAAGACAAAAACATTATGTTTTTTTCTATTTTTCATCATAGACCAACACGCAGAGAGATCGATAGGATTTTACGATATCTACAAATGCGATTTGAAAACTTTCTATTATTAATTGTTTACAACATGCAATCTTACGAAGATGAACATTTTTCTGAAGAAAAAGATTATATACAATCTAAACATGTCAGAATTTTTCAATTATTTAGTGATAAGTTTGTAGATGATAATTGGCATGGTATGAAAACATACAGTACAATTGACAAAATTTTTGATAATTTCTGTTTCGTTTAAACACTTGTAAACTATTTGAGTATAAACTATGCAATTTAATGTCATAGCTCCTTATGTCAACCTTCTTGACCGATTTCCAGATAGAGATGCATATTTTCACATGAAAGATACGAAAGAAGATATAATAGAGACTAAACTTGTTGAAAGCACAGAATTCAAAAACAAGCATAAATGTGTAATAACGTTTTTATACAAAGCATATTTAGGAAGAGAACCAGACGATTGTGGTTTACAGACATATAAAAATTTTTCATTTTCTAAATTGAGAAGTATTTTAATAAATTCTGATGAATTTAAAAAGAGATATTTATATCTTAAAACTAAATTTGAAGAATTGTATAATCTAGATTTTAATAACAAACAATTTCACGTAAAAGCATTATTAGCTTATGGAAACACAACATTATCTAAACAAATACAGATAAAATTTATATATATATGCAGCAACAATATTTATAAAGATCTGACATTTATAAACTACGATGAATATACCGAAGCAGAATTAAATCCAAAACTGTTAAAAAGTGAAGAAATAAATGATTATCGTTCAGATAAATATGAATTTAATCCTTCAATTGTAAAATTTAATAAGAAAACTGTATGGGGTGTAAGAAGAATATTGCATAATGATAAACCTGTCATTTGGTCAAATATAGATTCAAACAATTCAAAATGTGCAGGGGAAATCACTATATATGAAGAAAATAACATTGTTTTTACTCAAAAATCAAAACCTGGTAAATTTTTTATGAATGGTTGGGAAGATATTAAATTATTTGCAAATAATGAAAATTTATATGCTTTGGTAAATTTTAGAGATGAAAACAATACATTCAAATACTGTATTTTTATATTTGATACAAATTACAAATTATTAAAACAATGTGATGTGCTTACAGATAATAAATATATAGAAAATTTGGATCAAAAAAATTGGAATATGTTTTTTCATGAAGACAAGTTGAAATTTCAAATAATGATTCAACCGTCAATTATTGGATATTTTGATACAAAAGAGAACATAGTGGAAATAGAAGAGATCAAATCTCCTAACAATATTTTAAATTGTTACAGTAACAATTGTATTTGTTTATACGAAAATAATAATAGATTAGCAATTATTCACAAACAAATACGAGAAAATAATAAATTAGTGTATATACAAAGATTTGTTATTTACAATGAAAATTGTGATATTATTTCAATCAGTAAGCCATTTAAACTATACAATTCAAATATAGAATTTCCAATGGGAATGTTATATGATGCAAATAAACAAAAACTTATAGTATCATTTGGAATTGCTGATAGCGAATGTAAATTCGTTTCTATTGATCACAAGCATATTAGTTCACTTTTTGGTTCTTTGGGATACGTTAAAGTTCAAGACACTTCTTTTTCAATGTTTTTGCATGATTCAAACGACTATATTTCTGAAACAATTACACGATTTAATTGCTGGGAACCAGAACTATCAAACCTTGTGTATAGCATATGTAATAACAAAAAAGAATCATTGGTTATTGACATAGGAGCAAATATTGGATATTACAGCTTATTATGCGCATCTTTAGGTCATAAAGTTATTGCATTTGAACCAATGCCGTTTAATAATGCATTACTTAATATGTCGACTGATTATAATAATTTTAATATCAAAGTAATATGTGATGCAATTTCAGATAAACACAATATTATGTCAATGAATTTTAATCCATCAAATAAGGGAGGATGTAGTTTACGTGAAGACTTTGACGAAAATTCAACAAATAAGAACGATATAACCCAACAAATTGCAAATATTACATGTAAACCGTTTAATGAATTTACGTATGTAAATGAACAATTAAAATTGTATGAAAATATTCTTTTTTTAAAAATTGACGTAGAAGGTTATGAAACCAAAGTATTTTCAACACTTGTTGATTTATTTGAAAAAAAACTAGTATTAAATTGTATGATAGAAATAAGCCCGGATTTTTCTTCATGTTACGATTATTCTTTATTGATATACATACTTGTATTACAAAAATACAACGTATACGATGTAAATGCTGTTTTACAAGGACAAACACATAAATTTACAAAAGAAAAGTTGAATTTTAAAAGTTACAAGTCAATATGTGATTTTGTGAGAAATTTACAATTGAAACCTGATAGACAAACAAATCTTTTATTTAGTGTTTCATAATTATTTTATTATAAAATTCTATAAATTCTGGTTGTGTTCTTAATATGTTATCGTGACATTTAATTGCATCATTTGTAAATTGAATATTAAAAAATCTAAAAAGATCATTGTGAATGTAATCAATGTAAGAATCCATATGTTCGTTTATCCAAAAATTTGCATCGTCTTTAATTTCAAGTTTTAAATTTTCTATTATTTGATGCATCATTTTTTTCAATATTTCATTCGAAGGGTGATCAATTGTGAAAAATAAGCGTCGTTTCGTGAAATTTTCTGCTATGTAATCATATATGCTTGTGTCAAATTTGGAGTCTTTAGATGTCCTTTCGAGAAATGTATTGTGTAAAGTAGATAACTCTTCGTTGGAATAAGAATTATTTCCACTTTCTATTTTAGAATGACCATAACTGATTATTCCAAATGGATAATCGTTTGAATAACTATAAATGTGTTCCAACAATTTTTCACTTTTTGTACTGTCTGGAAAATATAATTCAAAATATACCGACTGTATTTTCACAATTTTACAGTCGATATTTAAATGTTGCAAAAATTTCAAAGGATGATATTCTTCATTGTTAATGTGTTGATAAATAAATATATCTGCTTTATTTAATAAATCAATAGGAATTTTGTCTTTGTTGCTTATCATTACATAATTTGTCAGTAAATTTATTTCCAATTCTGGATAATGTGTTAGTAAATAACTTCTATATACATTCATCTGGCAATTGCCATAAAGTACACAATTCATTTATAGTTCACTATATTAATTTTATTTGTTGGTAAACGTAATTTAAAATCTGAATAATGAATATTGTCATTGGAGATTTGTTCTAGTTTTAAGTACATCCAAGACAATTCAGTTTCAAATAATTTATTCATTGTGTCAGAAATATTATTTATAAACAATTGTGCACAAATGAATTGTACATCACTAAAAACCTCCCAATATTGTCTTATAACTTTTGCCAGTCTTTGATAATACCAAGACATGGTCTCTAAATAATCAGCTTCACCTTGTTGCCATATTATCAAATTTATATTTTCATTTGATGTTTTATTTAACGCTAAACGTGACATTAATACAGATAGATCAAATATATCACCAACATCATTAGATTTTTTAGTACCATTTTGTAAATGTTTTTCTTTACAATTGCAGGTATATGGTTTTACCCATCTGGAAATACTTTGATCACTAAGACCACATATTATTATACCTATTTTCCAATGAGGATACAATTCTAATAACTTTTTAGCATAATTAAATGCCAAACATTTATGATTATTTTTTTTTGAACCAATCTGAATACGAAGATCAAAAACCGTCCAATAATCTTTGTTACTAACATACCCCCATATTCTAGGATCTGGTTGATCGTTAATATTATTTTGGTCAATATATCCGCCAATTCCTAAAGCGTTACTTTGGCCTGTAAGTAAAATAATAAAATCGAAACACAGGTACATAAAATTTATAAATATAATTATATGTTATACATACTAATAACATTATTGATTGTGTTGGGTATATATGGGAATAAAACCAAAAAAGAAAGTTCTGTACCACTACCACAAGAAACTTAAAATTTTGATTAATAGTTTAATTATCAGAATGGAAAAAATTACGAAAACATTATTCTGTATGTTTAATGATAGAAATATTAGCATTCAGTGTACAAATTTTGAAAACAATGTTACATTAGTTAACCCAAATTTGTTAGTAATAAAATTAGAAGAACCAAAGGTTGGAATAAACTCTGTAAAAACTATTGCAAGTCATCTAGAAAGTTATAATACTTCTCATTGTATTGTACTTTATAACACCAATATAACTGTATTTGCGAAAAATGAAATTAAGAAGCTGCAAGATGAAGGCAAGACAATAGAATTGTTCATGTATTCTGAATTAATGTATAATATTACAAAACACAGTCTTGTGCCAAAACATGAATTACTTTCAAAAGAACAAAAGATGCAAATTATGAAATTATATAAAGTAACTGATAAAAATTTACCTCAAATGCTTAAAACCGATCCTGTTGCTCGTTATTTTAACGCAAAACCAGGTAATTTATTCAAAATTGTTCGTGATAGTAATATTACGTATAAATCAATTAGTTTCAGAGTGGTAGTATAAAATGTTTACTAATAATATGTTATTAATTTTACTATCGTTGTGTTTTTGTATAGTAGAATCAAAAATATATTATCCTAATAATGATGGGTTTTATACAAGCATGAAAGAAACACGTTTGTTTGGACCGAAGAGTACAAAAATCGAAGGATATGTTTGTAATTTAAATAATCTATACTATTGTGATTCGGTTTCATACATCGGTATTGCACATGATGAAAAATCTCTTAAATTATACAACAATCCAATCGCTTTATTAACTGATAAAAATTTAACATTAACACAAAATTATTCTGTGCCTGTATATGGTTTAGAACATAATCATATATCTTATGGAATTCAACAAAAACTTCCTTTTTTAACCACAATTGAAAATGGTGAAAGCAATTTTTTTGAAATACTGTACATATTTGTGACGATATGTGGTATGTTTTTTTTGTATAAAATGTATTTTTGTATGAAACAATTGTTAAAAAAAAAGGAATATAGAAACGCTATATATAAAGAGCAATTACTTAATTCAAATTGCACAATTTGTCTAGAAGATTTTGAAATTGACGAAAAAGTTGTTATTATAGATCATTGTAAACACATTTTTCATAGAGGCTGTTTTAAAACTTGGATAAATACCAAGAATACTTGTCCAAACTGTCAATATGAAATGATTGCATAAATACTTTATTTTTTTCAACTTTTTATAAGCTCTAATTATCGCAAGGGAATCATTATTCAATTTAGATTGATAAATCTGTGTATATGTAACTAACGTGTTTACAAACAAATCAATATCTGTGTGTGTGATACTGTTGCTGTAACTCTTAATCTAGGTTCAAATATACTGCATGCTGGTGGTAGTATTGGGCATACAATAAATCCTTTTGATTGCATATGATCACAAATGTCTATTAATTTCAATACGTCATACATAAATATCACCGGAACAATAGGGCTAGAATCGTGACCTCTTACGTCAAAATCTTTTGATATTAATTTTTGTCGTAAATATCTAGTATTATTTAAAAGTTTTGCAACAATTGTTTCATTTATCTCAGAAAGTGCGCTAGATGCATCTGCCGCATTATATGAACTTAATCCAGCTGTAAATACATTTGCATCGCTGTAATATTCACAATTTTTACACCTTTGAACATTTAAAACGCCGTATTAATAATTAGTATGTATATTTAATAATTCTCTAATTTCATCGTTTCTTTTAATAATTGATTTTTCTGTAAAAGTTTCATAATTCTCAGCTATTTTACGTGTAATCATACTACTACTTCCTTTATATGATTTTACTTTCTTATCATATGTTTTTGACCCCAGAGAACTATTTCCTTTATGACCATTATCACTATTTTTACCTTCTATCAATGTTAAATTTCCAATATTATCCATCAGAGATTGATTACATAATTTTGTTTTATCATTCTGACAATATATATGTTCGAGTGTGTATTTTAATGGTACCTTTTGTAAATTAGTAGTAATACACGTTTCTAAAAATAGCAGTAAATGTGTCGCATTTGTTGATCTAAAATTCATATGTTTCATTGATAGTAAATAATTATCATTATTAACAGAATTATCCTTATTTTTAACTAAACAATCTTTAATATTTTTATAATAATCATACTCTTTATTTATAAGAACTTCATTCGTAATTTTAATAAATTCACTCGAATAACTCAGATTATTAAAGCTTCTAGTTTTAAACTGCAAATTTCTAAAATACCATTTAGTCATTAATTTAATCAAGTCAGTATCAATATTATTCGTTTTATAGAATATTGGTAATAAACACCACATATATGCTTCCCAATTTAAACAAATTCTAGTTGAATTGTTAATTATTCTTCCAAATTTATCTTCACTAATTTGATCCATAATTTCAAATAATTTTTCAACAATTTCAAAGAATTTATTAATTTCTTTATAAGTATCTTCACTATCAATAATAGGCTTAAATAATTCTTCGATATTCATTGTTCTTTTAATTTCATTATTATATATTTGAATTGCTACATCAAATATTTTTTGTCCAAAATTCTTTTTATAAATATTATTTTCTTTGTGTTTTAAGTTCTCCCATTTCTCATATACTTCTACCTTTTTATTATCTGGAATTTTAACAAGGATAGGATTTTTAATTATATCAAGCGATTCCACTGCTTTTCCTCTATTATTTTCCCAGTCAAAAATTCTACTCACATATTTGGGGTCTGTGCAATTGTAATACTGAATATCAATATCATTTAATATAAACTTGTATAAGTTTATTAAATTTATTTCATCATAATTTTTTATAACAATATAATTATAAATTTCTATAAAAGCATTATGTAACTTTGTACTTGAATCAGGCATTTCATACAAGTGAAATGTTTCCAAATTTCTAATAAAATCCCCCTTACGATTAATTGTAATTCCAGACGGAGTGACATATTTATCAAGTTCATCAATATTATCTTCTATTTCATGTACATTTTTCAAAAAGGAAATCCAAGATTTAATTTTACCATTAAATATATTAACTAACCCTTTCATATCATATGGATTAATACAAGACATTTTTGGTATTATATTGACATCGTATTCTTCTTTAATTCTATTCTGTTCTACTGTTAAACTATCTATATCAGTATCAATCGTCAAAAGCTGATTGATTTTATTTTTTAATTTTTCTGATAAAGAACCTAATACATTAACAATTAAAATTATAGTTAATATTCTCTGTTGTCCATCATAAATATCATTTTCATTATTATAATTTAAATTAATAATTGAACCCATTTTTAAAACATATTTACCTTCTTCGTAAATTTTAAATATATCATCCAAAAATTTAGTAATTTCTTTTGTTTCCCAAGAATATTCACGTTGATTCATTGGTATTCTTAGGTTTTTTTGAAGTATAGTATTCCACGATACTTGATTTGTAGCATATGGTTTTAAACGGGACATATTTATTAAATTTATTAAATAATATTTGTTTAAATCGATTTTGTAATAAATACGGCGTTTTAAATGTTCAAAGGTGTAATAAATTCTTTTGTTCCACAAATGTATCCTCCCAAATTGCTTAAACTTTTTGAAAATGTGCCTACAATAATATCAGCCCCGTGTGGCATATTAAAATAATCTTGTACTCCTTTCCCGTGCAATCCAAGTGTTCCCAATCCGTGAGCTTCGTCTATAACAAGTAGTGCTTTATGTTTATCGCATAAATTTCTTAATTCTGGTAAATGACACATTGTTCCATCCGTGCTAAATAAAGATTCGGTGACAACTAATTTTTGACAGTTGCGATTTACATACCAGTTGAGTAATAAATTAAGAGACGTCAATGAATTATGTTTAAAATAAACTATTTTAGCATTTGATAACTTGAATCCGGATACAAGACTTGCGTGACAGTGTGAATCTGCAAATACTATAGTTTTTTGCATATTACAAACTACTTGAATTACAAGCCATATAACCATTAGAACTTACAATACACGCATCTTTGTTAAAAAAAATCGCTAATTTATTTTCTAGAGCGATAATTTGTGATGTATTCCCTAAAAGCATTCGGGGACCATGATTTCCTGTACTGTATTCAATAGCTTGTTGAATTGCTGATTTTTGTACAATTTTATTTGCGTGTGCATCTAAATAACTATAACTGGAAAACAATCTACATTTTTTTATTTTTAACAAATGGATTTTTGTTTTTAACATCATAAATTATTTTCATGTATGGCCATTTACTTCCAAGATGGTTTTTGAAACTTGTGTACGATGGTTCAATATCTAAATTGTACATGACAACTAAAAATGAAAACATATTAAATTTGTGTTTTGTTACATAATATATACGTTTACATTGTTTTAAAATCTTTTTAAACAATATCATAATTATTTAATTTATTTTGTTGTAAAGCTTTTCCCGCAACCACATGAATGAACAGCGTTAGGATTTACAATTGTAAATTCGCTAGCTTTTAATGATACTTTATGATCTAGTAAGGATCCAAATAAATGAAAAACAGACGTACTCTCTATAGAAAGATAATTGTTTATTTTCTCATCTTTATTTTTAAGTTGTGAAAGTGGTATTTGTACAATATCCCATTTGATTCCGCTACATCCACCACTTGATACAAAAATTTGAGAAATAAAACCTTGTTTGTGAATATTTTTTAATTGTTGCAATGCTGAATTACTTACTTTTACTACCATACGATAATTCAGAAAATTTACTGTATTTGTATATAAAAAATGCAATTAAATTTACACTTATTAAAATAACAGCTAATCCGGCTTTTTTCATAAAATTAATATTTTGATTATCTTCTTCATTTTGTTTTATCATATTTCTTAGAAAATCTATGAATTTATTACTTGTTGCAAGTAAAAGCATACATATTGACAGCGTTTGTCCAACAAAATTTGTTCGTACAAGTTGTACCGACATGAATCGTTTATAATAGACCATTTCAAATATACTTAATATAAATTGAAACGCAAAAGCTATAAAGTAAACCCAGAAACCTTGTGATACAAATGACGCTCTGTTCATTACTTTTTCATCATCTAAAAACACGTTTCTTACAATGTAAATAATACCTGGTAAAATACCAAGAATAAAATTAAACATCATTGTTAGAGATTTACCACTAGACGAATATGACTTGTTCCATAAATTTTGAAGTAATTTGTTTTGATTATTCATAATATAAACAATAATATATTTATTGCCGTGCATTGATATTATGTGCCACCTCACTACTTGCCATTTGATTTTCAGCTATTGTTAAATCAAGTCTTGTATTATGGACAGGTATTTTAGCAACATATTCCGTTTGTCCTTTGGTTTGTTCAAACGGAATTGCATTTGGTCCTTTAATTGGTGCAACATACTTTTCGCTGTTGCAATCGTTTTTCACGATCATATGAGGTAGTATATCTTGTGCGTCTGCTCTTAAATTCATATTTCCGCTTCCTGGTGTATAATCACGTCCCATTTCTTCTCGTTGTTTGTACATGCATGCATTTTGCGCAGTATCGTATCTAATTGAAGCCTTATGTATACTTCCGGCTGGTGCGTTATAATTGTTTGCGTTATTTCCTCTTAACGTTGGATTTACAGAATATTGGCGTGAACTAGAGGCATTTCCAGCTTGATTGGGATTCCCGTTATACTGTGTACTACTTTGTTCACGCATTGTTGAATTTACAACATAACCGTTTGTATTTTGTGAACCAACAACACTTCCATTGTGTAAATGACCATTGTATGCATTGTGTGTACCACGTTGTGTAGGCATTGCGCCATCTGAATAATATACATTTGATCCAGTGTTTTGGTTTTGTACGTTTATTTCATTATCATTGCATTGTTCTCGTTGACCAGGTGCCATTATCATTGTGCTTGTTGTATATGCACCTGCACCATTACCTGGCATTCCGGGATTTCCATAAATTGCACAATTTGTGCGATCAAAGTCACGAGTTGCATTTTGACTTGTTGCTGTTAATGCTTCGTTGACTCTTGCAGGTCCAGCTATTCCAATTGCTGGAGTACATGATTCACGTTGTGTATTTTGAATGATTGTTTCCCCTCGAACAATTGGTGCGGACACAGGTCCAGATTGTTGTGATACAGGTACCTGATTCAAAGTATAGTATCTTTCTGGTTTTTTATTATCGTTTAATGTTGGTGTTGCATCTCTTTGTGTTGTTACGCCCTTACCTGAGATGATTTTACCAGCAAAAGTGTTTTTTTTTGTATGAATTAACGTTATTTGGTAAAATTCTGTACATATCGTGAAATCCTCCTTTAGATGCAATATCTGTGCCTGTGTTTAGACCGGGACCTACATATTGTTTTTCTACAGGTGCAACATTATTCATTATAGATGTAATGTTATTTGCATATCGATCTTTTCTATTGTTGTCATCCAGACTTAATTGTGTACCGTGAATGTTTGTTAAATTAGATTCTGGTTGAAATAACGCTTCTTGTTCACGTTTGCTTTGAAACAATGAAGCATCAGTGCCAGTAAATGTTTCTAAATTTCTCTGTTTGTATGAATCGTTTGTATTTTGTGCTTTTGCACTTGTAAAGTAAGGAACCATATTATTATGATTAGGAACTGGTATTTCCGGAACTGTGTCGTTTGATATAGGATATTTATTACATCTTTCTTTTAGTTTTGTATCATTTAAAGAACGGCGAGGAACTTTGCCATCTTTAGACAATTCATAACCTAAATATGCTAAACCTGAAAGTATTAACATTTCCATAATTATAAAGTACAATATAATTTAAATTTACTATGAAACTAAGGACGTGCACAACGGCTTCCGTAAGCAGGTTGTAATCTTAATTCAGAACCACATTCTGCTACATGACAATCTTTTGTGTTTATTCTTGTTTGAAAACCACCACGATATGGTTCATTAATTACAATGTGATTAATTATTTGTGGATTATTATGAAGATGTTCAAAACGGTCTATTGACACTTCAGAAAGTACATTGCATGAACGTTTTGTTCTGCTATTAATAGCTTCAAATGCTTGAAAACTTGAAACGTTGATGTTTTTTATTGAATCAAGTGCTTGATTTGAAGTTGGTTTAGGAATCATATTTGCAGGTGGTTCTTGTTTTGTTATAAGTTTATCAAGTCCAAGCAATTTACTTTCATTGTCTACAATACTTTGTTTATTGTATCTTACATCACAATGAAATCCTGGTTGTTGTAATCTAAAACCATTTGCTTTTGGTCCAAATTGACAATTAGAATCTGGAGGTACTTGACTTGAATCAATCATGTAAGACCCAATTAATGTTGGTTGTACACCACTTAAAGTATCAGTTGTTAAACCTGTATCCATTGATTTTAATATAGAATTTATTTTTGTTTATTTAATTGACAATATGTATTTCTTAATTGTGCTTGGGTATCTACTGGTCTCAATTGTGTGTCAATAGCAAGTGGTATATTCATTGATGGCTCAAATACATCAAATGTTGTTTCTGTCACAATACGATCACATTTTGTTGCATTGTTACCAAAAAACAATGAACTTTCTGTATCCACTTCATTGCGGTGTCCCAAAGTTTGGTAAGGTGCTGTACCATAAAGTTCTGTTTCTGGTCTGTTAAAATAATTGAGTCTTGTTGGCTTCATTCTTAATTCACTAGATGCATCTATATTTTCTGGTGTTGCACTCACATAACTTTTATATTCACCTGTAGGATCTGTAATATATTTAAGAGGTTCTTGTGTAATAATTGTACGGTTTTTTGTGCTTATTGTATCATACAAGGGACGAGTGTTTTGGTTCATTACTCCGTTCATTATAATTTAATATCAGAAAATACTTACGCTCAACTACCAAATGCCTCTGTTCCTTTACACATTATTGCTTTCTCTTTACACGTTTGTCCGGGATTTCCATACAACCACTGTGCAAATGTCGATTGGTTATTAGGTATTTCTGTATTTGCTGTACTAAAAAATTGTCGTTGTGAATGTTTTCTATTATATACATCAAATGGATCTTGGGTGAAATCATTGAAAAATTTATGTTTAATTTTGTTTTCAACATCCTTAATATCACATGCTGGATTTCTTTCTGGGTTATCTTGATATTCATTCATAAGTACGTTTCCAAAAGGATTATTGTCAGTAGGTTCTGTGCAATTCTTCTTAATCATTTTTTGTAGTTTTGGAAATGTACCAGTCTTTGTTAAATTTTTTTTGGTCGCTAACTCCTTACGTTTAACAACAATTGCTAACAAAACTATCAAAAATACGGAAAATAACAAATATATTGTGTTTTTATTTGCAAAACTTAAAAGAACTCCAGCATAAAGCAAAAATCTTGTTATAGCATTTGATTGCTCATAAAATGATAATTGTTTAGATGGCCAAAATTCAAGCAACCTTTGTTTTGAAAATAAAACATTAAAATCTTCTGTCCAAAATGGATCACTACTTTTCATTTATAAAGTACAGTACAAAATTTATTTAACTTGGACTATGCGTTATATCATGTCCACAAAACGTTGTTGGTTTGGTTTCGTAATTTATGTATTTATATACACCACATTTAATTGCTATTCTCAACAGTTTGGCAAAATTATTCCAAAACTCATCATCGTGTGCATACTTTTTACTCATAATATGAGCAAGTTCATGTAAAAGAACAAACATCATTGTATTTTCTTCCTCTATTTTTCCCTGTTTATTTCGTATACAAATGCCAATCCGTTCACCCTTATTAATACTGTAAGCCGCCTCGTTGTTATATTGAAAGGATAATTCTTCTATTTTGACATTTTTGTAATTCAATAATCGTTTAATTCCAGGGTCAGTTTTGTATATATTTGATTTTTCAATATATAGAATCAATTTGTCCTTCTTTTTAGATAAATTTGCAAGAATATTTGCACTCTTTGTTTGTTTAGTTTTATTAGATTTTCTGACCAAATATTTTTTATTATTTATACTACTTAATTCATAAATACGTTTCGATGGTAAAAAATTATAGGTTATACACATTAACCCTAATAATCCAATAATTAAATACTCAGACTGCATAATTTACTATTTATTTTTTTCCCTTTGCACTCTTTGGACGACTTTTTTGTTCATTTTGTGGCATAGACATGTTTCCAATCATATTTTGCATACCAGCTAGTAATGCACTCATGTCTGGCATCTCTTGCTTTTTATCAGACGATTCGTTAGAATTTGTCATCTGTGATGCACATTGTTCTGCAACACCTTCAATTGTCGAAAGAAGTTCACTTGGAATACTGTTAATAGTTGAGCCAAGTACATACAGTGTGTTTAAATATTGCCAAATAGCATCTTTGGTTTCTTTGTCTAGATCACTGGTCCATACTTTTGAAAGATCAACATCCGGAATGATTTCACGTTCTCCATCAAATAAGGATTCGTCTTTGTTTGTAATGAGAGTGTTGTATTTACTTGCATTACTCATGAAAATTTCCAATATTTTACGAGGGTTGGCCTTTTTCATTGTAGTAAAACTATTGTAGTAGAGTTTTAGCTTTTTTTCTTCAGGAAAGGTTTCTTTGAGTTCATTTAAAAATTCTTCCATAACACTGTTAAATGCTTGAACACTTGCCATTTAATTTTATCTAAAATAAATTCCTTAAGTTTTAACGCTTAAATGTTTTCTCATTGCTGAATCTAAATCTATATCAAAAATATGCGCAATTTGAAGTAAATAACTTAAAACATCCATTATTTCTCCTTCAATACTTGTTTTTTTTCTATCTGAAAATTGATTTGTTGATCTTCTTATTGCACTTGCTAATTCTCCAATTTCTTCAGTTAAAAACATCCATATGTTTTCTACTGGAACTTTATCCCACCCTTTTTTTCTACATATTTCCATTGTTTTTCTTTTACACTCATTGAGTGATAAATCCATAATATATTATCTATCATAATCATATTTGTTATTAAACGTTGTCAATTGGATCCACATTTCCTTCTACCAATTCTTGTTTACGTTGTTCAAAAAACTCTTTTGCTTTGAGTTGTTCTTCTGCGTGTCCTTTAATAATATCATTGAGTAGTCCGTCTTGATATTCTTGGTTTTCAATAAGATTGGTATTTGGTGGAATTGGTAACCATTTGTACAATTCAACCAAAAATACATCAAAAATAGGATCATTCGCTTGCAATTTTTTTGCATGGATCTTTGCACTTTCAACATCTTCAAATACTCCACGAATTTTTACTCCGCAATGATCGTTTTTTTGATTTCCTTGTGGACTTACAACACTGATTAGTGCATATTTTTGACCGGGAATCTGAATTGAATCTGGTTGAAGATAATCTACTGGTGTTTTGTTGTCTGACATTTATTTAAAATACTTATAATTTGTTTAAGTAATTTTAAAATTTGTTTTTTTAATATATGTCCTGCATCTCTTTGAGTGCATCTGGTTTAACTTTAAGCTATCATCAAGGAGTTGTTAAAACATTGATGAAAAATAAAGTTATAACAAATAAATCAAAATTTTACGGAACAAGTGGTGGAGCAGTAACTTCTATACTAACAAAGTGTAATATTTGTCCAGATAAACAACACAAATTAACAAAAGAAATTCTAAATATTGTACACAAAAAAGAAGAAAAAAATATAGCAACTGTACTTTACAAGTACTTAAATGAAAATTTACCTGAAAATTGTGCAGAACTTTGTAATAATTATGTAAATTGTTCCATGTTTAAGTTAGCATTGCCATTTCCTCATTCATACGTCTTAGAAAGTTTTCAAAACAAGGCTGACGTTATTGATGCAACGATAAGTTCTTGTTATATTCCATTTGTTATTGGTGATACACTAACGTGGAAATTTAGAGGACAAAGACACGTTGATGGCGGCTTAGAAAAAGACAATGTATTGATTAATATAGAAAACGGAATACATGTTGCATCAATGCCTAAAAGTCAAGTTGAAAATTATAAATTTGACACTTTCGCAGATATTTATATGGGATTGAACGGATCTTTGCCATTTGAAGAATCTGTTATAAACGATTCAAGTTATTCAATTAATGAAAATCCTGATTTTTTTTGCGACTCTTTATTTGAATTAGGGGAAATTGATGCAAATTATTTTATAAATAATAATTATAATGGCAGAAACTGTAACTAGTACAAATGCAATAAATGCAATAAGTGGAATCAGAAATGGTACAAACATCCCACCACTAAATGGAGCACCACAAACTAGTAAAACGAGTCTTTATTTAGCTGTGAGCTGCTGTGGGTGTTTGGTTATAATAATAATAATAGGTCTCGTTATTTATTTTGGGACAACAGGGGACAACCAAGATGCTGACACTACACCAGTCAAAGAAGAAGACGAAGACGAAGAAGACGAAGACGAAGTAGAAGACGAAAACGAAGTAGAAGACGAAAACGAAGTAGAAGACGAAAACGAAGTAGAAGACGAAAACGAAGAAGAAGACGAAGAAGACGAAGACGAAGAAGACGAAGACGAAGAAGACGAAGACGAAGAAGACGAGGTAGAATCAACAGTAAATGAATGTCAAGAGGGTTTTGTATTTGATGCACAAGGTGAATGTGTTCTTGCCAAGTATTCTAAACTTGAATCTAAGAAAATAACCGGAGAACAAGATGACGCTTCTACAAATGTAAACGGCAATTCTTACAAAATAAGAAACAAAAGAGCCATTATAGATGCATATGATCTAGATCTACCTGATTCAACAGAAATTACAGATTCTATGTTAATAGACTACTGTAAACAAAAATGCGACGAATCTGATACTTGTAAAGGTTTTAATTATAGAAACACAAACAAAACTTGCTGGTTTAAAGATACTAACGAATCAAATAAACACGAAGATCATTCACAATTTGATTTTTATAAAAAAAATTATGATTAAAGAAATCGTTGTGTTTTGATTTAGTTGAAAATTTAAATTTTATTTTAATGAAATTTTGGTTGAAAATTGTTAGCGTCGTTGTATTATGTATTCTGGCATTCAAAGTGTACAACATAATTAAAACATTGTATAGTCAAAATAAAAATAAGGAAAACCCTGAACCTGAACCAGTGAAACCCTACGAACCTGCAGAAAATTTGCATACTACTGTAGAAACATCTGAAGAAATACCAGAAGAAACATCTGAAGAAATACCAGAAGAAACACCGGAAGAAATACTAGAAAAAACACAGGAAGAAATACCAGAAAAAACACAGGAAGAAACAATAGAAGAGACAGACGAACTATACGAATGTGAAGAAAAAGATGATGAAAGTACATCACAAGTAAACGAAACATCTGAAATAGAAATCGAAGCTGTTGAGAAAAAAGGAAGAGGTAGGGGTAAAAAAGCAAAAAAGTAAATTTGTAAGTTTTAATGAACGTTGGAGTAGATGAAGCTGGTAAGGGTTGTATTTTTGGCCCAGTATATGCTGCGGCAGTGATATGGGATGATACTATAGAACATAAATATCTTAAAGATTCTAAAAAATTATCCAAAAATCAAAAATCAATAATGTATGATTTTATTATAGATAACGCTATTGATTATGGTATTGGCTATTCAACTAATCAAGAAATCGATTGTACAAATATTCATATTGCAAACATGAATGCTATGCATCGTGCGCTAGATAATATAACACTAGATTTTGATCACATTTGGGTGGACGGGAATGTATTTACTCATTATAAAGATGTTGATCATACAACAATTGTATCAGGTGATAATATATATAAAAGCATAATGGCTGCAAGTATATTAGCAAAAGTCTCACACGACAATGATGTTTGTAATATAATTTCAGACAATACAGAGTTGGAAGTTTATGATATATGCAAAAATATGGGTTACGGCACTAATTCTCATATCGAAGCAGTAAAAAAATACGGTAAAAGTAATTATCATAGACACAGTTTCAAGTTACAATTTGAAAAACAATACTTATTTTAACATAAACCTGATATATTAATATCTTCAATATCATTATTTTTATTATTTTGTGTATCTTTTGTTTCAACAGGGATGTCTATAAAATCATCCACAATTGTAACAGTTTCTTGATAAATGTTACTAATTGTTTCTGATACATCGTGTTTATTATTTGCAGAGGATTTCCATAAACTGAACATTAGAATAACGATTATTTTTTTATGCTAAGTATTTTTGTCTGCACACAGCAAGATACTTGTCTGTTGCGCCAATATCTATTTGACCAGATTGTGGTGCTAGCGAAGGTAGTCTTTTGGTGAAAGCAGCGAATGTACCATCTTTTCTCATCATGCAAAAAGCATTAAGTTTGGTTACACGATCTGCATAAGGGATGCACTGTAGAATTTGACCGAATGGCTTACGAAAGCAATCACCGTCTAATCCAGCAATTATAATTACAATATCAAAACCTTCAATCAGACATATAAATTCAAAAAGGTCATCAAAAAATTGCGCTTCGTCAATAGCAATTACGTGATTTTTTAGTAATTCTGTTTTGTTTGCATAAAAGTATGTTAACAAACTAGTTGTTTTAACTGCAAATTTTGTTATTTTTTTATGAGTTTGTACTGAATCGGACTCACATCTTGTGTCCAATGTATGATTAAATAATAGTACTTTTTTATATATTGCTTCATAATTATTGCATCTTCTAATAAGTTCTGTACTTTTACCTGAATACATTGGACCTATAACTATTTCAATATGAGCCATATTTACTTATACAGTAATTTAATTTTTTAAGTAAAAAATTTAATCTTTCCAATTGTTTCCACATTTCTTGCAAGTTATGTAATTTGTCATAGGTTCATCTGCACTACGTGTTTGCAGACTGAAAAACGTTGTACAATTGCTTTTACATTTGCCACATGTATACATACCAACTGTATTTTGTTCTTCAGCCAGTGCTTTTAATTGTGTCATTTCTTTTTTCAATTTCTTTTGGAAATAATCTTCGTATTTTTCAGGCCATAATTCCCATGGTGCAAAATAAGGTATTTGTGAAATTTCAAATTCATTTTTCTCGATTTTTTCTTTAAGCACTCCATTTTTAAGATTAAAAATCATTGATAATGCTTTATTTTTATAAAACATGTAAAATATTCTGCAATCCCACGAACGTTCTACTTTTTCTGCACGAGCTTTGACAATAGTAAAATTATAAATTGATTTTTCCAATTTTTTCGCAACTTTGTTTTGTAGATAAAGAGCCAAATTCTCTTGTACTTGAGAACGAATGTTACTCATTGTTTTTATTTAAAGCAATTATTGTTCTTTAAGTGATGTAAAATTTTTCAAATTTAATCTTCCAAAAAAGCAAAATCTTTCAATTTTGTTACTATTTCTTCTTCTTGTTGGCTTTTATTAATATTAAATCCACTTTTGTTATAGAAAGTTACTCTTTTTCTAGATTGTCCTAGTAATGGACCCCAATCATCAACAATGTCGTAAATCAATGGTAGATTTTTCTTTGTGCCAGTTTCTCGCAAAATTCGTCCACACGACTGAACTACATCACTTTTTGGTGTAGCTAAAATAAGTGTATCTAATTTGGGTATATCCAAGCCTTCATGTGCAAGACTGTATGTTGCAAAAAGAACGTCACAGTTTTCGTTTTCTTTCAAAACACTTTGTTTCATTCCTCCCATATATAATCCAGCACTTGCTTGTGGCATCGTAGATCTTAACATATTCAGCAAATATTCACAATGGGAACGTCTTTCTGTTAATAGAATTATATTTCTTTTTTCTTTCAATGAATTTATAATTAAATTCAATATAAGTTGGTTTCGTTTTTCTAAATTTACTATCATGTTTATAACTTCTGGAAGATTGATTTTATTTGCTATATTTACTGGCGGATCGTCTTTGAATGTTTTACAAGTATATTTTATCTGATTTACTTGAACTCCCGTTTGATTTTTTCTTTTAATGGAAAAACATGTGGGTCCTATAAACCAATGCAAAGTATATGTAAGGTTGTCTTTTCTTTCTGGTGTTGCTGAAAGACCGAGAATATACTTTGTAGTTATTGCAAACATTGATTGTGAAAATACACGGCTACAAATATGATGAGTTTCATCAATTATAGTTAAACCAAAACTATCGAAAGTTCCTACCGGAAAGTCTTTTGTGCATAGTGTTTGTAACATTGCAATTGTAATGTCCTTATTTGTTTCGCATTTTTGCTGTCTTAAGATTCCAACCGATGCGTCGGGTAAAAATTGTTTAATTCTTTCTTCCCATTGATTCATTAAAAATTCTTTATGGACGATTATAAGTGTTTTGACACATACTTTTGCAACTACAGCAAGAGCACAAGTTGTTTTCCCATAACCAGTCGGTAAGGACAAAAGACCTCCGCCAACTTTATTTAATGAATTTACACAAGACGAAACTGCATCATTTTGGCTTAATGAATCTTTGAGCGTTCCAACGAACTTTACATTTATTGACGTACATGAAAAAATTGTTTCTCGAGTACCAAAATTTTCCATACCATAAAATCGTGGTACCCTGAACTTATGCGGGCTTTCTCTGTATATATAGAAATAGTCAGCTTGTGTGAAATTATTGTTACCAAATATCATTGGTCTAACATAAAGATCACGTTTAATTTTATCAACTTGAGTTTTAGATAAACTAGATTTTTTTAATACAAAACCTTTTTTTGATAACATTGAATAATTATAATACACAATTGTTTAATTTATTTTAATTATTTGCTTTGTTGTGCTTCTATAATTGCTTTAGCATTTTCTTGTAAAAATTTTCTATATGCTGCATCATTTAAAATGTTGTTTTTTTCTTGAATGATTGAATTCATTTGACAATTACTTAAATAGTTTGTGAAAGCTCTGCCATCGCTCATACCAGGTCTCATTATAATGATAATTATAAAAAAATTATTCAAAATTCCACGGTTTTGCACAGTTGTATTCGTTTTCTTTATAACCTTCAATATATTTGGCTTTTTGTGTTTCCTTTTTTAGTGGAGCTTTACCAATGTTAAGTGTTTCCCAGTTTTTGTATGTATTTTCAACAACATACACAAGTGCTTCTTGAATTTCTTGAAGTGTTTTTACTCCAGTGATTAGAACGTTACCGGTTGTAAATATAAACACAGACGTTTTGTTATATTTCATTTTAAGTCCAGGATATACATCAGGTTCGTAATCAATGTGAACATTAGGATCTGTATTAAGTATTTCACGAAGTTGAATAATATCAATTTTTTTACCAAATGAAAAATTTGTATTTATCATTCCAATTTCAATACCTGTAATTTTAAAATCTTCAACTTCAAAAGTTTTGTTAAGTATTGTTTCCATTATATTTCCAACAATCGAAGCTTCGTTCAAAGAAGTAACTCCTGTAATCTGAAGTTTGCCATTTGAAAAAAGTTTAATACTTTTTGTAGTTGTGTCTCTGTATTGTATTGTGACTTGATTGTAAAAGCTTTTTTTAATTTTACCTCGCTTTGTTTCCGTGTAATCTCCGTGTTTTTTTGTTTTTTTTATGGCACAATCTGGATATATTGGACTAACAAAATTGTCACTGAAATATTTTATATCGATATTTCCTTTATTGATTCCACCTATAATTGTCATCGTAGATAAATTTAAAGGTTTGAAATCTGGATATTTTGATTTGTATTTCATACAAAATTCAATAATATCTATGTACTTGGAATGAAACATAGTTAAGGTTAATTTAAATTAAATTGTTTTTCTTAAGTAATTTTTTTTATTTTAAAATAGTACTTATATAATATGCTTTACCCTGTCTTAGAATTCTCTTTCTAAAAATAGTAAAACTAACAATCTTTCCATTTTGACGCTGAATACGTATTTGTGCACGTACAGGGTTATATAACACATGATTAAAAATCATCTCCATAAATACCAACGCAGCCCTTTTTGCGGTTGGTTGTTGCACAAGCAGTGGTTTAGATTTTTTTTTACGTTTAGGAAATTTAGGTTTAATATGAGGAACACTCAAAGTTACATTCACAAATTGAAAGATTTTCATATAATATTAAATACAAAATATTTTACCATGAAATCATAATTGATGTTTTATTTGTTTTGTAATTTGTTGAATAGTAGACATTGAACGGAGTATAATATTGTTGTAGTTGTTTAATATATGGATTAATATTCATTTCTTCAAAATATTTGAGTCCAAATCCATTATAGTTTTGTGGACCACGTGTTAGAAAAATAAGAGGAAAGCCTTTAAATCTGTCACCAGATTGAAAACTAAAAAGTTCACACTTGTTATATCCTTCAGACGCAACAGATTTCATTTTATTTGCTACATCATTTTCGTTAACAATAGTCGAAAACAATTGTTCCATTGCATTTTTAATATTCATTTGATGCTCAATCTGTTTTTGTTTTTGTTTTTCTACACGCACGTTTTCGTTAACTTTGGATAGTTCTGTAATTTCTTGATAAAATGATTCCATAGGTAAGATAATTTATTTGTTTATGTTTTAAGTTCTTTTTGTACTAATATTTCTGTTTTTGATTTTTTCGTGTGCTATATTATAAAGTACTTGGTTTGATTTAGAATACATTTTATGTTTTTTTATTCCATATGCGTAAAGGTTTGGATTCATTGAACTGAACCCTAATTTATTTAATGATTTTGTGTATTTTTGAGTAAACCATTTTATTAAATCTTTTTTTGTTTTAGGCGACTTTAATGGAGTAACTTTTTCAGATAAACCAAAATCTATAATTTTAATACCATCTTTTGAAACTAATACATTTTTCATATGTAAATCATTATGAATAAAGCCGCTTTTCCAGAGACACATGATTGCACTTTTTAATTGTTTCATAACTATTTTAATTGCAATCTTATCATCTACAGCTAAATGGTACTGTATGAAATCTGACATATTAACACCGTTAATTTTTTCCATTGCGTGCATTTGATATTTTTTATTTGCTGGTCTACAATCTAAAGGTAATTGATATGGTTTTACAAAGTATTTCTTACATTCTTTATCCAATGTATGCCACAAAATAATATGTTTTGCACGTTCTTCTTTTGCGTCTTTTGCAACTTTTAATACATATTTATCGTTTATTGTATATATTGTTCCGTATGCTCCTTGCCCAATTTTTCTAACATTTGAGTAAGTTTTTGGATCACAAGTTAATGACATAATATTACATACAAAAAAACTATATTAACTTGCTTAAAGAATATATAATTGGTAGTATTAATAATGCCTCCTAAAGCTGAAGTTGTTGAAACCATGGATCACGAATCTCTAGTAAAAGAAGTACTTAAACTTCGTGCGGATCTTAAACGTCTACAAAAAGCTGTACGTAAACTAAGCAAAACCGAAGACGATGAAGACAAACCCAAGAAACTAAGTGGATTTGCGAAACCAATGAAAATGTCGAAAGAACTTTGTGATTTCCTAGGTGTCACACATGATACGCTTATGGCACGCACTGATGTAACAAAAGAAATTAACAAATATGTAAAAGCAAATAACCTTCAAAATCCAGAAAACAAACGTGAACTTATTCTGGATGCAAAACTCAAAACAATTCTTACTGTACCAAGTGATGTAACTCTAACTTTTTTCAATCTTCAGAAATATATGAGTCATCACTACATTAAGGACACTGAACCAGTGGCAACAAAAGCAACATCTGTAGTGAGTGAAAAAGCAGAAGAGAAACCTGTAAAAAAAGTTGTAAAAAAAACAGTTCGTCCTCCTAGTGCAAAAGCTTAAAAAAAAAGACATTTAATAATACAATAAAATGGAAATTGATGACGTTGTAATAAAACGTCTTTTAGGTTTTAAACCAAAAAACGTAGAATTATACAAAAACGCATTTGTTCATAAATCGATTGCAAAGGAATTAAATACAGATTCGTATGAACGTCTTGAATTTGTAGGGGATTCTGTAATTGGTCTTATAATTGCCTCATATCTTTATGAGAAATATCCTGAAGAAAATGAAGGATATCTCACAAGGATACGGACAAAAATCGTAAGTAGCAAAGGTTTATCTAAACTTGCAAAAACGATGAATTTAGACTTGTATGTTAAAATGAATGTAAAAGCGATGAATCAGGAGTGGAATAAAAATCCAAGGATTTTGGAAGATACATTCGAAGCTTTGATGGGTGCATTTTATTTGGATAAGGGACTTGATTCGTGTAGAAAGTTTTTGATTCGACTAGTAGAAAAGAATATGGAAAGCAGTGATTTGGAGACGGATACGAATTACAAGGATATATTGATGAAATTTGTACAATCACGTCAAATGAAATGTCCCGAATATACCGTCACACATACAAATGGTCCAGATCATGCAAAAAAATATACCGTTCAAATAAATATTAACAACCGCAAGGTAAGTGAAGGTACTGACAAAAGTAAAAAACAAGCTGAACAAAACGCAGCATATTTAGCCTTGAAATGTATTGGTTATGTATTTTAAAGTTTAAAATCAAATATTTAATTCAATTGTATGATAGAAAATATGAATACAAATTATGCAGCAGGTATATTACTTTTATCGTGGGATGGAAATGATATATGTGTTTTATTAGGTCAAGATAATTATAATGCATATAGTGATTATGGAGGAAAATGTGATATTTCAGATAAAAGTTTGTCATATGTTACAGCAGCAAGAGAAATGTATGAAGAAACACTTGGTATATTTTATGATATAACAGAGACTATATACAGTATTTTCAGCACGCCATATATTACAAGCAAAAGTTTTACAAACAAACCATATTATATGTATTTCATGTGGATCGAATACGATCCAAATATAGTTATAAAGTATAATACAGTGTATAATTACGTTTGTTCATTGCAAGGCATAAGTCACCAATTTAAAGAGAAAAGAATGCTTTCGTGGTTTAAATTGAAAGATTTGTTGAATAACAAAACATCTTTGCAATTAAGAAATGTATTTTATAAAACTTTGCATAATCATAAACAACGTATTTGGGAAATTGCGTTAGAACTTAAAGGTAGAAATATAAAATGTAATTATGGAGGACATTAAGTTTGCTTTAGAAGACGAAAATATTTCTATTGACGGTGACATTGTTTTGTCTGATGATGAAATAAAATTGACAAAAAACGCAAAACAAAAAAAGAAAAAAACCGTATTTAAACCTAAAAAACAGTTTCAACAACGACCATCACTTTCGGCTTTCAAACCACCTGTAGCACCCCGTGCAGCACCTGCAGCTCCGCCTCAAATGTTTCAGCAACCAACATTTACAGATAAAACATTTGAAGCATTTTCAAATCCGCAAAAACGAATGCCACTAGAAGAAGTACATAGTGAAAATGAAGAAAGTAACGATGAACAATCTGAAGCTGCAGAATCTGCAGCGTATGGTGAAGACTTTCCTGGAGATGAAATGGGGGAAGAAAACCGAGGTCCGCAACCTTCCCCTGGATTTAATAGTATTGAGGATGAAAAACAGGATCTATTGTACAAATTTCATAGACTTGAATCAAAAGGAATTAAACTTCCAAAAAAATACAATATGTATAGCGATGTGCGGGAAATGAGATCCGATTTTGAAAGAATTAAAAGAGATCATGAAGTCAATGGTAGTATTAAATTTTCACGCAGGATGCTTATGGCTGTAGTTAGTGCTTCTGAATTTTTAAACAAACGATATGATCCATTTGGACTTGAACTTAATGGTTGGTCTGAAACTGTTATGGAAAATACAGGAGATGGTGATTATGACAATATTTTTGAACGTTTGCATGACAAATATTCAGGAAAGGTAAACACACCACCCGAACTGGAATTGATGCTAAGTCTTGCAGGAAGTGCAATTATGTTTCATATGACAAGTACCATGTTTAAATCAATTCCGAATTTAGGGGCAATGGCACAAGGAAATCCTGAAATGCAACAAGCAATGAGTAATTTGGCTCAAAATATTATGAAACAAACTACACAACAAGCAGCATCATCTGAACCAGAATTCTCTGAAAATGGACGGCGTAAAATGAAAGGTCCTTCAATGAATTTATCTGGAATTGGAAATATGATGCCACCACCAATGCCGTCATCATCTTTTCCGCAAAACAATCAGGTACCTGATATACCAGAATCTATAATTAGTGACGATGACGCAATGAGTGATGTAAGTGGTCTAAGTGTAAAACAAGTATCAGTTACAGCTGGTGGAACAAAAAGGGGAAGAAAACCAAAAGTTATTGCAAATAAAGAAAATACAATTGAATTTGATATTTAATTTGTTTACATAACATATGAATCTATCAATGACTCCTTTGAATGAAGCTTACAACTTACCAAAACTTAAACCAAAACTTAAACCAAATATTCATGTAAATAGCGAACACCAAAAACAGGTTTTAAAAGATTCAAATATGGAAATACATACTAAAATTCCTTCAGGTTATACTGAAAAACCCGCATTCATAACAAATGAAATACAACAATTGCCAGTTGTAAAAGAAGATGTATTAGAAGATGAAAATTTACTTACAGTAAAAATTACAGATCCTGAATTGATTGAAATGTTAAAACCATACAAAGATGATTACATATCAAAAATAATTAAATCAAATATGAAAGGAGGTGTCGAATTTTTTCAAAACAAAGAAACAAGTTCTATTGATGACTTTGATATTAAAATACTAATTGGTATACTTATATTGTTAGTAATTGTAGACATTAATGTTCGAAGAAAATGCTAGGTTTTGAAAATCCCCATACTTTTTTCAAGTGTATTTTGGCTCGATACTTTTGGAGTTTTTCTCTTTAGTTTGATAGGCTCATTTTGGATTTCAGACTGTTCTTGTTCTCTTTGAGATACTGAAAAATTTTCATATCTTTCAATAATCCTTTCTTCGTTTTTCATAGGAAATTCGTATACCACGAATTTTTTATTGTTTTTTCTGAATTGCTCTATTGTCATTGTACCACCAAAACATTCAAGTAGTTCTTTTGGTGGGGCAAAATTTATAATATTTTTATTTGGTTGAGTTTCATCATGAAATTTTTGTATAAAATTGAAGATTTCAGATTTATAGCTTGATTTCGAGTATAAATTATAAGATTTCATACATTCCCAACTACAAAAATTCCCATAAAATTTGTATGTATTAGTTTTTTCGTTGTACTGAATAGGCATTTTTAACATTTGTTCCTTATTATGTGCACAGTAATAACAAACTAACTTGTTCATAAAATTAAAATATATTTAGATCTTTAAGCACCTACATTGGGTTTAAACAAATAAAAAAGAATCCAATATAAAGTATGGATGATATGAGCACACCTATAGAAAATCTCGGACGACCAATGCCTCAAGTTCAACAATTAGATTCAGCTCCTCAACAAGTAATGGATTATAACGAAATTTTAAGAACAATGCATGAAGAACCTCAACAAATGCCTCAGCTACAACAAAATTCGCAGCAAATGCCTCCACCACAACAAATACAACAAACACCAAACGGAGGTAACTTTATACAACCTCCAGTTGTACAAACAATAAAACCACAAGGTTATGTAATGCAACCGATGCAACAACCACAACAACCACAAACTCAAAACACGTCATCTATAAGTGATGTACAAAAAGATGTACTTATTGTTATTGTATTATGTGTAATACTTTACAACGAAAATTTTCAACTTTTACTAAAAAAGGTTTTACCGTCATTATTTAAATTTGATAAACTTTCATCTGTAGGTTCTATTGTTATTGCACTTATGGTAGCTGGTGGATTATATGTTTCGAAAAGCATATCTTTCAAATTCATATAAAAATAACCCTAAAATAGCAATACATACAACAGCAAGTGAAACAACTTTCAAATGTTCCCTTACAGTATATATATTAGGATTTTGAGAAATCTCTACAAGTGCACTGTTTAGTTGATCCAAAATATCTGATATAAGTAAGCTTTTAGTTTTTTTATACTTATCTTCTTCTTCTAAATTTGCTTTTTTCGAAAGTTTACTTAAATCTTCAGGTGTTCCTCCATAAGGAAAAAGCGTATTCATAATTTAAAGAATTAAATTATATTAATACTTATGCCAATCGAAAAAAAACATGATATATTACTGAAAAGCTTACTTGAATTTTATAAGAAAGACAAAAACATGTCATTAATTTCACAATGTGTATTAAAAAAAGGTAACATTTCATTGAGAATAATAGATTACCTATGTACAAATTATGCAAAAAACGAATGTGTGTTATATTACTTACAACCTAGGGATAAAACACCATTCAATTTGTATTTACAATATAGAAGTCAGCTTAAAGCATATAGTAAAATGCAATTTGATCCTTTTAGGCGCCATAATAGAATAACAATAGCTTGTAAACACGGTGAAAATAACAAACTTGAAACAACAGTTGCACAGTTGAATTTTTTCAAATGGGCAATTGAAAATAAAGTACTTGAATATTTAGAAAATGACACAAATAGAAAGAAAATAGAAAAACACATGTTGTCAAAACAAGAATCTTCTTCTAAGCCTCAAGTAAAAGAACTTTCTGGAAAAACAAAACGACACAATATTCAAGTAACTGTTACATTCAAATAGAACGTTTAAATTATAAATAATTTTGTGTAAATATATTTTATAAATGTTGTCAAGTGAACTATTCATTTCATTAGGTGCCGGTTTGTGTGTATTTATTTTGCTTACAGGTTACAAAAAGTCAAAAAATGAAAACGTTGATCGCAGCGAACTTATTAAAATATCTGTACTAGTTTCTGCTTTGATTCTTGGAATACTGATGGTTTACAATAAACCGATGGAACCTGTACTTTCAGAACCATTTATAAGTGGTAGCATTCCCGTTGAAGGAAGTCAATAAACATTTATCGCCGTTTCAATAATTTAACAAATTGTTTTTCTGTCATTTCTCTATTTGCTAATAAATGATCTGTTGCTTTTTCTGCAAAGACTCTAGAATCCTGTGGAACACTAGTTTCACAAAATGACAATAAAGTTTCTTGTAAATATTCTCTGTTTAAAGCTCCATATTGTTTTAAAGATTTGATTACAACTGAATGATCTTGAATTTGAATACATTCAATATTTTCATTTGTCATACAATTAAGCAATTGTGCTGATATTTCTTCCTTTTCTTTACGAAGATCTTTAAGTTTAGTCGATATTTGTTTAATTTCTAATTCTAATTCAACAAATTTTTTTGCTAATGTTTCCATTTATAATTTGTATATTTAGAATATATCCAAAAACTAAACGGAACTACTTTTTCATCAAAGGTTTCAATATTTTGAGTAGTTCTTTTTGTAATTTTTCTTTTTTCTCACTTTCACATACAAGCATCATCATATTTTCATGACAATAATCGCTTATGTTGTTATCATGTTCTGTTGTAATATTGTCGTGTATGTTTTCACATGCAATTAAACATTTATCATAAATTTTTTTAAATATGTTGTCAAAAACATGGGTATAATATGTAGTCTCGGAATTACCGGCTTGATCTACATAAGTTACATAATTCTGATATGATATTGTACAAATTTGATCATTTGTTTCAAAAACACTTTTTAATAAACTTACAATAGATTTATAAGCAGGTGACGGTACAGATAAAAATTTCTTTATATTTTCTAATTCCATTTTTTCAATATTTTCGTAAACAACACTGTATAACTTTGTATTTATCTTAGGTTGATCTTTCACTTGATGATGGTGTGTGTGTGATTTTTCCATTTTTAGTAATATCCACAATCTATTTATCTCTTCGTCTTTCGCTTTTAACATCCTTTCATACATTTCTATCTGAATTTCTTCCATAAGAATTATAAATTGTAAATTTTTTAAATTCACTTAAACACTATGACAAATATCTAACAAGTTACAATGATTGATAAGCTACGCATGAAAGATCCACGCTATTACAGAGAGCTTCTCTATAAAAGCGAAATTCGTCAAGCTGCACTTAATCGTGAAATAAAAAATCTGCAAACAAATCAACAAACGAATCGTCAAAATATACATAATCTGAAAACTATGCAAAAAAATCTTTTTACACTAACAAAAATCATAATTTTTTTGCAAATTTTCACTATTTTCCAACTTAATATTGATTTTAATACACTAAACAATATTAAAGATTTTGTAATTACATTTGACTATAATGATTATACCAATTCGATGCTTTACATGTGGGAAGATTACTGGAAACAAGTATACCCTATATTTGAATCAATTAAAAAATGGGAAATCTTCGTGTGAAGCATTGGATGAATTACAATTAACAAGATTCTGTTGTAGAAGAATGCTCATCGGTCACGTTGATCTTACTGAACAAGTAACAAAATAGATATACTTATAGTTATAGATTTATTAATAAATATAACTATGTTAACTCATAAAAATTGTACAAATTGCAATGTTAGTTTTCTTACTTACGCTCATAATCCATGTTGTAGATATTGTATGAAAGATGTATGTTGTATGTCACATTTGCCAGTTTCTGATGGAAGAACTGATTGCAATTCTACATTTGATACAATATTTCATAACGGTAAAAAATATTGTCTCGGTCATTACAAATTACTACAAAACAAATGTAATATTTGTGGTATTAAACGTCCAGAAAATAATCTAAATTTCCAAAGTGATCACTTGTGGTATTGTGACATACACCTCAAAACATATAAACAAAATTTGGCACGTTCTATATATGAATCATTAAAAAATCATTTGTATCTTGATATTATTTTAGAAATACTGAAAAATGTAGTATCTGTTGCTAATTTTAGATATCCTGCAGAATTTCACATTCCTGTACAAAAAACACTTAAACAACAAAAAAACTATATAATAAAGAGTCGCTATGGAAGTTTATTCAATTGAAAATGTTCGTGAGGAATATAGCAAACGCAATAAAATTACTCAGACAAACGAAGAAGACGAACGCTTAATTAAGGCTATTTCAAATTTGCGCAAAAACTATGCAGATGTTCTTTCAAAAAGGAAATCAGTTATTTTTATTGATCCCAGAGAAGCATTTGTAGCGCCCGTGATTAAACAAGAAAAACCTAAAGAAACAAAAAAGCAAAAAAAGAATGTTCCGAAAGTTGAAATAGTATATTGCCAAGCTACAAAAATGGATGGTGCAAAATGTACAGCAAAAGCTAAAATAGGATGCGTTTTTTGCGGAAGACATTTGCCTAAGGATAAGTAATGACTTCGATTGATGAAGCGTACTTACCTTTAAATATGGATTTTCTAAAAAATGAAAAATTTCAATATTTGAAAGATATATACAACAATTCTGATAATAGTATAGATCAATCTAAAATAACACATGATGATTTTGATCCAAACATACTTATTTCTCAGTGTAATATTTACAGAAAAAAAATGGAATCTTATTTGGAAACATTCAAAAAAACACAGGATGAAATAATTGAAACTACCAAAAAAATCGAAACTTTAGAATCGTGCTTACTTCAAATAACTCAACAATGTGCGGATGAACACATCAATCCGTCCGTCTTAAATATTAGAAGTGTAATAGAAACACTGAAATCTAAACAATCATCGTTTATAGATTCGCATTCACAAACAGCTGCATTAATAAAAAATATGTTTAATGTAAGCGCTCATTTTACAGAAAACGATCCACGTCATTTATGTCCCATATGTATTAATAATGAAGTTGATATAGCAATTGTACCATGTGGACACACGGTTTGTAGTTTGTGTTCGATAAAATGTAACCTTCAAACATGCATTGTTTGTAGAAACAATGTTGAAAAAATAATGAAATTGTATTATTGTTAAATTTATATTATCAAATATGTTATGAATCACTCTGGTTTTTATTATCTTAAATTTAAAATAACTGATCCTTTTTTGTATATCAATAAAACAAAAGTGAAAGTTTCACATAATTGCTATCATGCGTGTGTGTTGTATGCTCACGAAAAAGCACGTGATACATTATTCAATAATAACTTCAAAAAAAGTTTACAAAAATTACTTCCTGTAGAATATAAAAATATTAATTTAAATCAAATCAATTTTGCACATTTGAAAAATATAAAATTAACGTGTGACCAGGTGCCGTCCAATTATGGTAATGTTTCAATTTGTGGAAAAAAATACAAATTAAATAATTTTATAGTTGAACCATTGCATATATTTAAAGGACGAGGTAATCATCCATTACGAGGAACCCTTAAAATACCAGTATTACCTGAACAAATTACATTAAATGCTGTAAATGCACCACAATGCTGTCTTTCAGGACATACGTGGGGAAACGTTATAAATAACGCAAGTCTACAATGGGCAGGATTTTACAAAGATTCTCTTGGGCAATCCAAATACATGTACCCTATGTTTAATGATGAACTTTCGAAATTCGAAACTGCTAGAAAACTCAAGAAAAAGTTACACGGAATACGAAAACAATATATTCTTGATTTATCTTCGGAAAAAATAAGTACACGTCAAAAAGCTACAGCTTTATATTTGATTGACAAATTGTGTATTCGTATTGGACACCCAAAAGAGATTGATAGCGCTGACACTGTAGGCTGTTGTACATTACGTTTAGAACATTTGAAGATCAATGGACAAAGTATAACATTTTGCTTTTTGGGTAAAGATTCTATTGAATTTAAAAAAACAATTGTGCCACACGAAATTGTCTTGAAAAATATCAAAGAATTTGTAAAACAGAAAAGCAAACACGATTTAATATTTTGCAAAATAGACGCATCTATTTTAAGTACATATCTAAACAAACTACATAAAGGTCTTACTGCAAAACAATTTAGAACATGTCACGCAAGTAATAAATTTCAGCAATTACTCGATTCTTACAACAGTGCCATTGACGAACAAATCTTGAAATACTACAAGTACTGTAATACCAAAGTTGCACAGTTATGCAATCATAAGACTGGTGATAAAATAAGTAACGAAACATCGAAAGCAAACTATATAGACCCACGCATAGTCTTTTCTTTTGCTAAAAAACACAATATAGATATAAACAAGTTATATTCTCCTTCACTCATAGAAAAACATTCATGGGCTAGTAATGCGGATACTTATTTCAAATTCTAAATTTGTAATTATATGTCTATATTAAGTTTTGATGTTGGTATGAAAAATTTAGCATTTTGTATACTTAAAGAAACAATCATAGAAAAATGGGATGTCTCTGAAATAAAATACAAAACAAATCAAAGTTTATGTGATGCAATTGTACACCATTTAGATAAATATCCAGAATTACTGGAATGCAATACAGTTCTAATAGAAAAACAACCATCTAGAAATAACAAGATGAGAATAATAGAGGCTTTACTGAATGCATATTTTGTAATAAAAGGCAGCTCAAACCAAGAATCAAATATAAAAAAAGTACTTGTATACAGTGCAAAATATAAACTTGGGTCAAATACAATGAAGGGTAAATCAAACTATAACGAACGGAAAAAGCTATCTATAGCTCGTTGTAGAAAATTTCTCGAAAATACATCAAAGCTCAACGAAAAATACCTAGATGTATTTTCTAAATCAAAGAAAAAAGACGATTTAGCAGATTCTCTATTACAAGCATTGGCATTTAATAAAAGTTCTATTTTTGAAGATTTACAAAATGTTGAAAATACAGAAAAAGTAACAATGAGAAAACCAACAGAAAAACAAGAAAAAACAGGAAACTATAGTAGATCGAACATTAAATATCTCCTATCAAATAATGGATATACAAGCGAAAACTGCCCAAATAAATTATTATTATGTGTCAAAAAATACTATAATACATTAGACGAAGCTTATAAAGTATTGACTTAAAAGAAAATATTTTGATATAATTATGGCAAAATGTTCATGTTGTTCTAAAAAAACAACAATCGCAAATTCAATGAATTGCAAATGGTGTACTAATATATATTGTATCAAATGTCTTCCCTTAGAACTTCATAATTGCAAGTCACAAGAAGATTGTAAAACAGCAGCATTAAACGATTTAAGTAATAAATTAGAAAGTGGTAAAACAATTGATAAAAAGTGCATCAAAATTTAGAAATTGTAAATTTGTTTCACAATTTGATTATTTTTACAGCGTTTTTCATTTGTATGTTCAGCAATGAACCTATGATGTGTGAAAAGTGCTACTTTTATTTCTGTTTTGTTTTTTGCAAATACCTTCAGATAATCTAAAAACGAACTATTATGTTTAAGTTTATCTATTTTTATACACCGACTGTGATATTTTGAACTTTTGATTGGTATGTTATCTAATCCAAAACCAAGTTCCTTTGTTCCTGGAATTATGTAAACAAGGCTGTCTGGGTATGCGTATAATGCTGTTTGTTTAGCACGCAATAATTCACTACAACATACAACATCTACTGAAGGTACATTCATATTTTTTGATTCATTTATTCCTTTTCGTGTAAGTTCTGGGTCAGGTATACACCAATGTATTGGTCCATATTTTTTTTGTATACTATTTGCTTGTGATTCACCATGTCGAATGAAAAATATTTCTAATTTCATAAAATACATGATTTTTTTAAATTTAAAATATAATGCTAAGTCAAAACAATAAAGAAAAAATTGTACTGAAAAAAATAGAATCTGATGAAAAAATTAGAAAAATGTTTATAAATGCATTAATAAATCGCAAAAATTTAGAAATTGAAATCATCAAAAACAAAGAACTCATGGATACTGGAATATTTACAGATTTAGACAAAATGACTAAATTAATAAATTTGAGATCTAACGCATCTGCTAAAAAAGTTATAGAAGTATATAAAAAACGTAAGGATTTTATGGTGTTTATGGTGGGGTCATACAATATCTATAAAAAAATAGAAAAACTAAAATCCCATGCAAAATGGATTAAATCTATAGAAGCATTGCGAAAATATGTATCAAAAATATTTTCTACTTAAAACAAAAGATTATAGTTAAAATATTGTATGAGCACAACAAGCAAGTGTACAAAAACATCAGCAGATTCTTCCTGGGGATTGAATTATTTAAATAAAGAAATTTTTATAAATTTATCTAACAATGAAATACAATATAACAATACCATTCTTGCCAGTCAAGATTCGTGTGATGGACCAAGTAAAGAAGAAATACCCTGTAAATCTACAGATGGTCACATTGAAAAAAAGCATATATAGCAAAATTTACAATTGTTGGATATCAACCGATTATGAAAATGTCTATAAAATAGAAAAATCTAAATTTTCAACACTGCTTGAAAATACTACAGTATATGATATTTGCGAAATAAAAAATTCTATATATTTGATTTATGAGAACGGATACACAGTATATCCACAAGAATATACTGTTAGATTTCACGGCGTAGTTCAAGATATGTATGTAAACGAAACGTGTATTATTGCAAATAGTAGTGAATTTACGATAATTGATCTCTATAATGGTGAGGTTACTAATTGTGAACGTCACAAAGATTCTATGTTTATTATAAATAAAAATATTAACAATAATTACACCTATGATTTTATAATTGATAACAAACTCTATATTAATACACAAAAAGTGTTTGAAATTCCAGCTCATATTTTAGGTGATCCTATTTACAGCTTTGAATTTTCGAATGATAAATATATAATACTAAAAGTATCAAATTTTTTCAGCAAAAAATGGTATACTTTATTTGATAAACGAAATTCACAGTTCACAACTTGGATATTTATGAGGGAAATAAATAATTTTCTTTACTTTCCTAAAATTAATAAGACACTAGTTGAATACGATGAATTTCTATTAATATTGAGTAATGAAGATTTGTATGACATGTTTAAAGGAAAATCTTTCAATGAAATTATAAAAAAAATAGACAAGGGTTGTAATAGCATGATTTATTCTATTGATAAAAAATCAAAATATTCAATAAATTGTGATGAAACTTATTTATTTTATATAAAAAATAAGAAAATAATGGCAACTATGACGTGTTTTCCATATGATATGCATATATTGTGTAGACTTGATAAACAAGTTAACTATATAACTAGTCATAATTATGAAGTTTTATTGCAATATACTGATCTAAGTATTGATATCATTTCCATATAAAACGCTTACAATTTTTGAAGAAAGTTTCGTTCCTATTTTATTTACAGAGATCAAAGATTTTGTATCAGATATGTGTTTGTGCAGTTTATCAAATGATGGAAATTTTTCAGCAATATTATTTGCAATTGTTGTAGAAACTCCTGGAATACAACATAACATTTCAATGTATGTATTAACGTTATCACTTTTTTTTCTTATTTTAAGAGCATTAGGTGCATTTTCGTTTTCATAACCTTTTTCTATCTTTTTGATTAAAGATAATAGTATATCTACAGTTTCTTCAATATTAAACGATCTTAGTACTACTATTTTATCACGATGTTGTAATGAAAACATTGCGCTATAAAGTGTACTTAAAGGTACTCCAAAATTACGTTTTTCGTTTCCTTCGATTATATATATAATATTTGCATTGCTTTCTAAAAGTCGTTGTTTTTGTTCATTATATCTTCCATCAATAATACTACTACTGAAATCATCTAATGTTTTACGTTCAATGATAAAATTTGTATTGTTTTTTGATATATGTATATCACCTATTATTAGATTTTGTGTTACATAATTAATTCCTTTTTTTGTAAATAATGTATTTAAAGAATGTTCTCTGTAATCTAAAAGAATATTCATTAACAAATTACAATTTTTTTCTTTAAATATTATAATGGCTGTCATGAGTGATGAAAAATTGAAAACTATTTTCAAAACAAAACAAGCACGTACATATGCTAAACGTGCTTTAGCTAGAGGTCACACTGTAAATGAACTAGTAAAAGAAACAGGTAAACTAAAAGTTGCTGTTAAAAAGCAACAAAAAACAAAACAATCTCCAAAAACAAAATCAGTAAGTATGCCAACATTGCGTGGTCTAGTTTATCGTATGTAAAACACAATATACACATTCAAAAAACAGCAAAATATAGTAATGATTCATACGTTTAGATTGTTCACACCATATGTATTCTGTGTAGGAATGACAACAATTGCACATTTAGACATAATACAAACAAACGAGCTGAAAACAAATAGGAAGGCAAGAAATAAATGCGTATTCTAATTTATAAATAATTATAAATTATTAAAATGGAAGACGTTATAAAATTAATGGTAGCAATGCCTTGTTACCAAGGTGTTTGTCATGTTTTATGTGCAAAACAATTACTCAAATTGCAAAATCTATTACAATCAAAAAATATTGAAATGGAATTATTTACCTTGGAATCTGAAAGCCTTATTTCAAGAGGTCGAAATGTATGTGCATCTGCCTTTCTAAAAAGTAATTGTTCACATTTAATGTTTATTGATTCTGATATTTTATTTAATCCAAGTGACGTAGTTAAACTTTTAAATCACAAAAAAGAAATCATAACAGGTCTTTATCCTGTTAAATCTATAAACTTTGATAAAATTAAAGAAAAAATCATGGAGTGTGAAAGTTTAGATGATGTGTTACGTAAAACTGGAAAACGTGTTGGAAATGTAAAATCTTTACCAACAGAAGGTTCTACACTTGCAGTAATGCACGAAGCACCAACTGGATTTATGTTAATAAAAAAATCATTACTTCAAAATTTGCAAAAACATTGCAAAAATTTGGAATATGTTAATGATATTCCTGGATATACAAAATTTGCTATTGATAATAAATTTTATAATTTTTTTCAAGTTGGAATACACAACGGTAGATATGTAAGCGAAGATTATGGTTTTTGTGCATTGATAAATTCATGCAATATTGAAATTTTTGCAGACCTTTCAGTTCATCTTATACACGTTGGAAATTTTTATTATTACTAAATGCACTTAAGGGTTGCATATACGTTAGTATATAAATGAAGTCTGCTATGGAAAACTGGTTTAATTCATTACCTGTTGAATTTTATTTTGATGATCCCACGTCAGAAAGAACAAAATTGTACAAAAAAATTAAACAGCAATGGAATCGAGAACTTGCACTGAGTCTAAATGCGTATTTATGTGAAGAAGATAGATTCAAAAATTAATCACTTAAAATACATCTATATGTATAAATATAACTTAATGAGTAGAATCGTATCATTGTGTGGAAATATTGGTTCAGGTAAAAGTACACTTGTATCAAACCTAAATCAAAATCAAAATTCGTATCATGTTGTTCAAGAACCTATTAGTGAAATGAACGATCTATTGGTAAAATATTACAAAGATTTTTCCAAATGGGCCTTTCATTTGCAATGCAAAGTACTATTACTGTATAATAAAATCAAAACTTCGTTAAACAGCGAATGTAATTATATTATTGAACGTAGTCCTATTGAAAGCAAACATATTTTTGCAAAGGCACTTTACAATTCTGGAAATTTGACGAAAATCGAGTTTCAGTTGTACGAAGAAGTTTATGAATCATTAGGGTGGTGTCCTGATTATATTATTTACATTCGAACAAACCCAGAAGTATGTTATGAAAGAATAAAACAACGTTCAAGAGAATGTGAAACAGAAATAACATTAGAATATATCACACAATTACACAACTTATACGAATCATTCTTTGAAAAATATAAACATTCGAAAAACATTGTGCTCATTGATGGAAATAAGAATCCTGAAGATGTTTACAATACGTGTAAACAATACTTGAATATTTAATTATTATTTATCTTATGATATTTATAATCCTTCTTGTTGCAATTTTAATTTACGTTCTATTTTATGTTATAAAAAAGGAATGTTTCACGTCAGGATCATATACTCAAACAAATAAATACACACTGTACGAAATAACTCAATCTGTTAATGCGTTATTAGAACATTTAAACGAACCACACTATTTAGTTAGAGTTAATTATGTTGAACGTTCTGGTGCACATATTAGTTTTAATATACTTGCATTCAATCAAAAACGTTATAAAGTTAATAATTTTTATGCAAAAGTTAAAATTCCTTTAAGTAAAAATGGAAAATATACATTGATTGATTCGTATGTGTCAGATAGCAAAGATGAAATACGGAATGGTGTACATTCATTAAAAGATTCGCAGTTTTATGAAAAACGACTTATGGAAAAGTAATGTAAATTAATGTAATGTCAACACGTTTACCTAAATTTGGAAATGTATCACACGCAGAAGCAAAGGAAATGTTAGATGGTTATATATTAGTAAAAAACGAAGAAATCAAGCAACTATCAGCTGGTGATAATATTAAATATTCAGTTGAAGGTGTATTAAAAGGTGGAGGGATATTAAAAACTGTTGTGTTTCCAAAGTTTATTGCTGTTAAAAACAAATTTAAACCAATAAGCTGGTGTGTACAACTCAATGAACCAACACTTATGATATGGGTAAAAACAAAAGAAAGCGAGGAAAAAGAAAAAATAGAAAAAAAAAAGATATGGGATTTGTACAAAGCCAATAAATTGATGCAAGTACCAAAAGACTACGAAACTATGAAAAATGTATATGAAATGTATAAAAATAATAAATTAGTACCCAAGAAATGAGTTTAAGGTAAATTATATGTATCATTATATTAAATGTCAAATCTAGATCCATATGATGTATTAGGTTTACAACATGGATGTACATGGGGTGAAGCCAAACTTGCGTATAAAAAAATGTGTATACGTACACATCCAGACAAAATGAATGGGGATGCTCGATATTTTATGATGGTTCACGATGCGTTTAACAAATTACAAGATCGTCACAATGAAGCAAAAAAATATAGAAACGTACCAACAGAAAAATCAACGTATGACCCAGATATACTACTGAAAGCTGATAATATAACTCCTCAAAAGATGAAAAAATTCACAACTTCTAAATTTAACTCACATTTCAACAAAAATAAAATAACGGACTCTAACCCTTATATACAGGGAGGATATGGTAATTTTATGGTATCAAGCAACAAAAATAGAGAAGACATAGATATTGCAAAATCACAAAATGTGCAGATACCTACACACAAATTGGTAGTATATAAAGAACCTGAAAGTTTACCAAGTAGTAGTAAAGTATTTGGTGATTGTTATGAGTTTGGAAATACAAATGTCAATGATTATTCAGGAGGAGGAGGGACTGATATAATGCAAGCATATGCTTACAAACCCGAGCTTTTGGATACACAAACTAGATACAAATCTATTGATGAGTTAAGTTCACGAAGAGCAGGTGAACGCTTAACAATGAACAAAGAGGAAAAAACGTTTCACGATCAACAACAAAAAAACAAAGAACGTCTTGAACAATATAGACTAAATAATATGAATAATGATTCACAAAGAATAGCTAACCAATACGTACAATTACACAGACGTTTGGTATAAAATAAATATATTATAATAAGGTATAATGGAATTCTCAACTGATGCAAAATTTTCAAATTTAGAGTTTGCACCAAATTTAGATTCTCTTGGTTTACTGTACGCACCAGTGAAAAACATTTACAGTGAATTCGGAGATTCAATAAAATTGAATAGTGTATTTGATGTTTATCCAGGTATAAGCGGAGATCATTACAGAAAAGAACCGGTATTAAGATTGAACAAATTACGTCAATCCTGGGAAATTAATCCATATTTTCTTGAAAGCAACTTTATTAGTTCAGTTCAACACGAACCAGATGTTGACGAAGACGATGATCATACAAATAATCCAGAAGATACACAAGATACAATTCAGGTTCCAAATATTGTACTTAGTTCAGGAATGTTTGAAACTGGAAGTTTTGAACTTGGTGGTAACGGAATCGGACAATTCGATCTAAGTTTAAGTAAAACATATACAGACGCAATTGTTTTAAGAGTGACATTACTAAACAATGGTACGGCTGCAACTGATTTCTTTTCATTTTTAGAAAACGGAGATTCATTTAACAAAGATGTTACTTTCATGCCGGGTGAAACAACAAAATCCGTACTCATATACGAAAAATCAAATGCAGTAGACAAATATACAGGAAATACTAATGTTTCTGTTTTAATTAACGAAGTAATACCTGTTGGAGTATTTCAATCATTAATTGGTATATTGCCGTATACATTTGATATTAATGTAACTTATGATCCATCAGATAATATACCTCCCACAGCGTATATAACATTTAACGACAATTTTTCACCAACAAATTTTGAAGATATAAATTCATCATTGATTCCTGCAATATTAAATGATTTAGATGATTTTCTTCCAAACGATGTTGTTTATGTTTTATATAAAGGATCGTTATTAGATTTAGACATAGCAGTAACAGATTCGGAAGATAATTCGTGGAAAATAATTGGAAAAGACGCAATTACGTCTGACGCAATATCCGGAACTAAATACGTACTTATGCAAATTAGAGGTATAACATTACTTACAAGTAGCGGACGTTTACCAATTAATCAATTGAAATTTGTTTTATTACGTGAAGGTGTATTATACAATCTTACAGCACTAGAAACTGCAACTGGATTGACACCTTATTTAAATGTAACAGGTATTGGAGCTACTCTTGATGATAATTTAATAAATAACACGATTGACATGCAAGTTCCAGAAACATTTTATATATTTACAATATCATTGACTCCTTCGGAATTTACACTTTCGAATGCAGAAGATACACTTTCATTACTTATGAATAGAGGTATGATGAAAATCAGTAAAGAACCTATTTTGTTATCATCAAATAAAACAATGAACAATCTAGTTGACAACAATGTTTACACAACTGAAGTAATAGATTCATGGATGCTTTTTGAAGAAAATAATTTCGCAAACCCTATTGCATTTTATTCTACTGTAAAAATGTCAGGGAATGTCATAATTGAACCCGGTGATATGTTAGCAGCATACGTAATTGATTCGCTAGGAAACATTGAAATTAGAGGTGTTTCTAGTACGGATTACACAACTACAAGTGGTGCTGGAGTAATACCGTGGACATATCCAGGTGAAACAAATCCTGTAAACATATTAGAAACTACAATTTTTACAAATGCTTTGAAAAGTACAGAATTTATTAAATTTCGACTTTTCAAAAAAGATCCATACATTGTAAATGGTGAAATAATGTTGCCTGGAAACAGTGTATACGAATTAGCTCAAGAATTACCAGTTGGTGGTATAAATGGTATTACAGGTGGTATGTACAGCGAAAATCCAAATACTGCAAATATTTTCTACATTGGACGATTTAGCACAGTACTAAATGGACCATATGATGACTTTTCATTTAATGTAACACTAGACAGTCTTACGAAAGAACATATTTTTGTAGATGGCGATGTAAGTCAATTACCAAAAATTAAAGCTTATAGATCACAATATTATACAGCAGTTCAAGTATCAAATGGTGTTTGGCTCTCTAATACAACATCTGACGGTAATCTCTTTGTAAATTCTCCATTAAATTTTAAAGAATTTTATAGTGTTAGACTTATGCCTAATGTTACTAAAGTAAATATTAATATAGATGGTTATCCAATTAAAACTCAGATATCCATTAATCTTAGACGTGGTTATAACTGGGTAGGATATACTATGTTTAGAACAGAAACATTACAAAACGTTTTCCAATTAGAAGGCAATACACGACTTAATCCTTCGGATTCTTTGAAAGCTATTATTACACGTGATCAAGGTTCTGTGTTAGTAAGCAATGGTAATTTTTTCGGTTCTTTAAGCCAAATGAAACCAGGTGGCGCTTATGTACTTTATATAAATCCATCTTTACCCGAAGACACGTTGATAACTTTTAATTATCCGGCAACATACAATACATCAACGGTACAAAATCCAAGTGGTTATTTTAAGATTGATTCAGTAGTAAATCCCTTACCAAATCTTATAGGAGATATGTATATTTATATTTCAGAGACAGAATTTGGTATTGCTTTTATAAACAGAGAAGACGGAACAATAGGAGGAATCAAAACAATTGGTTCATATACTGGATTCGGTGTACACGACACAACAATGACCTTAATTGATCCACAAACAATCGAAATTAATGATCTTGGAAGTGTTGTATCCGATTTTGGTGGTTTATCTGGTTTCCTAACAAGCATACAATTAAAAGCTGGATTTACAGCATTGAATGGTACTACAATCGATGGAGCTAATGGAGTATTAGATTTTGTTATAAGAAAAAATCCAGATCCTTTATCGTTCAGTGATACAGAAGCAGTTGATTATAAATTATCTGAAATTGGAGGGTTGCTTGCAACAGAACAATCACCTCCTTTTAAATTTACAGCAATAGTAAGTGAAACTGTGCCTGAAACTATACAAGCATTTTTTGGCAACTTTACCCCCGTTGTACCAGCTACTCCAGAACCACTTGTTGTTTTTCAAATATTACAAAACGAAAATAATAAATTACAAATTCAAATAAATTTGAGAAAAATTATCGGAAGTGATGAAAATAGTAAATTCAATATATTTGAAATATTTTTTGACAACGTCGATTTTGGTAATGCAGATTCTGAAAATGACGTTCCAGTGTCTACTACTGATAATGTTACTATTATAAGTCCTGCCATATTACCATTCTCTATTTTGCAAGCTCAAGGAAATGTAATACAATATGTTTCGATTGACAGTATACCCTTTGGTAATAATCCAATAATACTAGAAGTTGAGTATATAACTGCACCAAACACAATCAGTATAAATAATAAATCTTATATTACTGATGTAAATTATGGAAAATATACAATTCCTGAGTTTTTATAAAAAAAAATTAGATGTATAATATATGTCAACTTATGTAACTGATGCTAAATTTAGTAACATAGAACTGTCTACTACATTGACTGATTTAGTATATATTGATTCTGTACCACTTTTAAAAAGTTTAGGTAATGGACAATTCAAGTTAAACATAAATAGTAGCCGTATATTAGGAGGTACAGACTTACAAGGAAACCAAGTGTTTTTAAAACCTTCAAGTTTTAATAGAAAAACATATTCAAGTTCAAGTGTAGCTTTGTATTATGGTGATTTAGACGGTGATTCAAATGTAAATGCAGTAGATGCATTGAGAATTTTGAGATTAATTAAATCAGTAGATTCTTTAGATTTATACGAATCCTATAAAGGAGTGGATAGACGATTTTTAGCATTTCCTAAATCTAAACCACAAACTATAGATAACACCTTACCTAGTATGGCCGATGTTTTGGAAATTCTAAAAATTAGTGCAGGATTAAAACAAGCCGACATTTACACACCCATACAAATAACTCCAACACCAAATGCAACTGCAATGGCAACACCAAATGCAACACCAAATGCAACTGCAATGGCAACACCAAATGCAACGCCATTAGCAACTGCATTGGCAACACCAAATGCAACGCCGTTAGCAACTGCATTGGCAACACCAAATGCAATGCCATTGGCAACACCAAATGCAACACCAAATGCAACGCCGTTAGCAACTGCATTGGCAACACCAAATGCAATGCCATTGGCAACACCAAATGCAACACCAAATGCAACGCCATTAGCAACTGCATTGGCAACACCAAATGCAACGCCGTTAGCAACTGCATTGGCAACACCAAATGCAATGCCATTGGCAACACCAAATGCAACACCAAATGCAACGCCATTAGCAACTGCATTGGCAACACCAAATGCAACGCCATTAGCAACTGCAATGGCAACACCAAATGCAACGCCGTTAGCAACTGCAATGGCAACACCAAACACAACGCCATTAGCAACTGCATTGGCAACACCAAATGCAACGCCATTAGCAACTGCATTGGCAACACCAAATGCAACGCCAACACCGACCCCCACTATTATTGTTTCGGTGGAACCTCCTGGATATGATGCATATATAAAACTTGAAATCGAAGGAAACGAAGCCACTGTGTCACTTAAAAATAGTAAACCGGTTTCAGCGTATACTCTTGAATTCAATCAAACATTTGCTCTCACAGCTGATGCAAATTTTGTAGAATTTATTCCTCCTTTTACAGTTATATATTCTCCTTTTTGGAATTTTAATAACACAACAAACACATCAGGACCATTTATTGTAACTGGTTTTGTATCAGCTGATAATTCTCTTCCTGTATCTGAAACATATAGACCTGTCTTAAAATTATCCAACATAAATTCAACATTTAAGTTTCAAACTGAAGTAATATTAAAGGATGAATTAACAGATCCAATAAATGTTTACACCTCTATTTCATTGGGAAGTAATAGGTTGTTAAAAATAAGCAAAAAAAAAACATCTAGAATAGTACAAGGTACTTTTTTAGGTGATGTAAATAGAGATGGTATTGTTGATATTGGCGACGCTGCATGGATCGCTTCGTATGCAGCTAAACTTCCTGATTTTCCTGAAATAAACGCTATTTATGGAGATGTCAACCAAGACAATACAGTTGATATAGGTGATGCTGCTTACATAGCATCATATAGTGCACAACTTCCCGGATTTGATTTACCATTATTAGAGCAACCTACACCAACGCCAACACCAACCAGTACATTTACACCAACACCAACTGCGTTTAGTGGAGTTATTGAAATTGATGAAAACTGGAAATTGGTTGCGTTTGAAGGTGATACTTTAGAGACTTCTACTCTAGATTTCGTGTATCAAGATATACTAATGGCACGAATTATTCCTCATGAGTCTGATGATATAAACGATAAGATAAATCCAGAGAATCTAGCGTTTAATGAAACAAGTATGTTATCTGAAAATGGAATATGGTCAATAATGTATCCTTCTCCGGATTTAGCAAGAGAAAGTAATCAACTAGAAGTATTTAAACAGTTGGGGGTTGATAGTATAGAAAAACAATTGAAATTCTTATACAATGGATATCCCCAAACCTTGATAATGCCCATGGTAAATAGCGAAAGTCGACATATACAAGGTGGTGTCGATTTTGGTAAATTATGGAAACTTCTTGGTGAATCGCAACAAGTAATTTTCTACTACCGAGAAATGGATCTCAAAGAAGATGGTACACCCGATCAATATTATCCTCAAGTATTGATTGGTACAAGTGGATTACGTAGATATGTAAGTAACGCAAAAGAGGTACAATAAATTTATTATTTAGTTTCATGAGTACATATGTTGTAAAAATAATATGCACATTAGAAAACCACTGTTATTCAAATGGCACTGGTTTTTTTTGTTCTCAAAATGGTCATGTATTAACTTGCGCACACAATGTAGTAAATACTGCATTAATAAAAGTATATTATAAACGACAAATATACGATGCCACGATTATATCTATAGATAATAGGATTGATATTGCTATTTTGAAAATTATGGAAGTTACTCCGTGCCCAAAGATGTCAACTATATTACAATATGGTGTTTGTTATACATACAGTTATCATCACGATCATCTTTGTTTATCATATCAAACCGGTAGTATAATGTCGTTAAATTATATTTCAAAATACGCAATAGATTCTACATTGACAACAATAAAAGGATTTAAAGGAGCAAGCGGAAGTCCTATTTTCAATACACAAAACGAAATAATGGGTGTATTTAGTTACGAATCTAATATTGGATGTGGTGGTGTTATACTTAGTTTGTTACAGCAATATTTGAATCATGTGAATTATTCTTTAAAATATGTAACAGTTCCTAGGTCACATACTGGTTTTATTACTAAACCCTTATCAATAGACTATATTATTGATAACAATATAGAATCTCTATATGAAAATGTAAGAGGTGAATTAATAACTAAAATTCTAAATAAAAACACGTATTTATGTCAAAACGATATTATAGTAAGTATAAATAAAAACAGTGTTGGTGCGGGTTTTTTTAGTAGCGAGTGTTATGTATTGTACAACAAACCTAATACAAAGATACAAATTGAATATTTATGTGCTTCTAAAAAATATGAAATGAAATCGTGTATTATAAAAACGATAGATTTTCCAAATGAATACGATAAACCATTAAATGATACAACAATATTTAAACATCACTAACAATATTATGAGCTGCTTCGTTTGCTAGTTTGTCCACCATATTATTATAATAATTATCCGCATGTGCTTTTACATGAATCCATTCGATGTTTAATTCAATATTGAATTCATCTAGAATTTTCCACAAGTCTTCGTTTTTAATATTTTTATTTGAGCTAGTTTTCCAGTCATTATTTTTCCATTGTTGGAGCCATAATGTCATTCCGTTTTTAAGATAATTGCTATCTGTATACAACTTTATATCTGTAATATTTTTTCGTTGTGAATATTCAAGGGCTTTTATGGCAGCTGTTAACTCCATTATATTATTTGTTGTAGTGCATTGACTATTTGCCCATCTAGTTGTTAACCCGTCATTGTGCACAACTACAAAAGCCCATCCGCCAATACCAGGATTTCCTAGACAACTACCATCTGTAAAAATTTCAGTTGACATTTATAAAATAACAAATATTCAAATTTTTAAACGTGTGTCCAGTCTGGTTCTTTGTCTTCGGTTTGTGTTGAATTACTAATTAAAGGTTTTACATATTTTTCTGCTGCAATTGTACCAAATTCAACATCAGCATCTTCTTTTGTTATTGTATTTTTGTTCATTTTCTTGTGTAACGAAATAAGATTTTGCAACATTGATTGATCGCATGTTGTATCACAAAGCATTGAAAATAATTTTGGGTATTTTTTTTTGAAATCGTCGTGTTTTTTGTACAATGAGATGTTATTTGTAACGTGATATTGGATATCTTTTATTGTTTCATAAAAATCCATACTTTAATGTAAAATTTAAATTTTAAGTTAAAGTAATGAACGTTTTCGCAAATCTTGTAAATAAAAGAAATCTATCTGTAAATTCGAAATATGCAAAAGTAAATCCTCTTTTTATATTTGCAATAATCTTATTAATTGTATATTTTTTACTTAAAGAACGTGATTTTTTAGGTGTAAACTACAATGGAGATTTACAAGAATCTCCACGAAAGTCTGCAGAGTCATGTACACAAGATGCACATGACGCATAATGTTATAAACAAGATCAATGAAGTGCAAAAACCAGAATTGTGTCAAAATTGTGTATTTCATGGATTTCCGTGTTTGAATTGTGCATACTCTGTATTTGATGGGAAGCTTGGACCTGGATATAGTTGTGGAAAACGAAGAATGTTTTCAAATGAATTCTCCGAAGAGGATGAAGCAAGCAATTTCAACATGTTACTTCACATGCTTACATCAGAATATTATGAGGTAGAAATAGTAGATGATGTATTTCATCAAAAACAGCTTCCTCAAGAAATTACTTATTTTGAAATGCACTCATAAATCATTATCCTCATCATCTGAATTTTCATTTTCGTATGATTGAAATTTGAGTTTTTTCCATCTTTCTGGTCTTTTAATACACTTACCAAATCTTTTTTCCATATATTCTTTGAATAAATTTTTATTTGGTTTGCTATTGAAATATTCAATATGCCATTGTTTAAAATGATTATACATTGCAGAAAATGAGATAACATCTCCTTCGTTTTCGGTTTCTTCCAAATTTTCTTCAATATAATCAAGAAATACATCACTACGTCTTTGGTAGTCCATAGTATAATGAAGTACTGAATCTGGTTCTTTCAATCCTTCTTTTACAAATTTTGCATACATTTCAATAAGCAGACTACCAAACAAAGGTGCCCATTTTTTAATCTTTTCAGGAATTTGTGTATCTTTTTTGTGTTCATTTGATTTTAGAGGTTCATCTACAAATTTTGATGGAAAGTCAACAACACGAATGCGCCTCCAAGTTCCTCCATCGTTTCCTGGAATTTCAGGCAAATCGTTACAACATAAAATAGTTTTAAATTGAGGTCTAAATTCTATTGGACTTTTATACAATTTTCGTGCACAGATTTTATCACCTCCTGTAAGTTCTTTCATATACCCAACTTGTATAGTATCTTCTCGTTCTGGTTCTTGAAATGACACAAACCGTTTTCCTTTTGTTTCTGCTACTTCTGGTGCTGGCCCTGTGCCACGTTTTCTAGTTAATACTGTAACAGGTAATTTTGAACTGTAATCGCCCATAGCATCTTCAATCAAATCAACAAGTTTACTTTTTCCGTTTGCACCCGAGCCTGTCCAGATGTGGAATTTTTGTTCTCCAGTATTTCCACTAAGAAATGAACTAATCAATTTTAATACATATTTTCGCACATCTGCATAAGGTAACACTTTGGATAAAAAATCCTTTAATTCTTTTGCTTCTTGAGTATTTTGTAATACTGACCATGGTTTATATTCATTATGTGTACAAAAACTTATATAATCGTCTGGGCACCCACTTCTAAACTCGAGTTTTTCTAAATCGTATACGCCGTTTGTAAAACAAATAAGATGTTTATTGGAATCAAGTAATTTTTCGAAATCTCTATTGTTAAACAAATCCTCACACTCTTCCATGACCATTTTTTTAAATGGTCTATTTTTAACTTTGTTCAATAAAAATTTGCATATTTTTATTTTATCTTCTAAATCCTTATTTTCTGGATCTCGCATATGCATTTTTTTATATTCAGCACTCATATTTGCATAGTCTTGAAAGATCTCTGTAGATATCTTTTCACGTAGTTCTTTTGCTTTAGGCATTTCAAACCATCTGTGATTTCTGAATTCATACCAAAAATTATTTCTCAAATCACTACAAACATATTGATATTGATATTTTATATGCATTAGCGTAGCAACATCATTATGTTCACAATCTAAGTTTGATCTTAAAAAGTTTGATACATACTTTTTATTTATTTTTTCATATTCTTGAGAATTATCTAAACGTGCCCACATATTTAACGAACGCATAGTAAGTTTTACACCACTATAATTGTCAAACGATTCCCATTTATTTTCACATTCCCCATTTTTAAATTTCTGACTTTTCTTACTAAAGCTAACCCATGTATCACATAAATCATTTTTACTTATATTATACAAACAAACACCTACTTGAATCCAAGTTGTGTAACTATCTGCTCTTTCAATTGACAATATATTTGTTAATTCTTTAGCATAAATAACATCATCATTTATGTTAAATTCTTGATTAATAACCACTTGTGGAAGAGCAGGTGTTGAAACTGGTCGAGATACATCCAATTTCAATGGTGATACCTCTATTTTGTTTCGTATACTTAACAGAGATACAATACTATGTACGTTGTCTGGTATTGTTTCTGATTCCAAAAACTTATTGTAAATTTGTGTCAAATAATATGGACTTTGTTGTGCTTTGCACGATCCATACATCATCCATCCGCTTTTTTTTATAACAGCTTCATCAATAATATCATCTATTGTGTTTTTATAAGGGATATTACTAAACATATCACTGTTTTTTACGCTTTGTATAACATTTTCTCTAATTATATATTGTACATCTGGTTTTGATATAATATATGGATATACAACATGAAAACCATCTTTGACAACACTTCCATCCTGCGTTGGTGTGTCTTTTTCCATAACATAAGCAATTACAGAAGAATCAGATATATCAAAATATAATGATATTTGATCATTGAAACATTGAATTATAGATTTTACGTTCTCTTGCGTATATTTTCTATCAATACCATGCACAATGTCGTACTTGAAATCTAAGTCAATAACAATAGGCCCATGTGTTGAATGCAATTCTGTAAAATGAATCTTTTCTCCTTGTACAATGCAATCGCTATATATCTTCAAAAATTCATCGTAAATTCCATCTTCATTAGGTATAGACCATTTACCAGGTTTAGGAGGTAAACTTACATTTGTAGTAATATCACTGGGCTGTGCTTTATATTGACTCATAAACTCTGTAAGTGTATTCATGAGTGTTATTTTAATAAAAACAAAATTTTTTAAGTAAAAATATTTACTTAAACCGAATAGAAATGTAAACGCAAAAGATGAAAACTGGATATGATTCTACAGATAACACAATGGAAGAACGTATTAAACGTTCAGGAGCACATCTTCTTAATGAACTAATGGTTTATGCAATCAAAAATGCATGTGCATATGCAAAAAGTGCTGGTAGAGATAATATGTCAGGAAAAGACATTATAATTGCTCTTCAATACGAAGCTCATGAATTTATATATAGAAATCATTCACAAGAAAACGACGACACAGAATCTGAAGAATCTGATTCAGATGAAGAAAGTGTAAATGAATCAGAAGATTCAGATGAATTTACACGTTCGTACAGTGAAGATCCATTAATTCAAAAAATGAATTATTATCACGATACGTGGGATTCCTGGGAACCCGAAGTTCCAATTGAAAAAACAATTAAGAATGCAGTAAATGAAGCTATTAAATTGTACTAATTATTTTTTTCTGTATATTTTAAACATCTTCCAGCCCCAAAAATCGTCTTCGGATCTCCAATTATTAGGCTTTATTTTAGTAACCAAACCCCCGCAAAATTTACCGTATTTTTCATCATCAGAGTCATGCACTTCAATTCCAAAACAGTCAGGATTTGCATCACACGCAGCAACACAAAATTTCATGTCTTTATGTATATTTTCCGGAGTTTTAAAGTAGTAATCCCTGAAGCCGAGGTGAGGATGTTTCCAATTTAATTTAGGTGTTTCTATATTTGAATGCGGAGGTGGTTTATAATTATCTTTTAACAAATCTATAGAATTAAACATAGTTTTTTCTTTTTGTTCCGGTAACTTATTTGTTATTTTGTAATCTATTTGTGGTTCTAAATTAGCTTTTGATGAAATATTTACATAATAAAATAAAAATAAATATAAAATTGATAAAATTGAAATAACAACATTGTAATAAGTAGAAAGTTGAATTTTATAATTATATTTACTTAAATTGTTTATATTTAATATGGTCAATATAGTTAAACATGCATAAAGAATTGCAAAATTGTTATTATTGAGTTTTCCTATATTTTCTTTCATAATATTTTCAAATGGTTCAAATTTGAGCGACATATTAAGAAGTTTTGAATAGACATTGTATGGGTCTATTTTATTTTCTTTAAGGATTTTTTGTAAATTTGAATAGCTTTTGTCCGTAACATTATTTAGTATAGCTATATCTAATAATTTAACAAAAATATTTTCAAAAATAGTCATAACCATCATTGTTACTACAACTGGAAGAATTTGCATTGGTGTTAATCTGAATTTTTCTATATTTACCATAAACAAACTAATTAAAGATATTAGTAAAAACCATACGCAAAAGTGAAAAAATGAATATTTTTTATCATCATTATCCTTTGTAATATCTAAGTGTGTATATGCATATCCACCTAGTAGGACAACAATCGAAAGTATTGTGATTAGGGAGTATTGCTTCAGCATGATATTAAAAATATAATATTTTTAATATTATGAATTTAAAACAATTGAATGAAATAATTAAAAAATATTTAGATGCTGTTCATCCGGTAAATGTTGTATTATTTATAGTAGTGATATTACTAAATCTTTTACAAGATTATTTCAGTACTGGTAACTTAATAGGAGTCAATGGTTTTTTGATTTCTATAAATATGATTTTGTACTTTATATTGTTGCATTCTGTATTTGTATTTTCTGTTCGTGAAAAACCTACAAATCTGGTAAAACAATATGCAGAAGTAAAAATTGATCAATTTGAAGTTAACGTAAAACCACCATCAAATACAAAAGAAGGATTTTTATCAAACAAAGAAATAACAAAAAGATATTTTATATATTTATCAATATTGGTTATACTAAGTGCAATATGGGGATTGTTACTAAAAACAGGTGGATATGAAATAAATAAAACCGAAAGACTGCAAATGTACGGAACTTTTATATTAATATGTTTGACAGTTACAAGTGAATTTATGCTTGTAAGTGGAGTATTCAATAATCAAATGATAACTCCTGTTAAATTAATTAAAAAAATAATTCTTTAAAATTTACTTAAAAACATAATAGATTTTAAAATAAAATGCTCTACGAATACAACAATACAATAACCGCAATCTGTATCAATCGTCCAAGTAAAATTTGTAAAAGTCCATATGTTGCTGATATTGAAATTGAAGGAGAATCATTTCTTGCTCATTCCCCTGCACTTGGTATGGATGGATATATTTCACGAGGTAAAACTGTATTAGTTAGTGCATTAGTAAATCCAAAAGGAGCGTGTAAATACAGTATTTTGGCTGCATATGATGAAAACTCAAATGTGTATGTAGGAGCAAATCCTATACACGCAAATAAAGCGTTTCACGAAGCGTGTAAACAGAATCTTATTAATGAAGATTTTGGTACAATTTCAAAGATTGTTCCAGAACACACACACGGAAATTCAAGATTTGATTTTTATTTAGATGATGAAATATACGTTGAAGTCAAAAGTGTTCTTATATCAAGAGACAATATTGCTTATTTTCCAGTTGGAAACAAAAAAAAAGGAACAATATCAGAACGTGCAAATAAACATATATCTGAATTATCTGATCTTTGTTTAGATGGTAATGCCTGTGCATTGGTATTTATGGTTTTACGAGAAGATGTATCTTCATTTACACCTAATGTTCAGGATAGTATATTTTGTGAATGTATTAAAACTGCATTTGAAAATGGTGTACGTATATATGCATATCAATGTAAAGTTGATACTCATGGAATATCGTTTATTGGCAAGTTACCAATTAAACTATAGCTTTATTTAATACTATATACATATTGTCATATTTCCATCCAATAAATGACAAACAATTTTTGCAATATAGATAAAATGACGAAATGTTGTTTTCACATATACTATTATCATCAAACATATCAAATGTCTCATGTGTAGTATAACTAGACCAATTTGGGTTTGATATTAACAAACGATTTACAATCAAACCAAATTTTTTCGCTTCGTTGTACATTGTTTCAATTGGTATATCATTTATTAGTGCGTCCTTTGATGTAATGTGGGTGTTGCAATATTTACAAGATAAAGGATTTTTTTCTATATATTCTAGAAACAAATTTCCCATATTATTTCACAGTTTTTATTGAGGAATTAATAGTAATTGTATTTTTTGTTGAATTTAAAGGATTTAATAAACTGAAAGACCCTGTTGTCATTTTATTTACTATTACCAAAGCTACATAAACATTGATAATTCTCACAAAGAATCTTGTAAAGTAAAATCTAATACCAAATAAATTTACCGGTTTACTTATATCACCCGGTAAAACTTTGTTGTAAATTGGAGCTAAAATATCTGTTACTGATCCTTGAATAAAATCATTAAATGTTGTAAGTAATAAAGCACTGATAACTATTTTGTTTACCAATGAATCCATATTATCAAAGAATATTTTTTTCTTTATAAATATTAATGAATAATTTGAGTAAAAACATGACTAATCTTGCAAACACGTTGGTTGTAGAAGCTAATAAAATTCAATCATCTGGTGAAGCTACAGCTAGTACAAATGCTTTAACTACAGCTGTAGCAAATGTTGCAAACACTGCTTTAACACAAGCAGCAAACATAAATTTAGCGGTAGAAACAGCAAACAAAGGTGTTCAAGCGGCAAAAGTTGTACAACCACATTCAAATGCACTTACTGGCGCAAATAAAGTAATGAATTCTGTCAATCCAAAAAATTCAGAAATTGGGGTTTCTGCTGCAATTTTCAATAATGCAAACAAAGTTTTGTCAGAAACTACCGAATTAAATGGACAAGAAACAGCAGCACTAGTAGCTAATGCTGGTGTAGTAGAAGCTGTTAACATGCAAACTGAAGCTGTTGAAAATTTAGGAAAAGCTGTTAAAAAACTTAATTCTAAAATAGCAGCAAGTAGCCCCACAAATTCAAAATTTGCACGTGTTGTATCTGCAAACAAAGAAGCAATGAAAAAAATGATATTTACAGCTGAGGGGAACATGCGTGAATTGATCAAAACCAATACAGCAAATGTTGTAAATATAAATGGTAAAAAACGGGTAGTTGTACCTAAAACTGCGAAAGTTGTACACCAGTTACACAACGCAAACGCAAAAACTACAGGAAAACAAGTATACAAACAAGGTGAACTACGAAACATTTACAAAAATAAAAATGGTAAAAGTTACACTGTCATGCCAGGTGTTCGTGGAAATGTAAGAAATTATCAAAACATTGCAAAATCTGGTTTATTTTCAGGCAAAATGTTATAAAAATTCGCTTAAACATTCAAATTTATTATAAATAAAAAGTAAATGTCGCTAAATAAAAGTTTAGAATTTCAATGCATTTCTTGGAACGCTAAAGACGTACCATTACACGAAGATTCAGATTCTGAAACTGAAGGTGATACTGAAAAGAGATATCAAATATCGATTTTTGGTCGCACACAAACTAAAAAAAGTGTATGTATACATACATTTTTTGATCCGTACTTTTTTGTTGAAATACCAAATGATTGGAAAAATCAGGATCTAGCTCATTTTCAAACTTCATTGAAACGAGAAATGAAAAAATATCAAGATATGTTAAAAAGTGTAAATATTGTAGAACGAAAAAAATTTTATGGATTTACAAATTTCAAAGAATTTAAATTCGCTAGACTTATATTTACGACTCATGAAGCTTACAAGCGTGCTACATACATTCTGAAAAAACCTCTACGTATGGTAAAAAACACTATGAAATTTACTATGTATGAAGCAAACATTGACCCAATGTTACGTTTTGCACATGTTCAAAATATTGAAATGGCTGGATGGGTTTCAATTGAAAGCAAGAAATTTCTGCAAATAAAAAATAAGAAACATTACGTTGATTACGAATACTTTATTAAATCATGGAGAGACGTGCAGAATTCAGAGATACAAACTATTGCGCCATTGGTTCAAGCATCGTTTGATATTGAAACTTATAGTCATGATGGAGGATTTCCTGATCCAAAAGATCCAGGTTGTCCAGTTATTCAAATTGCAACTACACTTCAGCGTTTTGGCGAAGAAAAGCCATACAAACGTTCATTACTAAGTTTAGGTAGTTGTGATTCTCTAGATTCAATAGAAAATATTGAACTTCAGTGTTTTGATACTGAACAAGAATTGTTGAATGCGTGGGGTAAATTTGTAAGAAAGGAAGATATAGATATTTTAATTGGTTACAACATTTGGGGATTTGATTTGTGGTATTTACATGTACGTGCAACTTTTTGTGACGCAACTGATTTTTTCGAACTTGGAAGAGTGATTGGAAAAGAATCAGAATTAAAAGCAGCTTCATTTAGTAGCGGTGCTTATGGTGACAGCGATTACCAAATGGTTGACACTCTTGGTCGATTCCAAATCGATCTTCTTGTTATTATGAAAAGGGAACATAAATTAACTAGTTACACATTAAATGCAGTATCTGAACATTTCTTAAAGGATAAAAAAGTTGATATGCCATATAAACTTATGTTTGAAAAATACAAAGGTACAAGTGCAGATAGAGCAGAAATTGCTGTTTACTGTGTAAAAGACACAGATCTCCCGCTTGCTTTGGTAAACAAACTTGCGATTGTACCTAATATGGTAGAAATGTCAAAAGCAACTTGGGTACCTATGAGTTTTCTTATTGAACGTGGCCAAGGAATAAAAGTGTTTAGTCAAATTTTGTATCAAACAAGACAAGAAAATATGTTGGTTGTTACATTAAATCGTGACGGCACTTCTGAACAGGAGCCATATGAAGGTGCAACTGTTTTACAAGCATTAAAAGGAGCTTATATGGATACACCTATTACCGGATTAGATTTCGCAAGTTTATATCCCACAATTATGCGAGCACATAAATTGTGTCATAGTACATACGTAAACGATCGAAATTATGACAATATTGAGGGTATTGAATACATTACTGTAGATGGCCACAGATTTGCACAAAACAGTGAAGGTATTTTACCAAAAATGTTACGTATTCTTGCAACAAATAGGAAAAAAGCAAAAAAAGATATGGCAAAAGCCGAAGAAGACGGCAACAAATTTATGAAAGCTGTCTATAATGGTAAGCAACTTGCATTCAAAGTTAGTATGAATAGTATTTATGGATTCTGTGGTGCACTTGTGGGATTTTTACCATGCAAACCCGTTGCTAGTTGTACAACCAGTATTGGCCGTGGCATGATTGAACATACTAAAAATAAGGTAGAAGAATGGTATCCAGGAGCTGTTGTTGTATATGGTGATAGTGTAACTGGAGATACACCTCTTCTGTTACGACACAAAGGCTTAATTATTATTCGTACAATTGATAGTATTACAAATGATTTTATTGCAGCTGGAAACAAAGAATTTTCACAAACAGATGGTAATTTAGAAGTATGGTCTGACAAAGGGTGGACATCAATAAAAAATGTAATAAGACACAAAACAACTAAAAAGATTTACAAGGTGTGTACTTCGTGTGGGATAGTTGACGTAACTGAAGATCATTCATTGCTTGATAGTTACGGAAACGAACTTAAACCCTCAGATGTACACATTGGTAAAAAACTCTGTCATACAATTCCATCTATTGCAAGTTTTGCAGAAAAACAAGTTATGGACGATTCTAGAGCTGCTTTTTTTGGGTATATATATTTCTATGGCGTTTATGACAATGGATATATCACATTTTGTGATAGACATTTATATGGAGATATAATTGATTATGGAACTAAGTCATACAAAGATTTTACACACTATGTTACACATTCCGGATTACTATGTGTGAGTGTAGGTAAAATGCATCATTTGTCACAATTTACAAAGGGAATATCTGAAATAATGTACAATGTAAATATTTCTGCACGAATGAAGTTTGTTAATTGCATTCCTCGTGATTTCAGAATGAAATATACAAATAAACTTGATGCAATGAAATGTTACACTATATTACGTAGTGGTATACGTATGTGTTATATATGTTATGATAATAAAAACGATGTTTACTTTGTACAATCTCAAAAGTGTAAATATATACCATATGATTCAAATGATCATGTATACAATGTTTCAAAAACTACAATGGAACGATTGAAGGATGACGAGTTTTGTGTAAATAATATATTTGAAATGAAAGAAACCGAAGTTTATGTCTATGATCTTACAACGGAAAATCATCATTTTCAAGCAGGTATAGGATCAATGATTGTACATAATACTGATTCTGTTATGGTTAAATTTGATACAGGCAATGATCGTGGTCAAAAAGCATTGGAAACAAGTTTCAAACTTGGTGTTGAGGCAGCTGATAAAATAAGTGCAACATTTAAATCACCAATTGAACTTGAATTTGAAAAAGTGTACTGGCCTTACTTGCTTTTTAGCAAAAAGAGATATGCAGGTCTAATGTATACAAAACCTGAAAAACCTGATTACATTGACGCAAAAGGTATTCAATTGGTACGACGAGATAACTGTCCATTTGTTAAACGTGTATCTCAAAATGTACTAGATACAATTATGTATAAAATGGATACTCAAGGTGCAATAAAAATAGTTCAAGCTGCGGCAAAAGAATTATTGAGATACAAAATTAGTTGTGAAGATTTAGTTGTTAGCAAGAGTCTTCGAAGAATAAGTTATATCAAACATAAAAATGAAATCCCTCCAGGAAAGTTTCATGTGAAATGTAATGGTTTTTATTTGGTTCACGAATACAAAAATGCAAATTTACCACATTTGGTTGTAGCGGCGAAACATGAAGAAAGAGAAACTGGTAGCGGACCAAAATCAGGAGATAGAGTTCCATATGTATTTATCGATACTGGAAACCCAAAAGATTTACAATATACAAAAGCTGAAGATCCAATGTACGTGAAAACGCAAAATCTAAAGCTAGATGTTTTGTATTATTTGGAGCATGCACTGCAAAGTCCACTTGAATCATTGTTTGAACTATTTTTAGATGATCCTAAAACAACATTATTTAGTGAAGCTCTTACGGAATTCAAAAATAAAAAAAACACAAGCGTTGATATATATGAATTTTTAGGAATATAATATTATATGAACATATTTCTATATGATATTTATCCAAAATCCACAATCACATTTTCAATACCAAGATGCAAAATAGATTCATATAACAATAATGGATTTTTACATGGTTATTTTGTGGAAAATCTAATCAAATCTATAGAAGGTGTATGTACAGTTGAAATCTGTCCATTATCTGGTGTAGCACACGTTGAAGTATATAAACAGAATATTGATGCGTTTAAAGAAAAGATTCTTAATTTGAAAGATTTTTTAGGAAATAAAATTAATATTATATTATAATAAATGACATGTCCCATGCAAATTAATGCCTCAAAACAAATTATTAGTACAAATGAAAAACTTTTGAAATCGTTTAACGAATTAATAGCTGCCGAAAAAGCACTAGAAGTTGCTGAAAACAAAAGAAAACGAAACTTAGCTGAACAAAAACGTACTGAAGCGTTAATAAAAGCGTTAGAAGGTGTTAGTATTGATAAAAAGAAATGTGCATGCAAAAAACACGCCGAAGTACTAAAAGTTCAAGGAGGAATAAAAAAACCTAAAACAGGAATAGCTCAAAGACCGAATCCAACAACTACAAGTGGAAGAAGAGTAGCTAAACAGTGTAACTTAGTTCGTCAAGCAGCAGCTAAACTTCGACGAGAACAAATGCTAAACGAACTGAATAAAATAAAACTTTAATTAAGCTTAAATTTTTAAACAATTAAATAAGTATGATTACAAATGTTATTAAAATTCTAAAAACAGCAAATTTACAAACAACAAACAAGAGATTTCCACAAATAGAAAAATTTGTTTCATACAACTATGAGTGTCCTCAAAAGGTTATTATTGCAGCTTTAGCAATGAAAATATACGACGAATCATGTGACACAAGATATCATCAAAAATCACATGGTGCTAAATATTGTCTTCGTTCTGTTGAAACACAAACTACATTATGGGCTTCAAAAGAAGGTTATTTTAGTTCAAGTTGTCCAGGAACTTTAAGTAATGGTTTACGACACAAAGATCCATATAATAAAGATTACAGTCGTGCATGGAGATCAAAAGAATGTAAAAGCTTATTTTTAGAAATATTTGAACTCATGAACACAAAACCTGATATTTGCATGGACATGTTGGTTTACAATCTGCAATTATATAAAGATCTTAAAGAAAAACACAATTTGCTAGCAAACACTACAATTGAACCAATTATTGACTTATATACATTATTGTGCAATTTATGTACACAAACATATAATAAATCATCAGTAATACCTGTGTATATTGTACATACATATTATAAAGTTATAGAAACCACTGGACTGATATCATTAAAAGCTCATAATTCACCTGACATTCAAGGAAAATCATACGGAGACATTGAAATTCACCAAGATAACAAACCAATAATTGTGATCGAAATCAAACACAATCTGGAAATAAAAGAACAACATTTACATACAATGTATAGAAAAACACAAACGTTACGTAGTAACAATTATGTATTAACAAGTTTGGTTTATCAAAGATATCAATATAACAATAGTTATAATTGTGTCAGTTGGAACGTAGCATCTTTTGTACATTATAATTTGTACAACACATCGTATCAAAAACGATACATAGAAGAATTATATAAAACATTTATGATGTCTAATTTAGATGTGCAAATTAAGAAAAAAATTCAAAATTGTTTTCAATTGTAAATTATGAATAGAAGTTATTTAGTTTCATTGTCAAAGGGTAAAAGTATGCGTTATTTGACAATGACAAACCAACGAGGACAGTCTAGAGTAATGTGTTTTGAACATGCAAAAGACGCTCAACGATGCAAAGATTATGTAGTCAATTTCAAATCTGCATATGGCAAATGGCCATCATTGGACCTAAGTTCACCGGTTAATACAGTTGATTATAAAACAGAAAAGTTGAAAGATAATACAGATGTTTTCTCTCAAGTTGAAATAAAAAGTATTGACAATGATACATTTAATTTTTACTGTGGAAAAAAAAAATTGAATTTTTTATTATGTAAATCTTTTAATACTCACTACGAAAATAATAAACATACTTTGGATTTTACAGGCCAAGAAATAGTATGTAGCAACGAAAACGACGATATGTTTTCTAACGTTACAAACTTAAATAAGATTTATAATAATTGACTTAAAGAACACTAAAACTTAAGATAAAAGTAAGAGGTATGGCTGATTATTTGTGTTCTAAAATGGATGCAGTGTCATTAAATGTATATTCTGGAATAAACAAATTGACAAATCAGTTTAGGAATGTTAGCCTCAATACAAAATCAAATGTTTCAAGAAAAACCACAAGTAATGTGGAACCTTTACTTCAAAGACTATTGAGAAATGTTGCAAATCTTCCAAAAATTCCAAAACACATTAGAGAAAGCATAGAAAAAGACAGGGCTATTTTACAAAAGCGAATTGACAGAGAACGTCGTAAAATGTCTAAATTGAAAGGGTACGTTTCCAAGAAAGAAAAGGGTGATCCAATCGAAGAAATTATGGAAGAAGAATCTGAACCAAAAGAAGAATCTGAACCAAAAGAAGAAGTATATGAAGAATCTTTTCTTGAACAACAGGATGAAGATTCATTTGATATAGACTATTTTAACGATGATTGAGACCACATATTCTACTAAACATCAATAATTATTCCTTTTTTGATTCTACGATTGTATAGTTTTTATATAAATTTGCAAAAGTAGTCCGTTTACTGTATAATTATCTTTAAACTTGTCTAATTTGTGGTTTTCATATTTACATTTGGATTTCCTGACCCATTATGCGCTTAAGAGCGCCTGCCTTTTAGCCAAAGGTTCATTTGTTCGATTACGTGAATTTAATTCTCTTTTGCTAGATTTGGTTATTTTGTACTTATTTTTATATCTTTCTAGGTTCCCTGCTGTTTTACCAGTTAAGATATAAAAACTGCCACCAGTAACAAAAACAATGTACGGATATGCAGTTAGTCCATATCCACATGACAAATAATCATGCGTAAGTGTGTAAAGTGGAATGCCAGTTTTTTTATGAAAGGAGTATGCAAAAATATAATGAAATCTATCTAAAACCCTTTTAAAATCAAAAGTAATCTGAATGAGATTTTGATCTTTCGTTTTGGAATTTACTAAAGGACTTAAAGGACTTATTTTTGATTTTTTATTATTAATATGATCATTTGCAATTTTAACCAGAGAATTCACACCAAGATTCGATAAATTTCTGCAAAGTATATAATTAGATTCGATGACATATGATTCATTTACTAAAAAAGGATTAGGATTGCTGTTTGTTATGACTACTGGTTTGAATTGTTGAGTGTAACTATTTTTTTTCGTACAAACCATAATGAAAATAGATGTTTGCAATTCTTCCACATTAGTACTATGGAAAGATATTCCTTTGATATTTGTATCAGCATTTAATTTGAAAGACGGATGAAAAAAATAATGAAAACTGTTCGTCAATCCGTCGCATTTACCTTGATAGTATATATTTTCAGGCTTGATCCCAAGTTCTGGTGATAAACTTATAAACTTGCTTAATAATGCTAATAACAAAGTATTCATTGATGTATTCGTTTGAAATGCAAAAGTGAAGCGAGATGATCCGCCTGTTTGGTTTGATAATCTATTTATTCCGCTCACCCCCTTAGTTGCATCAAAAACAATTGATGGTGTTACAATTATGTTTTTAATACCTTCTGGAGGAAGTTTTCTCAATAGTGTGTTAGATAACGAAATATTTGTAGAATCAATCTGATAAAATACTTGTGTCTTTGTAATATTATTCCTACCAACTTCTGACAACATTTTCTCTTTCAAAGCTGTGAGAGAAAATTCCTCTTTTCCACCCGTTTTTTCAATAGTTACACCATTTGCTAGTCCAATTCGTAATAATTTATAAAACATTTCATGTTTTACAACCTGTATTGTATCAGATACATTCGTATTGCGGTTTGAATAACTAATGGAGTTCCTTTGTATTATATTATTCAATATGGATTCGATTGAATTGGAATAATTCATTTCCATTTGATTAGGGTTTGAAGAAAACATTGTATTTTTAATAAAATTTTCATGTATTTTATTAGACAATTTTGTTTTAATTTGTTTTAGGTAAATTGGTATTTTATTTATACTTTTTCCGGTAAGTGGTTTGTAAGCCAAATTAATATATTTTTTATTTCCAATATCCTCTTGTAGGTATAGATAATTCAAAAGATCCCAAACAGATCGTTTAGTTTGGCCACCAGTTTTGCTAGATTCAGGACGAATTCCATTCATTACTTTATATATTGCTGAATTTTGAGTTATACCTCTTGAATTTTCATAAAAATCATGGATTGTATCGATTAAAAAAAGTTGAACAATAACTTCTTCGATTAATTGTCTTCGTGACACAGGATCAGTACGTCCAGAAGAACGTTTTTTTGGAACTCCTGGTGTGAGAGTACCCTTAGGTTTGACGGGAGCAGTAGAAGGACGTTTACCCAAAGTCATTGGTGCTGGTGTACCGGTAACACTGAAATTCATTGGTGTAACATTCGCCGTTGCACCAAAAGGCATTTGTGTCGTATACATAAAATACGTTTTATTTTTATTTTATTTTTTTAAAATTTATTGACTTAAGAATCAGACATTCTAGAATAATAAGTAACAATGGCTTCCAACAATATCGTACTTCCAAAGAACTTTGACGCAAATGAAATCACTTTTGATGTAGTAAAGAAAAATGCAATGGGTGGAAATGTAGTATATTTCAAATATGAAGGACATCCCAAGATCATTATGCAAACACCAGTAGTGTCTGTGCCATTTGCCCTTAGTACCTACACCGACGATAAAACAGGTGCTGTGAAGTATAGTCTTGACATTTCGTTTCGTGGTATGGATGAAGACCCTAAGATTCAAGATTTTCATGATAAAATGAATGACTTTGACAACTTTCTAATGGACACTGCTGTTGCAAACAGCAAAGAATGGTTCGGAAAGAAACAGTCAAAAGAAGTAATTGAAAACTTTTATCGTCCACTTGTGAAACCATCAAAAGATCCTTCCAAGTATGCACCAACCATGAAATTTAAGATCATGACTAAGCGGGATGGAACTATTGATGTGGATACATTTGATTCAAACCGTAACCGAGTTAATCTTCAAGATGTACTTACTTCTGGTGCAAAAGTTCAGGCAATCGTTGAAGCAGGTTCTGTATGGTTTGTTAATAAGACAATGTTTGGAATCAGTTGGAAACTTGTACAAGTAAAAATTCTACCGAGTGACAAAATTGCTGGATTCAGTTTCCTAGAGGACAGTGATTCTGAAGAACTTGAGTGCGAGGTAGAATATGAAGAAGCATAAACAAAAAAATTAAAATATCAAAAAAAGAAGTACATAACGATCCAAGACATAATCTAAGGGTGGTGCAGTAAATACAATAACGAAACGAGATAAAAGTAAACATAATTTTTTCTTGAATAGATTAATTTAACAATGATTGGTTCCACAGTCTTTTAATATGTTTAAAAAAAGTACTTTCCTTTAAATTAGACTTCATTCTATTACACGTCCAGCACAATGTTTGTGTATTTCTTTTCGTGTACATTTTTGATGCATCTATTTTATCAATTGTCAAATTTGTACTTGCGTGACAATAGTTACATCTATGACCCCTGCACAATTTTTTACCATCATATTTCTTACATTTATCTTGTTTTATGTAACTCATTTTTTGACGTATTGGTGTACGAAATACGATGCAAGAAACATTATGCATGAGTTGCTTTTTTGAATCTCCATTTCTAATTGTGTAACACAACTTACACAAGGGAAATACATTATTATCATTATAACCTAATTTCCAATTATGTAATCCTACATTTTTATATGTTTTTTTTTTTGGATTTTCGTTTTTCTTGCAAAAACTACATGGTGAATTCAGAATGTTTAAATAACATTCATTTGATAATAAATAATGAATTTCTTTATGTCTTGCAAAAGACAATAATGACAATATCATACATATTGCAATTAATTAACGTTGTAATATAAAATTAATTTTTTACTTTTTTCAATATTTTTTCCAAACGTTCTTTTTGATATTCAAAATGATAAGTTTCTATTTCTTTAGTTGTAAGTAAATTAGATTTGTGTGTTTTTATTTCTGCAACCTTGTAAGTATATGGACTGTTCATCAATTTGTTCCAAAATGATTTGCTAAAACTGTATCCTCTTGGGTTACCTTGATTTTTCCAATTAAAAATAGCGGATCTTACTGAATCTGTAATATTTTCAGAAGTATCGATAATACTATTTATGCAATAAGATATGTTTTCAGTACTAAAGTAAAAAACACAAATATTTCCTTCATGTCTAAAATCTGACGTTATAATTAAAATACCATTATTTTTCTTTGATTTTATAAATTTATCCATCGATTTTCTTATAGATTCCGGATTTGAATTCCAATCGAATTTCACACTACTAAAATCAATTTTATTGCAATTTTTTTTTGTAATGTGTTTAACAGAAATACCATGCTTGAAAAAATATAAGTCAGCCTTTTCTCCAGGAGCTGCATCTGTTATATTTTGTTTTCCGTATTTCCATTGCAAAGCCGTTATTAAATCGCTCTCTCTTGCAGCTCCAATCTCCTGAGACAATGCAAAATCTCCTTTTGTTGTAGGTTTTTTTGAATACATAATCTGTGTTTCTCTATACAATTCGAGAAGTACTTTTGTAAATAATTTATCAGTAAATGTATTTAAAAGTCTTGTAATTAGAATACATCCTTTTGCAATATTTACATTGTAGTTTACATTCTTGTTGCTTATGTTCCACTTTACATTCCTTTTCTAATAACCAAATTTCATTGTTATATTTACAACGTTTCTCTTCATGCTGCTTACGCGTATATGCACGGGTGAAGATCTTGTTACAATATTTGCATCTATGCTCATTTTTGAGTCATTTGTTGCTAAAGATGAGTCATTTGTTGCTGTTGGGTTTTTGTAACAAGATTTTTGTCGAGCCAAATGTCGTCTTAGTTTCCATGCAAATGGAAATTCTTTGTTGCATATTTCACAACGCACCATTTCTTAGAATACAAAAATGTTTGTAAAATAATATGGGGTACACGGCTATTCAAGAAATATCACAGAGACAAAAATCCTTTTTACGGAAAATTTGTATCAAACATACTGAGTATATAGAAAAATTGAAATTTAATGAAAAACGAGCAATTCGGTTGTATATCGAAGGAATTTTGATGTCATTAAAAAGTGTTGCAAATGTTTTTTCGAATTTTAAATTTAAATACAAGACTATGTGGGTATCGCGTGTTTTGGCAAAAGTCATAGCAAATAACACTCCATTACAGAATACTGTTCACTTATTTCAAGCTCAAATAGAAAACAAAAATGCTGCATTCGAAACAGGGGACGTAATATTTAGATTACATCCATTCAGCACATCTATGTATTATCCGTTTTCATTTGAATGGCTTATTGAAAGATTAGCTCCTCAAATAAACAAACGGTCATATTTTCAGAAATTGTTAGGATTTGGTAGAAAATACCCAATAAACAAAAAATTGGTATTTTATGTATATAAGATACCAAAAAAAAGCAAGATTTCATTATGTGTTGGTTGTCCTTCATTAATGTGTGACAAAACCTACAAAAAAAAAATATTGAATAATATTGATTTTAAATCAGTTACAAATCAGTTACAAACTCAATCTGAAGTCATTTTAAGTTATGAAAATTGGAAAGTGTATAAAGTCGATAAGATGACATTTTCTGACATAAAAAATTTCAATAAATATGGCAAGGGCTGGTACAGAGGGTTATCGAATCAAAAATATGTCAATGACAAATCCCCAATATCAATTGTGTATTTGAAACCAATCACACAAAATGAGTTAACAAAATCATTCTTATTAAACAAAGGTGTCAAGTCATTTAAATAGATGTGACACTTGGTACTGTTTTTTACACCAGCCATGTTACATACAATATTGTCAAGTACACGATAAATTTGTATATTAAGAGACGATAAATCAAATTGTTCTAAAATATTTTCAATTTGTATTTGACTACAGTCATCTACAATAATGAAATGTACATTTTGTTTTAAGTATACTAATATTCACTGAAATATTCATCTTTTAATTAATAAAATAATAAAAATGTTTAGGTGATTTTCAAATATTATAATTAAGTATCATTTCAACATTATTTTGTGAAATATTACTTAAACAATAACCATATTTACTTATAAAAAATGTCTACAGATATCGAAGACATTGCTGCTAATACTAAAATTGTGAACTTTCTCAAGGAAATTGAAAACGGAAAATCTATTGATCAATGTAAAAGGAAATACAAATTACATTATAAAAATAATGTACTGCTAACAAAGTTTGCTTCTCTTATGAATCAAAAACAGATTGACCTTTTGACTTACAAGCCAGTTAGATCGTGGTCAGGAGTACTTGTAATAACGGTTGTTATGCGTCCTGATAAATTTTCTTGTCCTCACAATTGTTATTATTGTCCAAATGAACCAGGTCAACCTCGCAGTTATTTATCAAATGAGCCAGCTGTAGCAAGAGCAAATGAAGTAAAGTTTGATGCAGTAGCACAGGTTTATAGTAGATTATGCACATTACGGAAAAATGGTCATAAAATAGACAAATTGGAAATAATTGTATTAGGCGGAACTTTTAGTGCATATCCAAGGGATTATCAAAGAGAATTTATTAGAGATCTCTTTTTTGCTGCAAATACGTACAATATGTATTTTGATTTTGAAACAAACATGGAATATGCAGATTCAAAACTAAAAGGAGAATTAGAAAACGAACAGTTATGCAATGAAAATGCAAGACACAAAATTATTGGTATAAGCTTAGAAACACGTCCAGATCACATCAATAAATATGAAATTATGAGACTTCGTAATTATGGTTGTACACGAGTCCAGCTTGGTGTTCAACATACAGACAACAATATTTTAGATTATGTAAACAGAGGTCATCATGTTGAACAAAGTGTAAAAGCAATTTACCTTCTACGAACTCATGGTTTCAAGATAGACATTCATATTATGCCAGATTTACCAGGTAGTACTCCTGAAAAAGATATGATTATGATTCAAAAAATCTTAGAAGCCCCAGAATTTATACCAGATTATTTAAAAATATATCCATGTTTGGATGTTGATTTTACAACAATTAGAACTTGGAAACAAAATGGAAAATGGCAACCGTATGCAGATAGTGACAATGGTGAAAAGATAACGAATGTAATTTTACATGCTAAGAAATTAAGTAAACCATATATTCGTTTTAATCGCATTCAACGTGATTTCTGTGAAGAGAGAGAAAACACAATTGGTTATTCAAGTAAAAACATAAGAAGTAATTTTAGACAGATGTTGCACACAACAATGGCTAAACACGGAATCACATGCAAATGTATTCGTTGTTGTGAAATCAAAAATAATCCAATAGTTTCAAAACTTATAAAATACAAGATAACAACATACAATACTTTTGGTGGAAAAGAATATTTTATTAGTTGTCATTGTAAACAATATTTGCTAGGATTTATACGATTAAGAATAAATGATGAACGGAGTCAACCATTTTATGATCATTTGAAAAATTATGCATTTATTAGGGAATTGCACGTATATGGAAGCGTAGTACCAACAAATGAGAATTCAGGAAAAGTACAACATTTAGGAATTGGTAAAAAACTCATGTATATTGCACAGTGTATTTCTTTTCTACACTTGAAATTCAACATTGCTGTAATTTCAGGTGTTGGAGTACGAATGTATTACAAGAAACTAGGGTTTAACTATGAAAACGAAGGTCATTATATGATAAAGTGTATATCATTATGTCAATTTATATATTATTTTTTTATAACATTAATAACTATGATCCATAAATATAGTTTCTAAATGAGTTCTATACAAGAGTATTTTTTCTTTGACATATTCTTGATTTTGTTTTCATTAGAACAGATTTAACATAACCGTATTTTAAGTTGAATAGCTTTTGACATTAGTAATTTAAAAATATATATATCATAAATGACTATTCTTTCAATGATAAATGATTTATTTTGTAAAACAACAAAATTTATTACAGGAGCTGATGTATGCAAATGGTTGAGATGGGTTTGTTTAGTTTTATTTATTTTAAGTTTTGCTAGTTGTGTATATAGTATTTCTTAAAATTTATAAACGTGTTTACAAATTTTATATATAATGTGATTACATTTTATGAGTGGAAAAATTTTTGTGTCGATTGTTGCATTTATGGATCCGTTACTTGATTTGACAATACAAAATATGTTAAATACAGCAAAAAATCCAGAAAATATTACATTTGGAATTGTAAATCAAGATACAATAGAAAAAATGCAACAATTTGAAAATAAGTACAACTCTGAACAATTTAAAATAATAAGCGTACTTCCATCAAAATCGAAGGGTTGTTGTTGGGCACGATCGAAAGCTCAAACGTTGATTAGTGACGAAACATATTTTATGCAAACAGACAGTCATCATAATTATGTGCAACATTGGGACTTTCTTTGTAAACACATGTTATCACAATGCAAAAAATTGAGCAAACATGAAAAAGTCATATTATCTACGTATGGAATACCAGCACTGCTTTCTCCAACATTTAAAATAACTCACGAGGATGCTCCCTATTATATGAAATGTGAAAAGTTTTACGATATACCCAAGGTTAGATATGTTCCTACGAGAGTTAAGGATGTAAAATCACAAGAACCTATATTGTGGCATACAATAAGTGCTCATTTTATATTTACAGATGTCACGTGGGTATCTGATGTTCCTTATGATCCGGATTTGTATTTTGATGGAGAAGAAGACACACTTGCATTACGGTCGTATACACGTGGTTATGATATATATTATCCTTATACTAAAATAACATATCATTACTATACACGTGAAGGAGAACCACGTCATTGTGATGTAAATGAAGAGTGGCACAAGTTGAACGCTAAAAGTGTACAACGTTTAGAAGATATAATAAGAGGAAAAATAAAAGGAGAGTTTGGTTTAGGTAAGAATCGAACATTGGAAGAATATATTGAATTTTCTTCGATCGATTACATAAACAAAACAATATTAGTTCCAGAAAATCATCTATTCGGAGAAACTTCATTTATTAAGACTGGACAAATATGGAAAGATCAAAGCAACAACGTTTACAAAGAACTAGAAAGTATGGACGAGTTTTATCTTTTGTATGATCACGTACGAAAACTATATGCAAAACTAAATAAATATAGATGCACAATAAGTTTATCGAAGGATTTAGTTCATTGGGAATTAATTGGTCCAAGCAATGATAATAAACTAATACTTACATTTGGGGATAAACAATTTACACAAAATTGTGAGACGAAAATTTGGCTGGAAACATCTACTATTGATTCATTTAGTTGGACATTTCAACAAGTAGAAGAAACAAATATATATTACATTATTCATGATAGCGATAGAAGTATGACAATACGACTTTATAAAGATTTATCTGTATATGAAGCAGCGTGGCCGCCAGATAATAACAAGTTTATTACATTATTTGGTACACCGAAGATAAACACAGCCGTGTCTCCGAAATTTTTGACTCCGAAACCAAAAGAGCCATCATGTATAACAATAGGTTACAGTACATTTACCAAGGAAGACACTGACTCAGTACAATGGACTGAATATTGTAGAAATAAAGATTTGAGTTTTAAATTGAAAGAACTAGTAAACAATGATGTATTTTATGTATTTATTGACAATGATAGAAAACTTATGTATAGATTATATAAAAATTTGAGTAAACTAGAGATAAGTACACACGAAAAAACATGGGTATGTATGTATGTAAATGGGATGATTGGTCAATATTTATCACCTGATAACGAAGAGCAATCAAATAACAACGACAGAAGTTTTAATGTGGATTATAAAAGTAATGTTACTATTGTATGTGTTGGATCTAGTAATATACCATATTTCGATTTAATGAAGAAAAATCATTTGCGGTATGCTAAATTTTGCAAATATAACTATTATTATTACGATATTCCTAAAATTTACGACTCAAAGGTTCTTTTTAATCACACAGATAGTTTATACATCTTAAGTATAAGCACAAAATGTATTTTTACAAAATTAGAACCATGTGTTATATCGATTGGTAAACGTACAAATGCAAATATAATTGCTACAACAATAGATAATGCTACAATATGTACTCATATGATAATTTTTCAAATGACCATACATGGTACATCAACGTATTTCAATCTTTTCAACGAGAAAATGAATGTAGAAAACATTACTAAAAGTATACACATAACAGATAACAAAAAACTAGCAACTTGCTTTCAAAATCATGATAAATATTGTTTTTCGTTATGTCTACACGCTTTGGATGCAAAGGGGATATACAGTCAATTTGAAAAGTGGAACAGTCTTCTGAAGATATAAATCTTTTGTAATATTATAATGCCAGGAACACTAAAAGTTTCAAATGCTAAATTTGATAAATTGTCCCTTGATAATATTGATGATTTAAAACAAACAATTGATACTATTCAAAGCCAAATACAAAGTTTACAAGCAAGTGTCGATACATTTAATAACATTATTCAAGGAGTAGAAGGTAACATTGATACACTTGAAGCAAATATCGAAGCATTACAAGCGTAAAATACTTAAAGAATTATTATTTTAATATATTGTGGCAAGTCCACAAGCCCCTATAGCTCATCCGGTTAGAGCGTTCGGCTGTTAACCGAAAGGTGGTTGGTTCGAGTCCAACTGGGGGCGCTAGTAAATCAATTTTAGTAGCGCAACCATAAAAATTTGTTTTTTTTACTTAAGGATCCCTAATATTGTTATAATAAAGAAGAATGGAGAAACTTCCATATATTCTTGGATTTTGCTGGAATCAGTTTGTTGTAATATGGCCAAAACAATTTGAATTGTTAACAGAACCTGGCAATTATGATGCAATTGAATTTACAAATATTAAAATATATTTATCGTCTTTAAATCCTGGTGTTGCTGAAAATATTCAGTCTGTATATAACAAAATCTGTGATAAAAATGATACAAAGCATATAGTCAATGATAACGAAATAATATATTATTGTGTATGTATAATTCAAGCTTGTGTCTGATATACACCGAAAAGATTTAAAGTACTATATGTATACATTTGGTAAAAATGTATTTTTTAGGAAGCCAAACATTGGCTGGGAAGAACATGTAGAAAATACGATATTTTATTACAAGGATCTTTATGAAGATGAAGAAGTCTTTATATTTGAAGATAAAGGGCGTAAAACACAGCTAAAACTTTGGCACAGAAATCCTAAATCTTGCAAAATAGAAGTAAGCAACGGAAACAACAAGTTTACTCAATTATATACAAATGGAGTATACAGTAATACACCTTGTCCAAAAGTATATCATATTTATAAGAATGATGTACAACCCAACATCACAAAAGGTGAAAAAAATATTGCGATTGTAGCATTAGCAACACCAAATATGAAATCTATGACAGACGTAAGTTTTCTAAATCATAAATATTATGCACAAAAATATAATTACAATTATTTATCATTTAATGATACAATAGTAGATTTACGTTATGTCACTTGGAATAAAGTTTTTGTATTGAAACAGTATTTGAAGAAATACGATTACGTCATGTGGATCGATGCAGATGCTATATTTACAAATTTAGAAATAACAATTGAATCTATTGTTCAGAAAAATCCCGACAAATATTTGTGGGTATGTGATGACATTGGTGGCTGGAGACTCAACACAGGAGTTATGATTTGGAAAAATAGCGATTGGTCTCTAAAGGTTTTAGAAGAATGGTCAACTATGGAAAAAATTCCTCACAATCAAGGTGCAGAACAACAACAACTTATCAATTATTTAACAAAAAATGATAACAATTGTTGTAATTGGCATGTTTACAATAGACGATTATTTAATACACACCCAAAAGAACACAAAAAAGGAGACTTTATATTACATATGATGGGTTTAAGCGGAGAAGAAAGAATAAAGGTATTTAATAAATGGAATAAACTTTTAGGTATCAGTTAATCTTTCGCTCTTGTAATCTTCTCTATTTTCAAAACATAATGAGTCTATAAGAGTATATACTTTATACAAAGATCTATTATCATTTAAAATCGAATCTAATGATCTGTATATCCCCTTATCTTCTAGGTGTTTTACTATTTGTAACACAAATTTTTTTGTAACTGCATATGACGTTGTTGAATATGGACCTATAGGAAGTCCAACAAAATCGTTCAATGGTTTCTTAAAATGAGTAGTAAATCGTCTAATGTGCGAAGGATGGTGATGCAAATATATAAAATCTGCATCGTCCGGAATATATTTAACAGCTTTGTTCCATTTTTCTAACCACCCCTCATGAAATACAGCGTCATCTTCTAAAATGAATATGAAATTACCAGACCATTTTTTAATTGATATTTGTTTATAAAGTAAATAATGACTATAGCTGTTTGCATATACAAAATTCAGTTTATTTGTACACTTTTTTCCTAATTGCCAAAGATGACATTTTTGATTTGAGTTGTTTTTATCAAAACCATAAAACTTTTCAAAATGTTTTTCAAACGTTTGATGTCTATTTGTATAAGGTTCTCTATTAAGTGTTAAATAATATCCACTATCAACATTTTTTAATTCCATAATTTCGAAATAATTATAAAATTTTAATTTAAACAAACTTTATGCTTAAAGTTCTTGAAAATGTAAAAGTAGTATTAACAAAAGATCCATTTGTTAAAAATGAAAAAAACGACATTGTTTTGCTTGATTTTTATAAATTTAGACCAATGAAAAAAAATACAAACATATGTCTAGAAAGAAACTTAGTTTTCGATTCTATGTATTATATTCCTTGCGAAGCCAATATTTATCATTCGACGGTGTACAGTGCAATGTACTTACCTTATATACCAAAAAACTCTATAGTATGTACAAACAATAGCGACGTATTAAATTTTTACCTTGGTCATTTCAATCTTGAGTTTGAATCTAAACCTGGAAATTATTATGTTAAAACGCTTTATTACTTTGACATTAAGGCTCCTGTATATACAAATCCTGATCAATTTGATAGAAATAGTTTAGATTTATTTATGAATATGACGAGAAACTTACGTAAAAGTATATGTAATTATCCAAAATTTATATATATCAAAAGACAAACAAAAAACAGATGTATTCAAAATTGCTCAGAATTTGAAGAATTACTAAATACAAAAGGGTTTACACCGCTAATAATGGAAAACTATTCTGTTCAAGAACAAATAAATATATTTCATAATGCACAATTTATACTTGGTGTACATGGTGCTGGATTAACAAACATTATACATTGCAAAAAAGAGTGTATTGTTTTAGAACTTAAACACAAAGGTATGGATAGTTTTCTAATACACAATTGTTACAAACAATTGGCATACAATTCATTAATACAAAATTATAATGTACTTTATAATGATTATGTTAAAATAAAAAATATTAAATCCAAGGATTACAATTTGGTTGTTAATGTCAACGCATTATCAATACACTTGGACAATTTAATGAAATCCACGTAAACTTTTTGCACATTTATTGGATTTTTATCTAAATGCTTTTCACAATATTCAGCACTTATATTTGTGTATTGTTTTCCACACAGTAGTGATAAATTGTGATAATCTGCTTTATGATAACATCCTCGTGATAGTTTACCGTCGCATTTTTCTGATGGTTTTATGACACCACTTAAATGTTTTTCACATACAGGATCGCAATACCAGTGTTTTTTAAAATCAATCTCAATGACGTGTGAATTACTTCTTGTAAATACTAAATTTACTAAATTGGCTCCGTGAACTCCGCAAAATATTTTGCAATTTTGCAATATTTGTAATTGGTCCAAAGGATTCATTGATTCGAAATAAACAATACTTTTTTGTCCATATGTATTTGAAATACATTCTTCAATAGGTGTATTAGTATTGCTGTCATATAATATTCTCACGTTTTTCCTCAATGAAAATACAACAACAGGAGCATTACTATTTTGCACGTGATAATAATCTTTTATTGTGCATAATGCATTACAAAAGTCATTATTTCTTTTAACTGGTTGGAATTTGAATGGGTTAAATAAACTATATGGAAATTTTTGTAAGTTAATAGATTCCAGTGCATTCATATTATACAAAACAACATTGAAAAAAGGTGTGTATATAAGCTTTCTATATTCTAAAACGTTTTCACCACCTTTTCTGTTTTTTAAAACCAAGTCATATCTTTGATTTATATCTTTTGTATATTGAATTAAAACTGGAAATTCTTTCAATAATACATGAAATATATTTGCATTATCACTATAATGACTGATAATCATAAAATATAATTAAAAACTTTGTTATCTTTATAAACGTAAACTTTACACAACTAACCCATTTTCCTCTGCACTTATAATAATTTTGTGTATATCTTGTACACTAACGCACGCTTGATAATCTTGCGATAAACAATATGTTATTGTCTGTAATGTTTTTTCTCCATCGCAATATTTTAGAACGTCGTATTCCATTTTGCTTACGTAAAGATGTTTTTTTACAAATGACTGTATTATAATTCGGTTTAAAAATACACACGCTTAGTTTTGGTTTATAATTCAAAAGTTTATTCATTACTTTGATTTTTAAAAATATGATTATACTTAAACAAATGTTATTAGTTACTAATAATGAGGGTATTTATGTGCAAACCAACATATTTTGATGTCATACACAAGAATCTTAATGTTCATATGAGTATGTATCGACCGGTAGATAAAACAATAGCATTACTTCAGTTTACAAATCTAACAAATTTTCTACGTTCAATAAACGTAGATGTAAAATTAATTGAACCACGTGAAAATCTGGTTGATATGGTATTTTCAGCGAATGGTGCATTAATTGACAAAAAAACCAATACTGCTATAATAGCTTCATTTGCAGCTGAACCACGTAAAGAAGAAAGTGTTTATTGGAGTGATTTTTTGAAAAAAGCAAAATATAATATATACCAATTACATTCTGCATTTGAAGGACAAGGAGATGCACTATTTAGTCATGAAAACAAAATTTTATGGTTAGGTTATGGATACAGAACAATTTTCGAAGCTACTGAAGAATTACAACTTTTGTTTTCAAATATTAAAGTGTATCCCTTGAGACTTGTAAATCCTCTTTTTTATCATCTTGATACTTGTTTCTGTGTAATAAACGAAACGTGTGTAATGTATTATCCAGATGCATTTGATGATGAATCATTGAAACTTATAAGAAAAAATTTCAAAGATTGTATAGAAGTAACAGATTACGATGCAATGAATTTTGCTTGCAATGCAGTTCAAGTATATAACTATATTATATTAAACAGTGCGACTGATGAACTTAAATATGAATTAGCAAACAGAAAATTGACAGTAATTGAAAACGATATGAGTGAATTCATTTTAAGTGGAGGATCCGTAAAATGTTGTGTACTGCACAGTTGATTTAACGAAAACATGCTTACAATTTACCATTAATTTTGGAATAATGACTCATTGGTTTTTTACTTTTTAACATTTTAGCAGCAACAATATATGGTTTTTTATAACCAGCATCTTTAAGTTTAATAATCAAATTTGATTTATTATTATTAAAATTATGTTTTAGAGAACTAATATATAGTAATTTTTTCATTAGTTAAATTTTATAAAAAAATTGATATCAATAAAATAAAATTATATTATAATGGAAAAACTTAAAAATAAAGCGTGGTGTGCAATGAGTGAACAAGATAAAAGAAATGTGCGTAAATATTTTCCAAATATAACTAAAAATATAAAAAACGAAGCCGCATTGAAAATTCAACGTGCCTATTTGCGTAAACTTGCAAACAAACAAGGATTAGGTCGTTTAGTACATAAACCAGAAATTGAAAAAATGACTAAAGAAACTTTATACAAATATGTTAAAAAACTGACCAAAGATGTAAATAATGGTTTAAAAAAAAATATTACAGACGACATTGTAAACCAACTTGGAGGATTAAGTTGGTTATTATCAAAGTTATCGAAAGATGAACTACAACAAGCACATAATATTGCAGAAGAAACAATAATGATTAACTATATTCAAGAACCTTTCATGTGAAAAATTTATATATTAATATAAATGGAATACAGATGGACAGAACTTGGTTTACGATCTATTTATGAAACTCAAAGTGTTGAAATGTTTGATTCTCCGGCTTTAAATACTATTGTAACAGAAGAGCAACTTCAACAATGGAAAAAAGTAATGAGTCACGAATCTTTAACACTTGAGGTTTTGGTTAAATGTGGTTTATGTAAAAGCGTTGCTAAACCAGTTTCTAAACCAAAACCAAAAACTAAAAAAGTTTACAAAAAAGTAGCTAAGAAACCAGCACGTAAATCAGCACCTAAACCATTGCCCAAGATTTTCAAATGGAGTGAATTAGGTATAGACGTTTTATCTCAATACGGAACCACTGAATTGTTTGGAAATCCAACGATTGGATCGGAATTCAGAGAGTGTGACTTATTAAAATGGAGAGAAATCGTTAACGATTTAAATGTGACACAAGAATCTTTAGTTGAACACAATATGTTAAGCAATTAAATTCACTTAAACATATATACAGTGTAGTAATAAATGAAGGGAGAATTTTATAACAGAATCAAAATAGAATATGAATATCAACAACTTACAGCATATATGTATTGCACAAGTGAAGAGGAAGCAACAAAACTTGCAGAGTTTTCAAAACAGACTTGTGAAATTTCTTCAATTGAACCACACAATCTAACTGAAGGCACTGACTATAAATATCAAGTAAAATGGTATAGTACAGATGCTCTAGATCTTCTTATTTGGCTAAATAAAGATACAAACATTTTTGGACATATTTTTTCTCCTCTTCCAATTCTAAATCTATCTTTTAGGTACAAAAAATCAGACTCAAATGCTGTTGCGCCATCTCGTGCACACGGAAGTGATAGCGGTTACGATTTGTCTTTAATCAAACACGTTAAAACTGTAAACGATGTACATTTTTTTAGTACAGGAATTCAAGTAGAGCCGCCTCATGGTTATTATTTTGATCTAGTTCCTCGTAGTTCAATCAGTAAGACAGGTTATATGCTTGCAAATTCTACGGGAATTATTGATCAAAATTACAGAGGTGATATTATTGTACCCTTACGTAAAGTAAATTCGGAAGCTGATGATATAGTTCTTCCTTGCAAACTTGTACAACTCATTCCTCGACAATGGATTTACATGTCTCCGCTAGAAAGCGAAACACTTGATATGACAGCAAGAGGTGAGGATGGATTTGGTAGCACAAATCAATAATACTTGTTATAAAAATATACACCGATTACTAATAATAAAGCTAACATATATATACTATTTTCACTAACAAAGTTCATTAAAGCAAACTGATTATCTTTTGGGTTTTTCTTTTCTTTTTTTTCTTGAGGAACAATCTTTTGTAAAGATTCTTCTTGTGCATCTTCTTCAAAAGATACTTGTTTTTTATTTATTGTTTCATCAGCTTTTGGTAATACTTCATCGACCGGTAAGCTAGGAAGTTGTTGCACTTCAGGTGCTTGTTCTTCTTCAAAAGAAGCAAAATTAGAGTTATCATAACCTCCAAGATCTGTCATTTATTATATTAAATAAAATTTACCTGAAAGTTTAAACTTAAAAAACTATTTAAATATTTATTTATGTTGTCTAGATCTTTTTATGAAAAAATTATTTTGATGGTTGTTGGAAGTTTTTTAACTTATTATGTTGCACTAAAGCTGATTCAAATGAATGAATTTGAATGTCCTGAGTACACAGGCTCTCTCAAATTAAATACACATGAAAAGCTGGTATATTCAAATTTATTATACCCGGAAAATATTGGTATTGACTTTAATGATATAAAAGGAAACAATACGGCAAAAACTTTGCTTGATAAACTTGTAATCAAACCTTTAAATAATTATAAAAATTCAAAAATAAATCCACCAAATGGAATAATATTGTACGGTCCTCCAGGTACTGGAAAAACAATGCTAGTAAAAGCTTTATGTAAACAAATGAATGTATCGTTCCTACTCTTTGATCAAAGCTATATTGAACAAAAAATGTTTGGAGAAAGTGCAAAAGTCATTAAAGCTGTTTTTACACTTGCTAATAAAATAAAACCTTGTGTAATATTTATTGATGAAATAGATGGAATTTTTGGTGAAAGAAATATTTTAGATCAATCGTTTATTACTGGTATAAAGACACAAATGTTAACATACATGGATGGTATTATATCCAGAGATCCTTCAGTATTTATAATAGGTGCAACAAACAGACTACAAAGTATTGATCCAGCAATAAAAAGACGAATGAGAACACATATTGAGATTCCTTTACCTAACAAAGATGATAGGAAAGAACTTTTTCGTTATTATTTGAAAAACAATGAATCTATTGACTATGATAAATTGTCAGATACAAGTATAGGGTTTTCTGGTTCTGATATTAATGAAATGTGTAAAATAGCATATTACACCTCTGATTGTGATGTCAGTACTGATTATGTCATGGACGCAATATATGATTGTGGGAATTAAATCCTTTTGAATGCAAAAGTATAATTTAGAAAACTTGTTTCTCTGAATTCTTGAGACATTTTATAATCATTTGTATGATATTCACTAAAACATTTAAATTCTTCAAGAATTAAATCGTGGCTTTTTCCAAGTGTTCTTAATACATTTTCAAATATCAAATACTCCGTACTTAATGTTTTTTCTCCAAAATAAAGTGTACCACTTATCATAAAATTTATTGTTGTTCCGTAATCTTCTGGTGATGTATATTCCTTTTTAATAAACATTGCACTTGAATTGTATACTTCTTGATTTTTAACTAGATTGTTTACTTGTGTTCCGTTCATTACTGTTCCAAAAAAATATCCACCACTTTTTAATGACTTACTTATTTGCTTGAATATATCATTTGCACATTGCTTATTTATGAAAAAATAATGTAATGCAAACATGCAACTAATATTATCAAATGTTGAATTTATGTTTCTATATTCTAAAAATTCTCTAAAAATATATTTTTCTTGAGTAAAATAAAATTCACACTCGGTTTTGGTTAATTGTTGGTTATTGTATTTATATCGTTTGATTGCTTCAATTACATAATTTCTATTTATATCAATAGCAACTACTTTGCTTATGTTACATTTGTTCCATTTAAACATATCACCCCCACGACCACAACCTAAATCAAATAATGTTGTGTGTGGCTTACAATATGTAAAATATAGCAAATATTTAACATAATTATGGAACTTTCTTAATGTTTTTGATTCATTTTCTATACTTGTCATTAATAGATTTAAATAATTAATATTTAAGTTCATACAATGGACGATATTACTCTACTTCCAAATTTAGAATTGGAATTTCGATTAGGGAAAATTAAGAAAAATCGCTTCGATACAAATATAAAAGAAACATCGTATTACAAAATCAAAGCTCTTTTAGATAAATCTGAATCATGTAAAGTACTATCTTCTGAGTATGTTGATATTTTCTATGAAGATGTAAGATATAACAATATAACAAATACTTATATTCAAAAAAAAAGTCTTCATAAAGAAGATTTATCAAACAATATTTATGATATAAGAATTTCTGTATCACAAGAATTGCCTGCAACATGCAAAAAGAAAGAGACTTATAGAAGAAATAAAAAAAGAGATCAATATATATTTCGGAATTGGTCTATTGATCTTACGATTGTTACTTTAGATAATAATATTACGTATGAATGCGAACTTGAATATCATAACATTAATTACATAAGATCTCATGATCTTATGTTTTTAAAAAAGTTAGCAATAAAAGAATTGAACAATATTTTAGTTTGTTCCAATATCTAATTCACGACGTTTTTCTGGATAAATGGTACTTTGCATCCATGGACATACACTATCTTGGGGGTTAAGAGGGTCAGATCTTATTTGATAATTTGCATTACGTAATGTTTGACTTTGGGATCCAAATACAAATTTATATGCATCAACAAAATTTTTACCTTCAAGTGAAGGAGCAAATTCTGCAAATGAATCATCTAGTTTTGCATCATCCTTAGGAAGAAGATTGGTACTTATAAATTGACCACCATTTCCGCATTTTCCCAAATTTAAGGGTTCGATACCTTCAGCTAAATCTAATTTATCAGAATCACCAACATACGGTTTTACTTGTGTTATTTGAGTGTCAACTTTAACAGGTTCAACTGGTTCATTTACTTCTGTTTCAAGTGGTGTATAATCTGCATAAGATTCTACTGATTCACTTTCTACTACGCAATATTTTGTGTATAATGTGTATAAAAGAGCAACTGTTAAAAGAGCAATAGTCAATTTTTCAGGACTCATACCGTTCATTATAGTACATTACATAAAAAAATTTCAAGAATTATTCATCCGGAAACACATTATCTAAATCTTCTTCGTCCGCATCTTCAAATAAATACTGTCCTGCAGATTTTGGTTTTTCATTGTGCAATTTTATTTGTTTCAATTTCCACGTAAGCCCAAACCGTGTTTTTGTAAACCAAAGACCAGCTAATTGTACAATTAATGATACTTTAGAATCTTCTACTATATTTTCAATGTCAATTTCTTCTTTAGAGCTATCAAATACAGCCATTACACTACTTGTTCTAAATTTCATCATACATGATTCTGTTTTCTTAAGATTTTTGTAGCTTGGAAACATTGCATTGTCCAAATAACTATCACTAATTTCGTTCGTATTAAACCATTTTTCCTTATTATCTTTGCAAAATGCTAACATATGATCATCGCAATCACTTACAAATTCCTTGAGAGTTTGATCAGCAAACATACATTCAAGAGATGTAGATTCTTGAGTCATATTTGTTTTAACAAGAAGACGTGGTGCAAATTGACAAACGATATCTTCGCTCTGGTCTTCAGTCTTTAAAAACGCAGATACAAAATATTTTCCATCTGTGCCTTTAATCGGATTTCCAAAAACAACATTTGTAAAATCGGGAACTTTATTGAAAAATTTCGCCATATAATTTTATGTATAATTAAACCAAATACTTTAAACGCTTTAGTTTAGTTTTTCCTCCTTCGAATAAAATTTAGCCCCCTTGAAAAAAGTCCTTTCTTTTTCTTTTGCATTTGTTGCATTTGTTGCAATTGTTGCATCTGTTGCATTTGTTTCATTTGATTAAAATTTGGCAATTGTTTAATAGGAGTGTTGGGATCAAAAGGGTTTTCTCTCATAGATTTTAATGCACTTTTATAAGTATTATAACCTGAATTTTGTCTTAGACTTTTGGCATTTTGAAATAATTGAGCCAATCGTTGTTCCAGTGTTTTTATCTTAGAAAGAGCTTTATTTCTATTTTTTTTAGCAAGTTCTATTTCTGTTTTAATTATATTGCCTCTTTCTAAAAGATTAAACCTTTTATCATTAATTTCCCTCAATTTTTTCATTGCATTTTTTTTCGCTGCACTTTTTCTTTCACGAGCCTTCCTTGCTTGTTCTCTAAGTTTTGCTCTTTCAAGTCTATTGGCTTCTATTTCGTTATAATTATATTGTAATCTGTTTTCAGGACGTATTCTACCAAGTTTTTCAGTTATATTTTCATAATTCATAGCGCTGTTACCTCTTTGTAAAAAACTTAATTCGTTCATAAAACCCTGTGAATTTAGACTCTCTAAATTCAAATTTTCATTTGGATCATCACCATTTAAATAGTTGCTCATAAATGAAGATGGTGTTCTAGGTAATGATCTTCTATACAATGATTGTCTATTTCCTCTATTGAGGGAACTTAATTGTGATCTTCTAGCTTCTATATTTTGTCGTGTTTTATTTTGTAGTGCAATTCTGCGAGCCATTTGTTCCATTAGTCTTCTTTCAAGTTCTTGTTGTCTTGAACGACTACCACTTCCTCTATTAGAATACATATATACTATATATTACATTTTTTTTTGTTAAACTTTTCAATAAATTTTCCAAAAAATAATATGATACTTTCTGTAAACGAATTAAAACAGGAAAAAAAAAATAAACACGATAAAAACAAGCAGATCTATAGAGAAATATTAACCCAAGTATATTCAAAAATTCAACAGAAAAACAAGGAAGGATATACGTTTTTAATATTTTTAATAAGCCCGATAGTTCCGGGTAAACCACTAATCAATATACATAATGCAAGTATTTATATTTATAAAAAATTAATTAAAGGAAATTTTAAGGTAAATATACAAGGAAACAAGATGTATATAGATTGGTCGTAAAAATAAGAAACATTAATTTATGAGAGATATTAATGAACAAATCAAACGGTATAGTTCAAGCTAAAGAAGAATACACAAAAGAATTAATAAATATATTGACAGAGCCGATGTGCTGTAAATTTCTTACAATATATGAAAATGTTTCTAAAAATTCGAAAAACAAACGTGAAGTAATCATAAATTACCAAAGATCATTGCAAGAAATACCATTGTGGAATCAAGGTATTATAAATACAGAAGTTTCCAAAATACAGGAAAAATGTGAATTTTTAGATGATCTAGTTGCTGCAATCTTCGTAACCAATGTTAAAATTTTAAGTTCAATCAAAATGGGCAAAGAAAAACAAAAAATACAAGTTACAATGCCCAAAACTGACCAATTTATTCACAAAATATACACAAACGCTGCACAAACACTTTATGATAATCCATATATATTTAGCAATCAATACGATGGACAAAAGAGAAAAAGCGAGATTATACTTTTTGTTCAAAATTCAATAGAAAATACAATCAGAACAAATTTACCATTTAGAAATATTTTGCAAAATTATCTAGGTAATACCGTAAATGAATCGGATTCTGATGATTCAGATAATGAATCGAAAGAAGAAGAACCAGAAGAAGTAGAAGAACCAATAGAATCAGAAGAACCAACGGAACCGTTAGAATCAGAAGAACCAACGGAACCGTTAGAATCAGAAGAACCAACGGAACCGTTAGAATCAGAAGAATTACAGACACCACAGCAAAATTTAGATGAGGTATCACAACCTAGTCAAGGTTTTTTTGATCGTCCAATAGAGCAACAGACAATACCATTTGAAAAAACTGTAACAATACAGAATCCACCACAGAATCTACAGATGCAAGAACCTATAGAAGCAAATAAACCTATGTTATTCTCAGACGCTGCAAATGACCCAGAGTCATAAGAATTAGTTTAATACTTTGGTTTTTTTTTTCAAATTACTTTTTACCCGAGACGATCATTTTTGCTTGTAAAACTTAGCAGCCTTTTAAGTATTTTGTGCTGCTATTTCTTGAATATAGCTGTTTTTACAATTTGAAGTAAGTACCTAACGGAAGCTTATGTTTTATATCAAATTTAATTCCAAAATTAAAATACAATTTCCATAAAAGTTCATTTCTATTATTAACGCTTGGATTGCCTGATAATCTTTTTTCCAGCACCTTCATTCTAATTCTTTTAATAATATTACCTTTTGTTAAATTTGCTACGTCAATTTTAAACCAAACTTTTGCAAATTTGACCAAAACCTTTTGTGTAAATTCATTTTTCTTCAGACCTGGCTGCTAACTTGACAACGGCTTTCATTTGGCTATTTCTATCTTTAAAAAACATTGGGAACGTTGACACTTCCCACACGTATGGTCATTTTTATATAGATATATAAAATAATTCAACTTAAAATTTATAGATTCAATTAATAATATGAATTTTCTAGAGTATTATTTTCATTGTCAAGAACAATATCCAGATTCAATAATACTCATACAAAAAGGGAAGTTTTATGAATGTTACGAATATAATAACCAAGGAAAGGCATTTAAACTAGGAGAGTTAATAAATATAACTGTAACACTTTCAAACAAACAAAAGAATCCAAGTTATACTAATCCATTTATGGCGGGATTTCAAATTGGATATCTAGATAGAAATTTAGCAATAATTTTAGACAACAATATAACCGTTGTTGTTATTGACGAAGATTTAAACGACGTAACATCTCGTGATATTAAAGCTGTGTACAGTCCTGGCACATATACAGAAAAAAATTCAATTTCCAATAATATTGTTTGTATTTATATAGAAGAGGATCGTAAAAGAAATTATTACATTTCAATATCTTCTGTGGATTTATCTACTGGCAATGTTTATTTATATGAAATACACCAAGGAAACACGTTGATGAAAATAGAAGAATGTTATAGAATAAACGAAGCATTAAATCCGAGTGAAATGTTAGTAACATCAAAAGAACCATTAAAAAAAGAATTCAAAACTGTTTTCGATAATACGCAAAGAAAAATAAGATATTTAGCATATGATAATACAATTTCCAATCTAGCATTTCAAAATTGTGTATTAAAAGATGTATATAATATAAAAAGTTGTATTAGTGCTATTGAGGTCTTGGGATTAGAACAATATACATTTGCATGTTATTCATTTGTGTTTTTATTAAAATACTGTTTGGATCATAACAAACACGTTGTTTGCAATTTGAACATTCCTATATTTGAAAATTTCGAAAAAAAAATGATTTTGCATAACAATTCGATTTATCAATTAAACATTGTAAATCAATCTAAAGAAAAATCATTGTATAATATTTTGGATTACACAAGTACACCAATGGGTAAACGGCTCCTTTATAAAACACTTTTGAATCCAATATGTGATAGCAATATGTTAGAAATGTATTATAAGGAAGTTGAAAATATGATACCGGTATTCAATTTGTATGAGGATAAACTAAAACAAATTGTAGATATTGAAAAAATGCATAGAAAACTTGGTTTGTTAACATTGAAACCTTTTGAACTATGGAACCTTGCAAATACATATGACAGTCTTCATTGGATACTAGAAAAGGAAAATTTAGAAGTATTTCTTGATTTTGAAATGTATTATAAACACATAAATAATATATTTAACATTGAAACTTTGAGAGACAATAAAGATTACGAAACAAACATTTTCAACACAGAAGTATATAAGGAACTTGATTCTTTTTATGAAAAAATCGTAAACATAGATGAAGAATTGCTTTCAACTTGCAAAAAAATAGATAAGTATATACCAGGAAATGGATCTGTAAAATTGGAGAATGATCATATTGAAACGACGCAAGCACGATCTAAAAAAATAAAAGAACAAACTGATGAATATAATTTTGTAGTTGAAAACAAAACCAGAACATTAATAAAAAACTCAAAAATCGACACATTATTTCACGAAAAACAAAAAACGAAGTCTTTGATCAAACCATTATGTGAGGAGTTATATATTCGTACTCTACAGGATATATATGAAAAATACAACGAATTGTTTTTGAAAATAAATAACATTGTTGCTTACACTGATCTTAAAAAAAGCAAAGCAAAGTGTGCAACATTAAATAATTTTACAAAACCAATACTTGCTAACAATCAATGTTTACAAATTGAAAATATGAAACATCCCATAATTACACAATTAGATAATGACATACTATTTGATCCATATTTTGTAGATTTTAACGAAGAAAAAACTGGTATGTTGTTATATGGTGTTAACGGAGCTGGTAAATCTACATATAGTAAAAGTATTGCACTAAATGTTGTAATGGCACAAAGTGGACATTTTGTATGTGCAAGTTTTATGAAATTCAAACCATTTGAACGTTTATATACCCGTCTTGGAGATGCTGATAATATATACAAAGGACAAAGTTCTTTCTTTGTTGAAATGGGAGAACTGCAAAGTATATTACATTATGCGGATTCTAATTCTCTTATTATAGGGGATGAACCGTGTAGAGGAACTGAAGACAATAGTGCACTGAGTATAGTTGCATATACACTCGAGCATTTATTACAAGAAAAATCAACTTTTGTATTTGCGACACATTTACATATGCTCACAGAGATATCGTGCATTAAACAACAATCTAATTTGATGATAAAACACGTAAGTATTGCTTATAATAATGATAATGTGTTAATATATACCCATAAAATAGAAGATGGTAAATGTAAAAGAAACTATGGTTTAGAAATAGCCCAGAAGGTGTTGAATCTAGAAAATTTTACCGAAAGAACAAATGAATTATTTAACGAAATAACAAAAAAATCGTCCCGCAAACCTTCGAAATACAACAAAAATGTACTTGTAGAAAAATGTGAAATATGTAATTGTACTGATAATTTACATACCCATCATATTATATTTCAAAAACAATTTCATGAAAATTCATCAGAAAAAAATACAAAAGGAAATTTAGTTATACTGTGTGAAAAACACCATATTATGACACACCAAAATAAACTAGTTATAAATGGTTGGGTACAAAGTCTAGAAGGTAGATATTTGGATTATATTTTGATTTAAAGCTTTTGTTAGAATATATATTAATGCATTGTATAAGAGGATGCAATATCGCTGTTGATATGGATGAAGTACTTTTTCCTATGATTAGTCGTCTTGATAGATATTACAAACATAAATATAAAAAGAGTCCTCCCATACATTATCCCAAAAAATACGATTACAGTACTTATTTTAATATATCAGTAAATGAATCAAAAGAATTTGTAAATGGTTTTTATTACAGCGATATTGCGTACACCACTCAACCAATTAGTAATTCTGTTAATGCAATGAAAAAATTGAAAAATAATAACAACAAATTATCTGTTGTAACTGGTAGACAAATATATCCACAGTGCAAAAACGTGACATCATACTTACTTCAAACTCATTTTGGAAATCTATTTGACAAAGTTATATTTACAAATAGTTATAGTTTATACGGAACAGAAACAGCAAAAAGTGATATTTGTAAACAGCATAATTTTGATTTACTTATTGACGATTCTGTATATAATTGTAAACAGTCATTAGAAAACAACATAGACAGCATTTTGTACGGAGAATATGAATGGAATAAAGATTGTCAGGATTTGACCAGGATATCATCTTGGGAAAAATTTATGTAACTTATTATAATGAAAAATATAATAAATAACATATTTTCAGGAGAACACAAATACACTGTTGGTATTATATTTATATTTGGTAACCTAGCAGGATACTTTTTAAATATGAGAAAAATAAAAGTTAATGATAACTATAGTATTGCAATACTGTTAACACTTATGCTAATTGCACGTCTTATTGTGTAACATCGCAAAATTCTTTCAGCATTTTTGCACTTGGGTCTAGTACATCTGTGTATTTTGGTCTCCATACATGTGGTAACAAATCAATATTTCCATAAAATTTTTCGTAAATTTTCCTGTACATAAGTTCTTCTTTGCTTACAGGTGGATTTTTTGTATATAGTTTTCGTACACTTATTTCTGCTTCATATGATGCATCATCTATTTGTTTATTTGCATAATTTCGTATAAAATCTACCCAAGTATACCCAACTGCATCACTCATACCATTTTTTTGTCTGTACAATATAGATTCGGGTAGATAATTTTCAATATCAAATGCTTTACGCAATATGTACTTTTCCATTCCGTTACGTGGTCTTTTAAACATTGGGTGAATATGATTTATATAGTTTCTAAATGATTTATCAAAAAACGGTACTCTTAATTCAAGTCCGTGTCCAGCTGTACATCTATCTGCACGTAGTACATCATATTTGTGAACATAACTAAGAAGATGTTGAGTTTCATTATGGAATTCTTCATCAGACGGTGCGTTATGAAAATATAAATAACCTCCAAAAAGTTCATCGGCTCCTTCTCCTGACAATATTACTTTAAAATCAGTATTTTCTGATACATATTTGCTCATAATATACATAGGTACAGAAGCACGTATTGTTGTACAATCATATGTTTCTAATTGATAAATAACCTTTTCCAAAATATTAAGAGCTTCATCTGTTGTAAATTTTATTTCTGTATGATTACTATTTATATGTTTTGCAACTAAATCTGCATTTTTTAAATCTGGACTATCATCAATACCTATGCTAAACGTGTTTATAGTTGTATTAAGTATTTTTGATCCTATTGAACAAACTAATGAACTGTCTAAACCACCTGATAAAAAAAACGCAACAGGTCTTTCGCTATCTAGTCTTTTTTCAACAGCACCTATAAGTAAATGTCGGATAGTTTCATAACTGCATTGTTCAACCGCTAGATTATAATCAATATATAATGGTGTATATTGTATAAACTCGTTATTTGAATAAAAATGTCCTGGCGGAAATTCACGTATATTTGTACACACGTTTTTTAACGCTTTAAATTCAGAGGCAAAACAAATCATATTGTTGTTATAACCATAAAATAAAGGCCTTACACCAATGGGATCTCTAGCACAAAATAATTGTTTTGTATTTTCGTTGTATAATACAAAGGCAAATACTCCGTCAAGTAAATTACAGATAGTTTTTTTATCGTCTAGTTTGTTATATAAATCAAGAATTATTTCACAATCCGATTTATTTTCATAATCTTCTTGCAATGTTGACGCAAGAGCTTTATAATTGTATATTTCACCGTTACAAATTAATACAGATTCGTGTTTATATAAGGGTTGATCCCCAGTATCAGTTAATCCATGAATAGCAAGTCTATGAAATCCAAAAAATGTTGTAAAGTCCAGCTTTTTAAAAGATTCGTGATTGTACCGTTTTAAACTTGGTTTTGTTTTCGTATTGTCTGGTCCACGGTGTGATATAAGTTTACAATTTTCTTTTAAAGATTTCAAGCATGTTACTCCCTGTACAAAAAATATTCCACACATTAAATTAAAATTATAATTTGCTCTTTAAATCACTTAAAGACCGTGTATGTTAAATGTTAAATATGGAACAGAATGGTATACAGGGACCTTCCTCAAAGGCTCTCGTTGCAAGCGTCGACCGGCAAAAGGGGGGACTACTGTCAAAAGTCGAACAATCCCTTATGTTGTGCTGAACGTCGCTTATTGAGTGAATTGTACAGACAGGCTAGAATAAACGGAATTCAAAAGCACAAAACTGCAGCTTGGATTCATAGAAAATATAAGGAAATAACAATTATACGTGAGACATCATATGGTCTTGGTGCCAGTTTTCCGTGCTTATATTGCAGACAATCGCTTGAAAGATTGGACTTGAGAGTTAGGTGTGTTGTTGAAGATAAATTACAGTGTGTTAGAATTTCAGAATGTGAAATAGAGAGTAAGTTAACAACTGGTCAAATGCTACAAAATCAACCATTAAAACCGTGTGTTGTACAATCAAATAGATGTACCCGACGATCACAAAAAGTGCAATTTTACGGACCAAAGAAAAAGGTATAATTATTTTTTGGAATTCATAATTTTATTGTACAAATGCTTCATATCACGTTCAGTAAGACCTTGTGAAACCATCCATGATTTAGCCATTTCACTATTAGGATCTTGGAAATACAAGGTTATATAAAATATTGATAACCCATTTTTATGCATTTTGTTAATGTCAACTCTTTTTTTTACTGAAGAAGAAGGACTTACAACATTAGTTTTTTTCTTAGTATCTCTAGACTTTTTGGGACGACTAGTTTTTTTCTTAGTATCTCTAGACTTTTCCATTAATATAATTAAATTAAATTATTGCTAGACAGCATGGACATTTATTTGCTTGATATTTAAATATCCACTTGTCTATACATTTTTTATGAAATTCGTGACCACAAGGTAATTTTCTCTTAAATTCATTTTGTTTTATTAAATCGTTACAAAATATACAAAAAATATGTTCATTTTCTTTGACTCTTGTAGATTTACCAAGTTTTTCCTTCATTTCTAAAATATGTACTGTATCTTTTACTGTTGTCTGTAAAAAAGATTCATAATCACACGAATCTTCTAGCATATGTATATTTTTTGATAATTGAGAGTAAAATATCTTTGTTAGTATTTTTCTATCAACTGATTCAAAATCGATTGTGTATTCCATTTTTTTTTAATTATAATATATGGCATCCCTTAACGAAGCTTTTTCATTTCCTCTCACACAAAAGATAGTCGAAGATATCGAAAACACTCAAACAAATATACCAGGAAGAGGTAGTTATGTATCTTTATCTAAAGAAACAAATACATATAAACAAAATTCCAGTGAGTCTGATTTAAAAATGTACAATTCACTTAAAGAACAACCTCACTTTAAATAAAAATGTCTGAAATAGAAGTCATACTCTTGACATTTCAACAACAAATAAAGAAAACACTTCATAGTTTAGTAGAACAGGAAACACAAAAAATATGTCACAATCATCCACCAGTTACGTATATAGTCGCAAACTGTCCATACTGTGCTAAATTTGGGAATTGTTTTCATAAAAATTGATTATCTAAAAGTTTACATGTTTTAGTATTCAAACATTTACACAAATATAATTGTTCATTTGTAACACAATTATAATTACTCTTCAATTTTGCAAATGTTTGAATTTTTGTTTGTCTATTTGACATTTTACTAAGTATCTTTCCCGATGGAAAGTCTACATAATCAAACTTTTTATTTGTAAAGTATTGAAAAATATTCAAAAATAAAAAAATAATTCCAGCCTCACAGGAAGTAGAGGTTCTAGTCTTATAACTGTTTGTGTGAATAATATCACAATATGCTATTACAGCTGACAAATCAAGTATACCGTTCTTTTTACTATACTTGATGTATGACTCGTGTATCATTGGTATTAAAACAAACATATCTAATGAACCAATATTTGATATTGTTTTATTATTTATCAAATAAGATATTGTTTGAGAAGTGTGAGTAAATTGAATATTTTTATCATTAGAACAGACAAGATTTTGTATGACTTTTCTTATATCTGGTAAATGAGATATACATTTGTTTATTTTATCACGTGTAACTTTGATTGACTCGTTTTTTGCTATTTTATTTAAAAGTTTCCGTATATTGGTTGTACTTAAGGATTTTAATTCAAAAATACAGGGCTTCAGTTCACTAAAATTTTGTTGAAATTTCTTCAAGTAGTCTTCATTGATTGAAAATATGACATTATGTGGTAATTTTGAAAGAGCAGATTTTATTGGATTATTATAAATATTATCATTAATAATAAATTCAAAATCTGGAAAGACTATACATGTTTTTACATAGAATGTAAATTGTGTATTTAGTAGTGTTTCTCTAAAGTTTTTACTACTTTTAACAAAGTGACTATCTATTGTCAACTCTTTATATTTACAAATATCTAATATATAGTCTATAATTGTAGTTTTACCGCATCCACATGGTCCAGCTATAACAATTATAATTTTAGTATTTTGGTTTAATGTTTGTATAATATTACTAACAGTATCTCCATAATCAAGAAAATCAGATACAGTTTTTGGTTTATATTTATCAATAATATCCATTGTTAAGTAATTAAATTCTATTCATTTTAAACTAATTAACAGGTTCTACTTCTTCTTCCGAGTCTTCGTCGACAAAAGAATATCCAGTAAGGCGGTTTGGAGGATAAACTTTTAGTTGAATTACTTTCCAGGTAATTCCAAATTCTTTTGCTACAAAATACATACCTACACATTCGATGATAGCTTGTACTGTACATCCTTTTTGAATACAAGACATATCAACCTTGTTTTTATTTTGATCAAAAATATCACCAAGAAAGTTACCATTTCGTGTTGGAAATTTAACCTTCATTATTGGTGCATAATTGTTTTGTGTTTTCATTGTATTTTTATAAATTTCATCAATTACACTAGAATCAAGCTGCTTTTTAAACCATACACGAGAATTTTTCAATGCTGTTTCGGTATTCTTATCATCATAATCTTGAAGAAATTTAATAAAATTTTGCATCGGTACACTGTTTCCACGCAAAGAAATATCTAGACTGTATTTATTTTCTCCAGAATTTGTTTGAAACGAATTCAATCCAAAGGGAAGACCACATTTGGGAGTCTGAATAATAATCTTCTCTTTATTTTCATTTGCTGAAATGTATACACTTTGTCCACCCATTGCATTCACTTTGGGTTCGCTATAGACAAAAGTAGAAGGATCTAGCTCAGTTACTGGAATAATTTTCATATTATACCTTTAGATGATTGTTTATTTCTTAAACGTATTTATTCTCTAATTGTAAATTCTAGTATTAAATTGCAATATTTAAGAGATGCTGGATCAATATCTGCTAATGTCAAAACGTCTCCGCCGTATTTTTTAAATTGTAAAGTAAATTTACTTAGTGTTTGCAATGGCGGATTGAATTTTTGAATTTTTTGCATAAAGTCTCGTCCTTTTGCAGGTTTAACAACTCCTTTAGTCATTGATGTAGAATCATAATAAATTGTAGCAAATGAAAAATTACTTCCTTTATTGTCTGAGGAATGTAAATTGCAATCAAATTCGGGTATATTAATTATAAAATACACTTCATTGTCTATTTTCGGAAAACTTATACCCAATAATTCCACCTCTGTAACATGATCATATGGTGCTAAATTTAAAGAATTTGAAGCACCTGCCAATTTGACGGTAAATTCCAGTTTTGTAGATGGGTCAGATATATCTGTCATAAAGTCTCTAAAATCTATAAAGAGCTTTTGTTTAGTTAAATTTACTGTTTTTTCCTTTGGTGCGAAATTTTGAGAAAAATGAGGACCAATATCCATAATATTAGATAGTATAATTTTTACATTTTCCAACGATGTTTACAATGCACACAAGTAATGAAATTTGTCATTGGTTCATCTGCGCTCCGAGTTTGTAAACTATAATACGTTGTTTTCTTTGATCCACAATTTCTACATTGAAAAATACCATCTGTAATTTCACTTTCATCAACATCATCTTCATGATTGTCTTTATCAAATGCAACCCGTTTAGCAGAAATTTTCTTTTCTTCGATATTTTTTATGACATCTGGCCTTAATTTATTTAATACGTCACAAGCTTTTATTTTATAAACGTGAGTAAAAAGTCTATCTTCCCATGATTTCTGAATCATATGTGTTGATGAATATTGAATTACATAATTGTAAATACTTTTTTCTATATTTTCAGCTTTTTTTTCACTTATTTTTTGTTTGATTTGAAAAAGTATGTAATTTCGTGTAGCATTCATATTAACTTAAAATTATATAATATCTTTAATCTTAAGTGAATTATGAAATACAGACAAATGCAAAATTTTATTAACATTATTGATCCACCCAAAGTTAGATTCAATTCTGTTGCAAAATCAAACGTTTTTACATTAAATGACAAATGGTACATGCGAATAAAATCGTGTATGCAAATTTCTACAATAGATAAAGATTGTGAAAATTATGCATTTTCTAGGAATATTAATTATCAAACTTCAGTGTTTGAAGATACAATACTTGTAAAAATTCCATATAGATATAAAAAATTTGAAGTAAACACATACAACTGCACGATGTATGATGAACTACAAAATTGTGACATTGAAGTTGTTATTCAACCTGTATCGTTATTTAAAATAAAAGACAAATATACTTGCTCATACAAAATGATATCAATCAAAGCAATTTTTTCAAGGAAACATCCTCACGATCGTCTGCTAAACGAATAAAATACAGAATAATAAGAAAAAGTACTAAACTAATTAAACTTATTTCGATGTCACGTGTAGCTGTAAATGCAATACAAAATAAATTAAACAATTTAAAATAAAAATTTTGGGACAATTTTGTAAAAACTTTTGGTTTATGGGATATGCTTAAACCACCAAAAAGACCTTGGTACATTACAATCAATGTAAATACTATACCATACTTTTTAATATAATTTTCAATTACAGTAAAACCGGGTATGACTTGTAACATTATTATAATATAAGAATAAAATTAAATATAAATGTATGCATATTTTTCAAAAATATCAAAACTTAGGTATTGATTTAAGTGAATATCTCTACAATACATTGCAAGATTTGCATGTAATAGGTATTGTCGGTGTTCATAACTCTGGTAAAAAAACAACAGTTTACAAATTAAAACGTTACTACGACAAAACTATAATGGTGTGCGAGCAAATAAAATTAAAATACCAGATGTATGAGTCTGAATCAAAATTATGCAATCATAAATTTTTACTGTATACATATTTAAATAAAAAAAACATTTCAGATATATTAAATATTTTACAGCAAACTAATCCAAATGTGCACTTAATAATACTTGGTAATTCTTCTGTATGTACAAATATTTCTTCATATTGTTATGTACACAGATGCAAATGTCCTTCGTATGATGAAAAATTAAAAGAACTTACAAACGTTTCAATTCTTGAATACAGTCATACAAAAAATGTGGAAACAATATGTAACAAATATACAACATATCATGATTGTTTGATTGCATTGGAAATGTATGAAAACGATATAACGGATATATTTTCATATGAAAAAAATGCTCGGGAAGTTATTCACAACTATGTGTTTTCAGACAAATTGACGAAACTACAAACAAGAACGGTTTTATATAATTTAATGATGCATTTAACAAGGGTTTCTGATGTTATGAAATACATGTTATCATTAGTAATTGAAAAAGTACCAAACCAACGACATAAGTTGACAGAAATTACAAGTAAATGTGAATATGAATATGCAATTGGAAATAAAGAAATTTACCACTACGAACATTTGTTAAATATGTACAAGGACGTATATCTCAAAGAAAAAAAATCGAAATAAATACTAAAATGTTCACTCAGCGAAAATTAAATACGTGGAAATCAAAAATCAGAAAAATTGTAAATAATATACATAAAAATAATAACAATGTACACTCATTGGATCTCATAAATGATAATTTATTTCTGAAAACAAATCAAACATTACACAATATATATTATCAATTATCCCAAATGAAAAATCCTAAATATTTGAATTTATATAAAAAGGTGTATTTTACAAGTATATTTCCTAATTTAAATACTACAATAAAAAATAGCGGAAGTAATAGTATAAATGACATAACGAATATATTTTTTACAAAACTAGATCAAATTTATTTGGAATATATGAATTATTTTACGATTTATAAAGTAGAAATTATTCATAGCAATCCAGAATTGGATGAGGAATTCAATTTGAATTTTTCACAAAGAAAATGCTTTTTTTGGAATTCATACCCAGCAAATACCAAAACAATTATCGAGCAAATTCACGGTGCTAAACTATACATTCCTTTAAATAAAAAAAGTTATGTTGTATTGCATGGTATATTTGATGACGATGCACTTATTTATTTATATGATACTAAGCTTGTAAATGAAAAGATACAAAGTGAAGATCAGTTTGTCCACAAATATGTGAAAATGATGTCAATCAAAGACATATTGGTCAATGATGATAACCTTTTTGCAATAATGCTACAAAATGCAAAAAAAGAATTAAACAAATTGAATTCCAGATCATTCAATGATTTGCACAATGATATGAAAAAATTAAACACTTTGAAACAAAGGAAAAATGTGATGTTGTTATTGTGTTCTGACAGTAAAGATGATCATTTAAAAGCCAAAGCTTTATATGACACTCTTGAATGTGTATATATGCCATTTTACTGCAAAGTATTACTTGAAAGCGCTAACAGAAATATTCAAGACAAAATAAAATTTTTTGAACATTCGCAAGATATTAATTACAAAGAAAAAATAATCTTATTACGTGCAGACGATTATATTAAACAAAAAGCATTTGAAAAATTACGGGACGTACAAAGTGGAAGAGAAATTAGTAGTAAAGCACAGCAGTATATTGATGGATTATTAAAAATACCTTTTGGTGTATATATAAAAGAACAAATCTTTCAAAAATTTAAACAAATACAAACTCAATCTAATTTAGAATTGTGCCATAACGAAATTAAAGATAAGTTGAATCCAGAATTTAAAGAAGTTCTTTGTGAATTTGATAATGACAAGCTTGAATATATGAATAATGTTAGAAACACTTTAGATTCTTGTGTACATGGTCATACAATGGCCAAAAATCATATTGAAAGACTGATTGGTCAGTGGATTCACGGAAAAACGAAAGGCAGTGTATTTGGATTTCAAGGTCCTCCTGGAACAGGAAAAACTACACTTGCAAAAAACGGATTTGCGAAATGTTTACTTGATTCTCAAGGTAATAGCAGACCTATTGCTTTTTTACCAATTGGTGGTTCAAGTGGTAGTTCTTTTTTGGAAGGGCATGGCTATACGTATATGGGTTCAACTTGGGGTAGAATTGTTGATATTTTGATGGAACAAAAATGCATGAACCCAATTATATATATAGACGAGTTGGATAAAATAAGTATGTCTGAAAAAGGGCAAGAAATTATTGGTATCTTGATACACCTTACAGATCCTGCTCAAAATAATGAATTCAATGATAAATATTTTTCCGGAATCAAGTTTGATTTATCGCAAGCAATAATAATATTTTCGTACAATGATAGCTCTAAAGTTGATAAAATATTGAAAGATAGAATTACTGAAATACACATGAGTTCATTGTCTAGAAAAGACAAACTAATAATAACAAACAAATTTATTATCCCGGAAATAATGAGTGATGTGGGATTTTCAACTAATGATATTCAATATGATGAATCTATAATAAATTATTTGATAGATACACATACAAACGAGGCAGGTGTAAGAAAATTGAAAGAATTGTTGTTCACGATTTTAAGAGAAATAAATATAAAATACATTAAAAATGAGATAACATTACCGTTTTTAATTGATGAGAAATTTGTAAAAATTTTATTCATAGAAATGCCAAAAAATATTTTTACGAAAGTTGAAAAATATGCTTCCGTAGGTAAAGTTAATGGTTTGTTTGCAAGTACTCAAGGTACTGGTGGAATTACAGTAATTGAAGTTCACAAAACACCAAGTGATGATTCACATTCTTTATCATTAACTTTAACTGGTAGTCAAGGAGACGTTATGAAAGAGTCAATGAAATGTGCAAAAACGTTAGCATGGAATCTATTAGATAAAACACACCAAACCAATATTGAAAAAACAGGTCTACACATACATTGTCCAATGGGTGCAACACCTAAAGATGGACCATCAGCTGGTTGTGCGATTACACTTGCTATATATAGCAGACTGACAAATACAACTATAAACCCAGAGGTTGCTATGACAGGAGAAATAAATTTAGATGGTAATGTGCATGCAATCGGTGGATTAGAGGCAAAATTATTTGGAGCATATAGAGCAGGTGTCAAAAAAGTTTTAATTCCTGAAGAAAACATTGATGAATTAGAACTTTTTAAAAGCAAATATGAATTAAATATGGAAGTAATTACTGTAACAAATATCAAAGAAATAATGAAACATGCCCTACTTAGTGAAAAAGAAGAGTAAATGTACAATTATATAATCTTGTATTACCAATGGTAATTGTGAATTTTTAGAAAATAAGGTAAATAATGTGAAACTTATTAACACGATATAACCTACATTAATATTTATTTTTTTGTTATATACCAACACGAGAATTGATATTAAAAACACAACATGTAAGTAATTTGATAGCGTAATTTTTGTTGGTTTCTCATCATTTAAAACTACTAATGAACCTAACGATCTTTGTGAAAATGCATATGAAAGCACAAGCAACAAATGTTCAACAGAATCAGAATCGGTTAATGCTAGTACTCCAATAAGTGGAGCAAGGGATATAATACTATATACAGTTTTTGTTGTATTTATTACTGGTGTATTTAAATTGTATGAATTGTTTAAAGACATGTATGCAAGTAAAAACGGGATAACATGATAACTTTCAAAATTCTTCATACAATGATCAAATATTTAATTTTTTCAGTAAATTGTCTATAGGCATAGCTCCTACTACAGTTTTTCCGTTATAAGAAAATGCAGGTACTCCTTGAACATTTAATTTTTCATATTTGCTACTTCCTTCTGGTGTTGTTACATCAATGTACGTAAACATATGTTTTTTATCTGATTCGTCAATGTTTTTTTTCATTTTTACTGTGTATCCACAAGTGTCTCTACCATACATAAGTATAGTTGGAGTTGATGTATGGAAATTTTCTGATTTCCTATTGAATATCACAATAACAAATAAAATCGCTAGAAGTAATCTTATCATGTGTTATAATACAAGGAAAAAAATATTCGAAAAATTATGTTTAGTGGATTTTTCAATAGACACGGTAACGATACCAGCATTTCTCCTCAACTTATAGAAACCTTAATTCAAAATGCATTACAACAAAACATGGAAGAATCGTCTGGTCTAACTCCTACAATGCTCAGAAATTTAAGAGAAAATGCGCAAATTGTTGAAACTACAAATGAAAATTTGAATCAGTGTAGTGTGTGTCTGGAAAATATAAATGTAGGTGAATCGTGTGTGACACTAGAATGCAATCATAAATTTCATGTACAATGCATTGAACGGTGGTGTGAAAGGCATAATACTTGTCCAGTATGTAGACATCAAATTGAAGAGCCTCAACAAAATGTTCAAAGAACACAAAGAATTATTGTAAATAATATATCAACTGTGCATATGACTGTTAATTATGAAGGAAATGTATATAACACATATTGGAATTCTTGTAATACTCTTGTTGATATATTCATATATTTCAGTCGTTTTAATGAAACAAGCCAATGTCGATTTATGTTACAGATTGGAAATAAAATTTACAAAACTACAGAATCTTATGAATTATTGGCTCATACTTTAAGTCAACATGGGATAGTCGGTCATGTTAACGCTAACTTATATAATTGTTAACGTATGAATGTATATCAAACCTGGATATCATATATACTACCAGATGATTTTGAAAATTATCATAAATCTTGGTTGTATGCATTTAATACAAAGTTATACAACGATACAGATGTGTATGCAACAATCAATGATTATTGCTTAACTACAGATCCACAATTATGTAAACATATTTATAGATTATCAACAATACAATTGATTGATGTATGGAGATATATAATTATATATCAAAACGGAGGTCTTTATTCAGATATTGATATTGGTATCAATAACCCATATCTACTTTATAAAAAAATGAAACAATGCAATTTGGTTATATTTAAAGAATCTCCATGTTTTTTTTACGAACCCTTAAAATTTATATTACATTGTTTATTATATTTTAGTGGAATTAAGAAACATCCTAGATTTAATCAATATAGACAATCTATTTTTTTTGCAAAAAAGCATCATCCATTATTGCAAAGTATTATATATTCAATAACACACAGTGATATTGAATATTATCACACATTATATAGTGAACCATATTTGACACTTGAATTTACAGGTCCAGGATTGTTTACAGATAAAGTATTATCATTTTTAAACAATGATGATACTTGTATTGTGCAATATAATGAAGGTTTACATATATTAGATTATCATCATTATGGTACGTGGAAAAGTTCTCATAATAACGAATCAAAAAATATAATAATAACATTAACAATTATAAATGTATTTTTATGTTTTTCGATTTTATTAAAATTCTTCTGGTGCAGAATCAAAAATAGATTTATTAGTTTCCAAAATTTGAACAATTTTATTTAATGTAACAATACTAATCTTATGATTTTCACAAAGTGATTTTTTATTAATATTGTAACCTTTTTTCTGCAAAATGAAAAAGATCAATGCAGAAGTTACTGCACTTGGTGTTTTTCCAATAAGTATTTTTGATTTTTCTACAATGTTATTGTACTGTCTAACTGTTTTATTTATTGCAAATTGTTCATGATGTGGAATATTTATACAGTTACAAAATCTTGCGATTAGATCAGAAGCTTGTGTACTTTCGGTGCACTCTGATTTTAGTACATCGCCCATTACTTCATTGAATATCTTAACAGCACTGTTTATTTTAACTGGATCAATTTTACACATGTCTGCAATTTCTTTTACACTTCTAGAAACCTTATTTGCTTTACAAGCATACATAATACAACATGCAATTAAACCTTGCCGTACATTTCCACGTGAAAGTTTCCTAGTGCTAAGTTCTTTATAATAGTATTTTGCTGTATTTACAATGGTTTGTGTTAGATTTACATTATCACACAATTTTTGTATATTTTCAAACGTGTGATATCTAGCTCTTTCTACATAATCCATAGAATTTTGTTGATGAATTTTTCGTAGAAGCCAAAACTTAGCACCACCTCCCTTACCAATCATTGTTGACATTGATGATTTTTCTAGTAGTGGATTCATTGGACAACCACATCGTGCGGGATCTTTTCCAAACATTGCATCTTCTTGACCAAAATTCCATTCAGGACTTTCGTCAATTAATGATTCCTCTTGTACAACTCCACAAGCTTGACATACAATCATACCATTTGTGTAATCGGTAGTTAATGATTCTGATTCACAATCAATACAGATATTTGATACTGTGTTTTTCATTGAAATTTCCTCTTTGTTTTTGTTACATTCTTGGTCAAATATCTGAAAAAGTTCGTCGATTTCCATTACAAATAACGTACACTAATGTTTAAGTGAGTAATTTTTTTCTATTTAGTATTTTAAATATGGATCAATATGTACATCAAGCTTTGTTAAATACAAAATCGCAACCTACGCCTCTTGTTGCCAGTTACTTCAGTGACGCCAATATACAAGTAATTCAAAAAAAACTCAAAAATGTAGTAAAAAAACATACCAATTTGACAATAGATAATCAATCTTGTGAACAATTATATCAAGTCATGTTATATGTATACAGAATGTTTGGAAAAAACGTAACACAAAATGTAAGTATAGAAGTAAATTATTTAAATGATATTGTGATTAATGAAATATCTCCAAGTGTAATATCTAATGTTCTTCAATATATAAACTATATTAAAGATATTTCAAAACCTCCACAAATAATGCCTCATGGAAAGGCAACTACAGTAAAAGGAGATAATTCTTTATCGTTACCAAAATCTTATTTTTAAGAATTTAAGTTAACTGGTGTGACCAGCTTAGAAAGTTCAATAAATTGCAATGTTGGTTTTTTTTTATGAATAAATTTTGCGTTCTGTACGTTATATTCAAATGTAAATCCACCATTTTCTTTTGGAATATGTCTAATATTTACAAAACGAGGTGCAACTGTTTCATATCTTAATGTTTTTAGTTTTGATTTGTTGGGTGATGGTCTAAGCATTTGTGATCTAGATTGGTTTTCAACACTAGTTGGAGTTTCGCTTGTTGCAGAACTTGGAGAATAAGTATATGTTGCCATTTTAATATATAGAAATATTTTTTTACAAACATTTTGTTTCTATCATGAATCTTGTTGCGTTCAACGGTATTTGTTTCATTGTATCTGTGGTTCTATCCGTTGCAAATTGTAATATTTTGGATAAAAATGATGTTTTATATCTAACATTTTTAGACAAGACATAATAAGTGACAAAATATTCATGAGCGTTATCTATTGACAATTTTTTTGATGCGTTTACATATTCATCATCAATAAATTCTTTAACAAATTTTATGCAATCAAATTTATTTTTGAAAGATTTAGAACCTCTTTTCAAAAAATCACACGCCACTGTTTTCCTAGATAATGAATAAAGATCCCAAATAACTTTTCCGTTTTTATTTCTAGGCATAAGTGATTTTATCCTTTTGTAATTATTTGCAAGATATACGTATTTGTCAAAAGAATTTGTACTTAACTTATCTAAGAATCCGTTTCTTATATAATGTTTTGCTAATCTGTCTTCGTTTGTATCATAGTCTATTGTAATATTTTTACATAATGACACTAATAATTTCAATTTTTCAAAATTACTTGCCCCATATGTAAATGGACAAAATGTTAATTTTGGTACAATTGAAAGATTATAATATTCACATAATGCATTGTTGGTATATGTTCCGTATTTTTTTATTAATGTGTGATCACTTGCAATGTATATAAGTCCATTTATTGGTGTTAATGTAAGATTATTCCAATAACCATACATTATGTAAAATAAACGTGTATCGTCGTTTACTTTCTTTATTGAAGTTTGATGTAAATGATATAATTGAGAAAATTTATCAATTAGCTCATAATACAAACTGTAATAATGTAAATTATTGAATCCTTTTATTGAATTGTATTTGAATTTGTGTTCAATGAAAAATTTGCAAATAGTTTCTAATGAAGATTGTTTCAAAAGATTGTCATGAAATACACATTCTCCATTATAAAACACGGAAATTGGTGTTTTATCATTGTTAGATAAATAAACTATTTTAGTTTCACTAAAAAAATAGTTTGCGTTTGCACATAGCCAATCTAACGGATCGAAATCTGTATTTATTGTGTTTTGATCCAAACTATAAAAATACGTTTGTGCTTTATACAATTCACTAGACGATGTACCGTAATCTAAGTCGTTTCTACAAATAAATTTCAGCAACGAAAGTTTATCCATAGCATAAATTACATTTTCTTCAAAACAAGAGTTGTGTTTAAAAAACTAAATTTGCTTTCTTCAGTGTTCATAATTCCAAATTCTGAATTAAATTGATCTTTAAACGCACTAAAATCCTTTTTCTCAACAATTGAAAAATTTGGGAACTCTTTGAGTAATCGTTTGATGTCAACCAGATATTCATTGCTTGGTTTTGTTTCGAAATATTTTGTTCCTTTTAGCATAACTTTTATTTTTTCATTATTTCTTACTAATGAGAAAACGTTTGAATTGTATTTTTGTTTAGAATTTAATAATTTCAATATATTCTGATTATCCATGAAGGTACATATGAAATGTCCTCCTGATTTCAAAGACTTATTAACGTTGTTATATAAATTTTGTAAATATGTATCATTTTTGAAAAAATAATGAATTGCAAAAAAACATGTTATATTATCAAAAAGTTTTACTGGGGAGTTTTTCAAAATATTTGAAATATTATATAAATTTGTATTTTTTATGTGGTAAAATGACATTTTCGAAGCGTTATATTTATATTGTATTGGTACAATATTTACACCTACAAGTTTGTTTACTTGTGCTTCTGAATATTTCATAATATTTCCTCCTGCACCAACACCAATGTCTAATACTTTGGACTTTGTAACATATTTTTGAATAAGATAGTTTTTAATTGCATTGTGATATTTTCTTCCACAATAAATGTATTTTCCTCGTTGTAAATTACTTATAGGATTTGAAATACTGTCATATGCATCATTTACAGCCATGATGCCATTTGCAAAATCCTTATCTATTCGTGTTTGTACTGGTACAAACTTTTTTAATCCTGGTAGAAACTTGAATTCAACAACTGTTTTGTCTCTATAGGCTTCTGCTTTTTTCGCATCAATTTTTACAACACCTAATTCTGGAGGAATAATATTTTTTGCATACAAAACTTTTCCTCCTTTTTTGTAACTAAATGTACCTTTTCCATCAAAACCTCTGAAACTATAATGCGTATAATTTTTGTTTTTATCAAAACCTGCAATTTGTAATAACCAGGTTTCTACAGATGCGTTTTTGCTTTGTTTTGTTATGAAAAAGTCAATAGTATTTGTAGGTTTCCATTTGCAAATTTTGGTATTATAGTATGGCATATATACGGGTGTAAAAATAAGACCATCAAGTGTATATTTGAATTTTTCTTTAGAATTCCAAATATTATATGCATGATTATATACAGATTTCGAATTAGTCTTATTGTGAACATCACCATGTATTTTAGAATCTTGGAAGTAGAATGTTTTGATATGTAAATTTATACCATTTACAGGACTTTTCATGCTGACACTTCGAGTTTGCAATTTAATAGATTTTAAACGTGCAATTAGATTCTCGTTCTGGACATCTTTGCCTTTTATAAAAACTGAGTCAAATATGTAAAAATCTTTATCTAAAAGTTCTCCATCAAACAATGAATTTTTTAGGTAAGTATAATGATTACCTACATATATACTTTCTGCTAGTATGTTACCACTTCTTGCAATAAGTAAACCTTCACCTTTATTGTTTACAAAAAACAGCTTTCTGAATCCATCTGCTTTATCTGTTACTGCATAGTTACAACTTAAAAGCCCTTCATCAAACTGTGTTTTACTTATTGTATATGGTAACGGACCAATAAACTTTGCAAATCGAGTATTGCAAAGTTTTGCATAATCGTCTAAAATTTTTGATTTATCTGTGTTTGAAATAATAAAATCGCTTTTTTGAATAAGTTTCAATAAAAGCGAGATTGTTTCTATGAAATAATCTATTTTTTGGGGATTTTTTAATTCACATTCAATTTCGTATATTTTTTGGGTTTGGTTTTGTAAAACTGATGTCATATCAATAGAAATATCATTATTGTAAAACGAATGTCTACTTTTTTCTCTAAAATTTGTAGTAGTATAACCCGATTGTAATTTTGCATTTGTTTCAGTAAATTTTACTTCTTTAGATGCTGCTAATCTAATATTAAAGTCCTTAATATCAATATGTGCAATTTTAGATTTTTCTTCTAAAACAGCTGGTTTATTCAAAAATCTTGTATAACGAAATTCTTTTTGTGATGTTTTATGTTTTAAACTGAAAACCTGGGAACATATCATTTTTGATTTTGTAAATAATTTCAATGCCATTAATTTTTTAAAAACATCTTGAAAGGTTGTATACGAAACGCCTAGATTACCCATTTCACGAAATCTACATTCAATCTCTACATTTTCTGTATTTTTATGATTTGTAACAAATTTTTTTATATTTTTGTTCATAATTTATATTTTATTTTTTTTACTTAAAAGATAAAAGACTTTTAAGTAAAAATGGAGTTCCCAACTCTTTATGGAAACGTTTCTCGTGGCGATAAAATCAAAATGTGGAATATTAGGGTTTTGTACAATTCTGAAAATAATACTGCACAAATATCAAGAAGTTATGGCCAATTAGATGGAAAACAAACAAATAGTGTAAAAGAAATAACAAAAGGTAAAAACGTAGGACGATCAAACGAAACAACTGTACTACAGCAAGCATGCAATGAGGCACAATCTTTATGGAATAAACAGAAAGAATGTGGTTATATAGAAAACAAAGAAGACTTAACAACTTCTGACCCTGAACTTCCAATGCTTGCTCATGATTTTACGAAACGAGGAAAAAGTATTAATATTGATTCCGCAATTGTACAACCTAAAATAGACGGAGTTCGTATGATGGTAACAAAAACGAAGAAAACATCAAGAACCGGAAAATTGATGGAAAACCTAATTCATTTGGATGACGATTTGCAAAAATGTTTTGCGTTATATCCAAACATTGTACTTGACGGAGAACTGTTTACTTTTGATTTACCATTTGAAGATATTTCAGGTTGTGCGAGGCAAACGAAAAATGTAAACACAGAAAAAGTAAATAAATTACAATATTATGTTTTCGATTGTTATTTCCCGGATGAAACTCAATTAGGATTTCAAGATAGATTTAATATTTTAAATTCAATATTTTCAAAATATAAATTTTCTAAAATTATACTTGTAGAAACCGAGAAACTGAATTCAACGGTTGATGTTATGCACGAAAAATACATTAATGAAGGTTATGAAGGTTTAATGGTTAGGAATTCTGACGGAAAATACAAATTGAATTATAGATCTGTTGATCTACAGAAATATAAATGTTTTACTGATGATGAATACACTATTATTGACGTAAAAGAAGCTAGTGGTAATGATAAAGGTACAGCTATTTTTGTATGCAAAGACAAAAAATCAAACGAAACATTTTCTGTAAGACCTCGAGGATCCCGAGAACTACGCAGTTTGTATTGGAATGAATCGCAAAAGTTCATTAATAAACAACTAACAGTGAGATTTCAAAATTTGACTGAAAACGGCTTGCCTCGTTTTCCAGTGGGGATAGCAATTCGTGATTATGAATAAAATTACTTAAACAACATATATATGCGTGCATATAAAACGATGGAGTACATCAATGTTGGTGATTTTGAATTATCTGATACTTCAATGTATGTAAACATGTATGAACATGGTTATGGATATCAAAACATTCCTGATCAAAATACATTTTCATGCAAACTGGTAAAATCTGATGTGGATTTTTATATTCCAAGTACGCTTCCTACAAGTCCATATATTGGATATGGGTGGTTTTTAAGGAAATTAAATACAGTTAATGTGGATGAAAAGGTAGATTTAGATCATCTTATGACAAAACTCAACTTGGATGATTTGAAAAAAGATAACATTTTTGCAATTTTCTCTAGGCGTCTTGCATCAAGATGTATGCAATGTGATCCACCAAAACCAGTTTATATTGGCTATTGTAAAACAGCTTAAAGAATAATATATGTAAAATATTATGGAACAAGTCCCATCAATGCCCCAATAGCTCAGTTGGTTAGAGCGTGGTGCTTATACTTTTGTATATCTAGGCAATTAACTTTGCTGAAGGCACGCCAAGGTCGGGAGTTCGAGCCTCCCTTGGGGCATTTTTGTAAAAATTCTTTAAATTATTGCAAAAATGTCTTATAAATAAAATTTGTAACGTACTTAAAAATATAGCTACCGTCTTATAGTAGGATGAAGTTAATATTTAACCATGATCGAAATGATGCAATTTGTGACATTATGATATATTTATATACTGTATGTGAAAATAAACATGGTGTATTTAGTGACGTTCATCCAAAAACGTATATAATGGGTATTTCGCAATATTTAGAAAAAGATGTTCCTTTTGTATATAATGATATAACCTTTGAATTTAGTACAAAAGGGGATTTGAAAGTTGTTGGTTATAGGATCGAAAAATATAAACAACTTGTATTAACTGGTGATGAAAATAAAATTTTTGAATTTTGTAAGCAAGCTTTTATACATTCGGAATTAGGTATAAATAACACAAAGATTGAAAACAAGTTAAATATTTTCAATTATGATTGTACCTGGTGTTATATGGAATGTTGCGAAAAACGCAGTTTAGATTCATTAAATTTTCCAAAAAACCAAGTGTCTGAGATAATTGCAGACGTTAAACAATTTATAAGTGAAAAAACCAAAGAAAAATACAAGTCTCTTTCTATTCCACATAGTAGAACATACATGTTGTATGGTCCACCTGGTACTGGCAAAACATCTCTTATAAAAACTATTGCAAGCGAAATAGACTATAGTATTGGGATTATAGAGTTTGATAGCGATATGGATGATAAAGCATTGAAGAGGGCAATAAGCAAACGTCCTAAAAATTCCATTTTGATTTTCGAAGATATTGACAGTCTGTTTGAAAGTCGTAAAAAGTCGGATGAGTTTAGTACAAGTGTTACATTTAGTGGATTACTAAATACGTTTGATGGAGTAATTTCTCACGAGAATCTTATTGTAATATTTACAACCAATCACATTGAAATTTTGGATGGTGCGCTAAAACGAAGAGTTGATTATTTTCTGAAATTTGATTTTGCGACAAAGACACAAATTAAAAATATGTATGCAAGATTTTATCCTACACAAATTGATAAATTTGATGTATTTTTTGATAAGATAAAACACGTTAGACTTACACCAAATATCTTGCAGAAATTTTTTACAAAACATTTGTATGATACAGTTTCAGATTACGGAGAGGAACTGTGTAACTTTGCAACAGGTGAAATATCTGTAGATACATCGAAAAATATGTATACGTAAATAAATGGGGAATTGTTGTCGAAAATTATTTGATGAACAATATACGTATGATATACTTGACAATGATGTTCAATATTCACCACCTAAAGTACCATTAATGAAGGAGATGCAAGAAACTCAAAACATAAATATACCTGTCAGAAAAACATAAAGAAATAGCTATATTTATTGTACCAATGAACACTAATGAACAATTAGAAATACTGATTAAAAAAATAGAATATTTAACCAAAAAAGTGGAAACTATTGAACATAATGCGCAAAAGATGAGTAATCACATTGATTTTATAAACGAATCTTACGAAAAATACAAAACTGGTCTAGAGTTTGTTCAAAACATTTTTAGTCGTTGTAAATAAGTAATAATATACATTGTTAATGCAACAATTATACCAGAGAAAGCGTCTGTTAAAAAGGAAGTCTGAAAATCAAGTTTATCATAATAGTATGTCTTTAAATGAGGAAAAAGTCCACTATATCTCATAGGTATACCTACTATTCCTGACAATAATGTAAGAACTATTGCATAATTATATGTATCTTTAATATTTACAAAAGTCATTAAATACGCAGTGAATGCACCAACAAATCCAGCAATCAACGCAGCTCCAAGTAATGTATGTTTTTTAAAATATGGACGTAACACTTTTACCCAATTCCAATTGTGTACATCTAAGGGACTTGGTAAATGAGGTAACTTATCTTCTGCGTAAAATCTTAAAACTACATCCCATAATGCAGTTACAATAAATGCAGTTATTATTGTTTGTGAATTATTCATTATAATTATTATAATTATAAAAATAATGGAAATAAAATATTTAGAATTATTGACAACTGTAATGTTTTTGATATCAGGAGTCTATAAACTTATTTATCCTTCTTTAAGTATGAAAAAATTAGCAAAATGTCAAAGTTTTTTTGCTAAACATGAAAATATTCTAAAAATCACAATAATACTTGCTGGGTTATGGGAAATCATTGCGTGTTTGAGAATATATTATGGTTCTAAAAAAGACAAAATCCAGAGTTTATATTCTCTAGTATTGTTTACAATATTGGCAACTTTATTATGTCACTTTCCTCCATTTGGTTACACTTATTATCCGTTTATAAGTAATGTTACAACAGCAGGTGGTCTTTT